CTGTGTCTGACACGTGCTGACTTATTCTGATTCTTATCTTGGGGCAGAGGGTGTCTACACGTGATCCAACATGACTATGATTCCTGCTCGGTACAGAGGGCAAATCCGTTACATCTCTCAGCGTATTGGGTAAACACTCTCTGCCTCCCACAACCATCCAGTAGAAAGGTAAGGTATGACAATCAATCTCGACCTATCTGATGGCTCAATCGATACTCTCTTAGTGACTATCATTATATTGGCAATCACTAAAGCAGTAGTAACAGTATTGAAGAGTCGTCGTGGTTAAAAAGAAAACAACACCCCGCAAAGTAAATGAATTGATTGCAGAAGAGTTGGAAGAAATTAATTCAAACCCTGAAGTAATCAAAGACTCTAAAGCCAAGTTAGACAACGTGCCAGAGGTCGAATTAGATCCGGTTACTAAGCACGAGGATGAGGCTATTAAGTTAGCCAACTCCAACACAAACAAACGGGGCTCCAGGGATAGTTATCACCCATTAATGGAAGCCTTTCAACGACATAAGTTACTTGCTGAAGGACAATACACCATCTCCAGTGACTTAATGAGAAAAGAATCAGGATACATCTTAGGGTGTAAAACAGACAACACAGCCTTCCTCGTTGTTCAAGACTTTGACACATCTTGCCTAGTCAGGCTTGACGTTAAAGACTTAGAAAAGCTAAAGTTCCACATTGACGACGTATTAGTTGAGATGGGGCTTACAGCAATAGGCGTTAAATCAGAAAATGCCCACATGTGGCGCACAGCAAAACGATCAAAATAAGGAGATGATCCAATGAAAGAACGGTTACACAAGGCAATTCCAGTATGGCTATATTGGAAACTTCCACTTAAAGCACAGATATGGCTAGCAGATTACCCTAGAAATCCTAACGTAATTGTTGGTAGGTATTTTCAAGCCAAAAATGGTCAGTTTAAATGGAAAAACTCTTATGAGCCTAAACAAGACTGGCACCATACGGGCTTGTTCTCAACAAGAGAGGATCGATAATGCCTGAAGATCAAGATAAAAAAGATATAGATATTGACGCAATGCTTAAAGATCTAAATATAGTAATGGCTTCTCTTGCAGAGCATATTGAATTACTGCAGGAGCAGGTCGCTACTATAGTTAGTGATGTAGAGAAGTTTAAAGATTCACTATAAAAACACCGGCCAACACAAACATTCGCTGGCCCGCGCTGTTAGCTCAGTTGGTTAGAGCCCCGAACTCATAATTCGGTCGTCGTAGGTTCAAGTCCTACACAGCGCACGGCGCACTCTAGAAGGAGGAGTGTCTTTGGTCTGACGAGACCTAAGGTAAAACACGTCCCGTAAGCATCGGGGTATATCTGCTTCCTGTCCTGAGCATGACAAGGCTAAACTGCTCATTACCCATGCCCAAGGAGGTTGCATGACAAGAAAGAAAGAAAAATATACTCCTAGTCAATTTAGTAAGCATATGCCAACCCCTATTTATGACAATTGGGCGTGGCAAGAAAAAGGCTTATGTAATGACTTAAAAAATACAGAAATCTTCTTTTATGAGGAGCAAGAGAGGGGGCCAGACAAAGAAAAGCGTATTAGTCTGGCTGTAGCCTGTTGCAATGCGTGTCCTGTAATTGAAGCCTGTAGACAGTTTGCTTTAGATACCCATCAAGATTACGGTGTCTGGGGAGGACTAACGGAGGAACAAAGGTTAGCAATTAGGCGCAAAACAAAAGTAGGATAAGGAGGAACCATGATTACAAAAGATCAACTCCTGGAACAAAACCGCGATCGTAAATGTCACGATTTTGATTCGGCAGTAGACTATTTAATCGGCGGTAAAAACCCTGAGTTATATCGCCCATTATATGACAGGGGGCTGGTACTTAGAAGAATTGACGATACAACTATGGCAATTACTTTTACTCACCAAACTTCGTTTCAATTAGTTACTTACAAACCAAACGGCGTTGTTATATTGCCATCATTGTACGGGTATCACAGAGTAAGACCTGCTACCCGAAGAGCAATGGCAAATTATGCAAACCTTATAGGCATAGACTACAAAAAGCGAAAGTATTACATACACAGGCAAATTGATCCAAAGAAACCTATAAAGTTTAGGCGCTGCACCTCGTGTAGTGGGCAAGGCTTTAATATAATTACTTGCAATGGTATAGACGGTTATAAAGAAGTAACCCAATTCAGTGGAAAAAGCATAATGCTGCGAGTCATATGCACTATGCCAGAAGAAGATGTCAATCGTTATAGCAATCACAGAGAAAAACAAACGTGTGCATACTGCACCGCAGGAAAAGTTCAGGTGGGTGGTAAATCCATACCAACTGAGTGGGATGCACGAAAACCGTTACGACTAGATATTGTAACGGGGTACATCCTAGATGATGAGGAACCTACCGTAAGTTAGGCTGTCTCTGGAAAACGGCAATACTTAGGATCCAGTCATAGCAGCTCTGGTGCTATCAATAAAGTGGTCATGTCTGATATCGGTGAGACTTTATTTTTAAATCCAGTGACTATAGCGTGGAGCGAGGCCTCTGCATGACCCTAGTATCTAAATTCGACAGTAAATTTATTGTAGGTGAAAGACCGGCGTGTCTGCTATCGGCGCCGGTCTTTCTCCTTTCAGTGCTACAGGGCTATTGACAAGTTCGATTCTTGTCTAGCACACTAGCCGGTAAAACGGTGAACTGCACATTCGGTGCAGTAATAAACTGAAAGGGAAAAGGCAAATGAATATAGCGATGTTCGTAGAGACCTATGAGCCATCGATGAGCGACAGCAAGCGTCAAATACTTGTTGTTCCACATGATGGCAGTGCTCGTGTATATACAAGACTAACTGACGGAGTTACCGGCAAACGCTGGGACGAAGTGACAGTTAGCGAACTGTATACAGCTATGTCTCCTAATGAATTCCTAACTGTTCAGCCTGTTGGTATCCACGTCACTTCAGCAGACGAAGAGGCTATCCGTGAAAACGGCTGGTCTCCAGTATTGTCTACCAAGGCAATGGCTGCTTATGACAAGGCTCCAAAGGATGAAGAGTTCGGTTCAGTACAACAACGAATCAATACTCTTATTGATAGAGTTGCAGTATGTGATCCGACATTGGAAGACTATGTTACTGATTTACGACGCCAAAGAGATGGTTCTTCTATTGAGACGCCATTCATTACACAGCCAACACAAACATCCGAGTCAGCATCTACTGACGAGGAAGACTTGAGTGAAGAGATGGTTAATTCATCTGGCAATCTCAAGATCGCCCTGGCAAGTATTCCCCCAATTGAATACGCAAACAAGTATGTTAACCGCAAACTAACGGGTAATGTTCTTGACTTTACAGTATTCGATTATGCGCGAGCCACAAAGCGAGAAGTTCTTATCTACGGCCCTACCGGTCCTGGTAAGACAACATCTATTGTTGCGTGGGCTGCTAAAAATCAACTGCGTCTTGCAGCTGTGTCCGGCAATGCTGCTCTCGAGCCAAGCCAACTAATCGGTAAATATGTACCGGATGGTAACGGCGGCTTCGAGTGGATTGACGGCCCAATTACTGACGTAGTTCGTAATGGTGGCGTTCTTATTCTCGATGAGTTGAACTTCATCTCACCAAAAATCTACACAATTCTCTATTCACTCCTTGACGGACGACGTTGCTTGATTCTATTGGATCATCACGGCGAGACTATTCAAGCTCATCCAGACTTGACTATCTTTGCCACCATGAATCCAGAGTATGTCGGTACTACGCCTCTCAACTTTGCGATGCGTAACCGCTTTAGCGTTCAAATCCCTTGGGATTATGACGACGACGTAGAAGCACAGCTAATCAAGTCAAAAGCACTTCTTGTAATTGCTAAGCAGTTACGTACAGAAGCAGCTAAAGGTGAGTTCGAAACTCCTATCTCAACTAATATGTTGATGGAGCTAGAGCAAATCATTCCGTTTAATTATGAGTTTGCTATTGCTAACTTCGTTGCACACTTCGATAAAGAAGAGCAAGAGAAGGTTGCACTAGTTCTTATGACTCATGATTTTAACATCAAGGAAGACTTCAAGTTAAATGAAGTTACTCCAAGTGAATTAACAGACGGTGTAGAGAGTATCAGCGAAGAAGTTGATGCTTGGCTACAATCAAAGAACACGAACTAGAATAGGTAAAAGACATGCCGTATCAAGATACTACAATATCAAAAAACGGTGCTGCTCGCGAAGAGGCAATGCAGATGAGAGCTTTACAGTTGTCTGCATTGTCTCGAGTATACGAAGGTGCTGACCGAATTCTGACAGGTGATCCAATCAACGTTCATGTTGTAGAGGATGGCCCAGCAGTAACCTGGTCTGATGGTGAGAATATCTACATCAATCAAAAGCACATCGGCGAGATATCCCTTGAAATGCTGACTAAAGTTTCTGGTTTAAACTACCACGAGCTGGCCCATCATTTCTACACGCCCCGCGAAGGAACTACGCTGTTGAAGTATGTAATAGAGCAAGGTTACTATACATCCTTTAACATCCTGGAGGATCAACGCATCGAGTCTTTACTCTGTGCTAGATATCCCAGTGTTAGTCCGTATCTTCAATCTGCTGCCTTAATTTGGCTGCAGACTTCCCCCGAAGCTGCGTTCACTAACTATCCTCTTATCGCTGGTCGTAGGCATATCAACGTAAAAATACGCGAAGCATTTCGGGACTTGTTTTACAAGCCTGAACTAATCCCCGATATTCAACGAATCACAAATGAGTATCGGTGCTTAGCATTCCCTAGGGACTACAAACGAGCAGAAAAACTAATCAAGGAGTTCCACGAATTGATTATCTCACAAATGGATATACCACCTCAGTGTGGTCTTGGCAGCTGTGATGCTCGTTCGCCAATCAAAAAAGGTAGACCTGAACCAGGTAAAGCCCAAGAACGTGACGCACGAGTTGCTTCTACGATGGGTAAGCCTGAGTCATTCTACATACCTAAGGAGCCGTTAGAACAATCGCAACAGGGATCTCAACCAAACGAACAAGGTTGTTTCCCTGGCGAACCGCACAACAGTGGTCCGCAAAAAGGTGAGTCTGTAGAAGGTGAAGGAACCAGCAATGGTTCTACCCCACCAACACAAACACACACTGAAGTATCTATGACTCAAGAGGAGATGCTACAAAAGCGCGAAGAAAAACTAGAAAAGCCAACTCAACTCAATACCTGGGGTAACTCTCACGTTAAGAGCCAAGGTGGTTTACCTAAAGATCTTAACACGCTCTTGGAGAATGACATCCAATCAATATACGACCGCAAGGATGTTATTAAAGATGTCAAACGCAAGCAGAATATTATCGTTCACGGTGATGAAAACTGGGATGATAACTCTGCTCTTGGTAAGTTCTCTGATGCACCAGTTCCTGCCAAAGCATTACTTGACTATCGTAGGTTTGCAAATGAACTACGTAAGTTAAAGGATGACTCTGAGCCGGCCTGGGAAAGAGAGACAGTTGCTGGCAAAATCAATATGCCTCGCGTTATGCGCGGGTGTGATATTGACAAGTCATTCGACTCATGGTCTACAGGAGACGACTCAACTAATATTGAAGCCGTCATTTTAATCGACCGGTCATCTTCAATGAGCTCAGGCGCTAATGACAAAAAAGCATCAGTAGCATGCTGGACTGTTAAGCGTGCCTTGGAAAGCATTGACTGTTCTGTAACGGTCTATGCCTTTGATGATAAGAACGAGATAGCCTACAGAAAGCAAGATAAAGCAGGGCGCACCACATACAAGTTCATCCACGGCCAAGGCGGCACAGACCCATACGAGTCTTTGCTCCTATCCGAGAAGACTTTTATGATGTCTACTCGCCCAAATAAAATGTTGTTCTTAATTACTGACGGTCAGTTTGACAGTAAGCAAAACAACCCAGTTATTGAGCGACTAGCTAAACGTGGTGTGCTAACAGTCATGGTGTTGATTATGGACGAGAGTTCATACAATGACGCTGTTACTAGAAACAATATGGCTCAAAGTCTTAGAGACAAAACTGACTTTAGCCATGGAGCCGAACTGTTTGCGCGAGTAAACGGTGGCAAAGATCTACTACAACTTGCCAAGTCGGTAGTTGTAGGCGCAATTAAAAAGCGCAGACTAAATAACTAAAGGGAGGTAAAGCAATGTTTAGAGAAATTCTAGACAAGGCGTTAGGAAAAGACGCTGCAAAAGCAGACATAGCGCAGATGATTGTATTGATTGATTACAAGCCAGTCTTCTGTGACTATGCCAACTTTACAAAGTATGATCCTGATTGGTGGCTTGAGTTAGCGGACGATGTAGTTAATAACTCCTCTAACCCAGACTTAGCCTTGGGTCTATATGCTATCGCAGCTTCTCAATACTTCTTTGATGGCGAATACCGCAGTAGTAGTCGCTGTAAGGAAGCGTTGATGCGCGGCATGTCACTACGAAAAGAACATCCAGTTCTTATCACAATTGGCAAAGCCACAATGCTAAGCGAAATGTCTGACGGTGAGGCTGAAATGCCTACCCGCAAGGAAGTAGCTGCGGGTGGTCTGGCCTCTGCTATACAGAATCTCGAGATGTTCGAGCAGCTAGTATCACAGGACAAAGATTAATCATGAGTTACATAGCTCTTGATCTTCTAACGCAAGAATGCGTTGGACCATTTGATACTGAAGACCAAGCGCTTGCCTTCTCAATGGAGGCAAGCGATTGGCTTAATGAAAGGGGACTAGTCTTTGATATACACCAAGCGTGTAGCCCAACAGAGTGGTTCTTAAATAACACATCTAAAACTATAGAGGAGGTAGATGATGGCATCAGCAACCAAGAAGATAGAAACAGCGCCGTTCTTAGTTCGTCGAGTTAGCGTACTAGAAAAGCTAAAAGCAAACAAAGAATGGTTAGAAGAATCCCACCTAAAGGTTAGGGATAATCCAGCAACTGAAGAAACGGTTAGTGCTAAGACAGCAGTGACCTGGGCTAAAGCTAACTGGGAAGATGTGCTTAAAGCACTGACCAAGTCTCATAAAAATGGAACGCTAGAGTTTAGCTACCATCACCACAGAAACTACGGCGACCCAGACAGCCCTATTGAGGTACTGATATATCTACACGAAGTACCTACTTACCCCTATAGAAAAGACAGCACCAACACAAACATCCAGGAACTTAACGAAGCAATAAAGCAGGCTTTTGTTTCTTATACTGATAATAAAGGGGTAGCCACCCCAAGTACATATCAAAAAATATGTCAGTATGTTGCGTTGTTTGAGCAATCAACCGAGGAATTTATAGACGCAAAGTTCTACAGTGACTTGCCTACGTTAATTCCTGACTTTAAAGAACAGTTCAATACCGTACAACAAATTAAATAAGGGGGAAAAATGCACAATCACGATGATGAAGATGATGAAGATGACTTCTCATTATCTAGCTTAACTGATCTGAACCTAGATTATGATATCTCAAAAGTACCTGGACCGTTCAAATCTCTTGCACTAGAGCAGATTTGCGCAATGAATAATTTCCTGGTTAACTCACTTGAAGAAGAGGGTAAGTTAATGGAAATGCTGACATGGTCAAGTGAGAGGATTAAATCTTACGAGACCGCAATCATACAAAAACACAAAGCCGAGAGGGGCATAGACGATGAGTAGCAACGTCAACTTTGACGACGAAAAAGAAAGAGAAGAGCAACGACGTCACAATCAGATGGTTATTGATAGGCATTCTGATTATGACTGTAAGAATCAGTTAGTTATGATCGGCTCAGCTGCCGACGTTGACTTAGTAATACAATACCTATCTGATGGTTCCAAGGCCCTAAGCTTCAACAAAGTTAAGCCTGTGCCTGATGAGCTAAAGACGTTCAATCCACTAAACATAAAGCCGAGTGTCCTAGAAAAATACAAAGCTTTAGATTCGTATACCTTCAAAGAAGAACACTGGACTACCCCTAAAGAACCAGTTAATATTCAAGTAGCAACTCATATGCTTACCGAAGGTGTATTAACCGGTCTTCCAATGAAAATTAGAACAGACCTCAAACCTGAAAAGATAGCGGTATTTGAATTTGATACTTGCATCAAACCACCAAGCGGAATCTATCACAAAATGAGCATTGACTTTCCAAAGATCATGTTTCATTACAGCTTCGACATTGAAGCTCCTTCAGAAAACACATGCGGCTGGGCTATTGGGATGGCGGGCGAGATTAAAAATCGTGGCCAATACGACAGTAGCTTCAGAGAAATTAGTCTTCATCTCGGCAAATTCAAAGATCTATGGTTGGATTTGTCAGATGGAGGTGATGCTAACGAAAGGGAGTAATCTATGGCAATGGTAAAACTTCAAATAACGTTTGAAGTATGCGTATACGAAGGACGTATAGAACCACCCTATGCTGCAGAGCATAACTGGGATCTATGGTTCTATGACCAATTCATACGTACCGCGCTTAATGATGAGTATCTTCGCCCGGGTGAGTACATCAAAGTACTCGAATGCGAAGAAGTCCCCGAGTAACACACCAACACAAACAACCCCGCAAGGTATCCAGAAAAATACCTTGCGGGGCTGTTTTTCTCTCGACAGAGATACTCTCTTCAGAGTGTCATAACTATATCACAAGAAAAGAAAGGAGGAAACCACCCATGCAACTTTACTTTGCAGCACTTGCACTTAAAGATAAAAACATGAAAAAGTTGGTGAGAGCCCTGCAAAAATCCGGCTTTTCAGTAACTGTAACTACACGAGGTCACGTACGTGTATTTAACAAAGAAACAAACCAGCAAGTAATCTTATCTTCAGGTAGAACTAAAGATAGAAGAACTATATTAGAAATAAGAAAAAACCTAAAAGACATCGGCTATGACGCTAAAAAAGATGGCGTCAGTATAGGATAAAAATATGAGCATATTGTTTATATGTCTAAACTGTGCAGGAGATTCTTATGAAGAACCGCACAAAGAAGAACAAGTTCGTATGGTAACTTCTTGCCCAGATTGTTGGAGTCAAAATGGTTAATACATTTCTACCATTCTCAGACTACGATAAATCAGCAGAAGCCTTGGACATAAAACGACTTGGAAAACAACGAGTAGAAGCCTTACAAATACTTAAAGCTAACTTAGGTAAAACCCAAGGTTGGAGAAACCACCCAGCTGCTGTAATGTGGCGCGGATATGAAGGACAACTTTACTTTTATATACGAGCCATCTGCTATCGGTGGACTAAATTAGGTTATCAAGATACTTGTTTACAGCAAGCAAAAGAACTTGCAAAAGAAATACCAAGCGATAGGTTCCAACGACCTTGGTGGTTAGGTAAACGAGGATTTCACCGAAGCCACAGATCAAATCTAAAAAGAAAAGACAGCAACCACTACAAGTTTCCTGTGCCAGATGACTTACCTTATCTGTGGCCCAGGGAAGATGGCAAGTCCCTAACCCCAGTTAAAAAGAAAGGAGAGTAATATGAACGTTGAAGTTATCGTAAAAAAAGTTGAGTTCTACTCTATGTTGCTTGAAGATGTTTCATCTATAGGGCTTCAAGAAGAGATACAAGACAGAATAGACGCCGGAGAATACGGCGATCTAAGAAAGAACGAAGGCTGGACAATGATACATTCAGTAGATAACTACGATACGGGTGAGCCTATGAAGCTTATCCAGAACGGAGAACAAGAAGATGAGCAACTTTACAGTTGAAAAAGCGGTAATTAAGTTACCAGCAGGGTATGTAGGGTTCTGTATTTGCGGCAATTACCTTACCTACCCAGATGAATATATAGACGGGGTTCAATGCCACGCCTGTTATATCTTTGATAGGGATCCAACAGTCCACATATGTGATCACTGTAGCTTTGTAGATGAAGCTTTCTTTGTATTCACCGATGAAGACGGAGATGAAGAAGTTGTATGCCTTGAATGCATACGATCAGAAGAACAGTACGAGTTTACAAATGAGGCAGTTCATGCATAAACATAAGTGGGAGTGGACGCCATTTTGGCACAGATATACTTGCCAATGTGGGAAAGCAAAGCCAATGAAATGTAAGGCAGCGGAAAAGATGGAGCCATGTGATTGCGATCTTCGTGCAGGAATGCCCCCCGGCACTGGGCGTAGATCGATGGTATTTTAATTAAAAAGTTTAAAAAGCAAACAATCCTTAACTTAAATTTGAGGGTTTTAAGTTAAGGATTGTTTGTGTTGGCGGCGGCGGATACGTATGCCCAATCAGACTTAGGCTTATTCTTCGTCGTCGTCCCATTCAATATCTTCAGCATCTTCGAGAAGTTCCTCTAAATCGTCATCTTCCCAGTCTTCAAAATCTTCGTCATCAATTTCTAAAGCAAAATCGACATCATCTTCCGGGCTAAGTTCTTTTGCAAAACTTTCGTCCCAATCAGGAAGATCTTTTTCATTAGACATTCTTCATTTCCTCTCGAATTAATTTAACTTCACAAGCATCTGTTGTGCAGTAAGCCTCGCCAATTGCGTCATAAGCCATTCCTTCGTAGACCCCCTTGAGGTCAATTGGGAATAGATTCATTCTACCCTCTTCATACTCTTCTTCACTGCTAGTAGTGTAAGGCATTTGAGCGTATGTCCCAGTAGTCATTGGGAGGAACGAGACAGTCTTGAGTTGTCCGTCATACATATGGAGAGCAGTTCCTATTGAAGATGCTTCAGTCTCTGGGTTGAATGAGACGGTTACTGAGACGGAGTTGTCGGACCAGTATCGCTGCGCAGTTGCTGCGAGCGCCATCTTTTCATATATTGAGACTTCCTTCTCGGAACGCTTAGCGTTAGATTTAATCGGGAAGAATACTACGGAGGTAGTATCTGGTGATTCTGAGGCCGGCTCTACCCGATACTTAGCCATCTTAAATAGCGGAAGCATTGGATCTGAGTTACCAAAGCGGATAGCACGCAAAAAGAATTTTCCGCCCGGTGTCCAGTGAACTCCAGGGGATTCCCCAGCCAGAATAGATACAGTTCCTGAAGGCTTTACAGTTGTGGTCTTAATTGACTCACGGATACCTAGCCATTCTGAGTAAGACTTGTCGTACTGTTGAATAACGGCGTAGCCCTCATCCATCCAAGTACGTAGTAGTGGCAGACCCTTGTTATCGGCAAAGTTAGCTACGCCGGATACAGATGTTCCAATACGGCGATTACGTTGCATGATTGCGTTAGTCTCTTCCCAGTGTGTTGGGATAAGGGTTACGGTCTTTGCGTATAAATAAGCAAACTTCAGGGTGCGCTTAAAGTCATCAAGATCCTCGTGGCGATTGAGATAGGTCTCTACAAGAGTACAACACTCAAAAGACTCCAAAGATTGCTCTGCGCAAGGATTGTAGCCAGATGCTCGCCAGTCTTTGTTGTTCTCTGGGTCGGCTAGTCTTCCATACTTACGAGTTAGATCCATCCAAACAACGCCAGGTTCACCATTAAGAGAAATTCCGTCAATAATTGGGGATAGGTCAGTTCCAACGGATACCTCTACGGAGTTATTAGACATCCAACCCCATCCAGGAGACTTTGGATCGTAAGAATTACGCTCAGGATATACTTCAGCATTCTTTAGGTTTAAGAAGTCTTGGTCATCAATTCGGCCAAGAAGAAGCTCTGCTGAACGGCGTACGTTTCCAGATACTACGCAGACCCCGATAAGGTTTCCAATATCGGCTATGTCTCTGCGGGTAAGCTTCTCTCCGGCACGTCCTTTAAAGATAGATCTAACGTGATTGTGAAGTTTTTCTAACGGCTCGTGTCCGGCCGCGGTTCCACCAAAGGTTTTAATCGGAGTACCGGCTGGCCGAATCTGTGAATAATCAAATACTGGGCTCTTTTGGTCCGACTTAAGGAAACTGTTAATTACAACAGCAACTGAGTCAACCCAGCCTTCGCGGGTATCTGGAATAACAATTGGGGCGGTATCTGGTTCTGGGGCATAAATCGTAAATTCTTTATCTGCGCCCTTATCATCAAAGCCAACACCCACCCCTAACATTGAAGCTTCCATTAAGAAAGCAAATGGTTTTGCTGGATCGAGCTTGGTCATAGAACCTGTAGATACAAAAGCACAGTTTTGTAGGGCAGCTGAGTTTCTCTGCTCATTAACAATTGGGGTTCCCATAACCCATAGGCCGCGGCCGGGTGGGGTCCACTTTAGATTGAATAGGCGATCAAAAGCTTCTTTGGCTGAAGACTGGGCCTTTGCATCATTCCAAGGTAGACGGTTGGTTTTAGCGTGGTCCTTCTGGAGGGAGTACATTCCATTGATAACCCGCTCGCAAACATCAACCCAGGTCTCTTTGGTTCCGTCAGCCTTTAAACGACTGTAAGTACGAAGAAAGATGATCTCACCAACGGAGTTACCGGCACAGTCCTCGTATCCCCAAGGGACCTTCTTTCCGCGGTAAGATTTGATAAATTCTTCGGTCAGTTTAAAAGAAAACACAATGGCCCCATTCGTTGGTAAAAGTAACTGTTATATGATAAGAGTGAAACTAGTTTTCGAGCTTTTCTGAGAGTATAGTTGATACTTCTGACTCAGACAAACCTTGGTTTGGGAGCTCTTTGAGCGTATTCGCTCGATCCCCAAACAGGGCAGACATTACTCCACCAGAGCTTTGACGTTCTACCGTCATGCGTACAAATTCTTTATTTTCCTCCAGTTCCTTGAGTTGCTTTACAATTTTAAATAAACGATCTATTTCTTGGGAAGTATTAGGATCTGGGTATCCGCCGTTCAATTCCTCCGCAAATCGGGCAAAAGCGACTCTAGAACCTTGTATTTCAATGATTGTATTTAATAATCCTTTTAATTGCTCTTTAGTTTTTACCTCTACGGGTAGGTTGAAGGCACAGCTGTTCTCAGGCTTAAAGGCCGGACAGTTAGTAGCTACGAAGCAGGTATTGCATTGGCGTAGTGAAGAAGATGAGCTAGATAACACTGGAACGTCACGTAAAACGTCTCGTCCAACCTCATCTTTTTCAATTATAGTCTTTGTTGTAACCCCAAAAACGGGCAACGGGCGCAGTTCTAAGGGGTCTCTTTCTTGCAAATCTTTCCGCACGTCAGGGTGTCTATTATCAGGTTCTGTACCACCTGTTTCCGCATCTCCCGGGTCATCCATATACACGCTCTTATCAGATAACAGTGGTGTTTTTCGTTCATTAATGAACGCTTCTAGCTCAAGAAAAGACCAAATAGCTAGACGGGTAACCTCATTTGGATCATCTGCAATGATTAATGAATAGTCGAGACCGGCCTTCTCGATGACTGCCTTATACCGGCTGCGGGCCTGGGCTTTCATTCTTTTAGGGTAACGAAGAAGGCGAGCGCCATCCCAGACAATTGTTTCTCCACGCATCATTGGAGACAGCCATGCTAGGGTGCTGACGGTAAGGCATTGGATCTGCCGTAAATTTTCTGGGCTCATTGAGCCAATAGCGTGGAAGGTAGTCCCAAATTGGGTAGTTAGGGCCCGTGTAATGCCGGCTAAGGACTTATCTTCTTCAATACTGTTGCCCACAATCCCCACGTGAGGGTAGGCCTTAGCTAACCGGTGAAGCTCTGGGTGGCCATCTTTTGCCTCCCAGGTAGGAACAAAACGATCAGTACCAAAGTCTTCCCAAAAGGTATTTCTTTCAGTCGCCCGGTGCTCTGGCCCTAAAGACTGGGACGTAAACTCAAAAGCCAGCTCAATTCGGTCCTCGTTTAGAAAAACCCAATCATTGTACTCAGCATTAAAATCAAAAAGCTCTTCTGTGGTCAAGGCCGACTCATCATTGATCTTGGCATTTACATAGACAAAAACGTCATCTGGGAAGTATTCAGAAAGTAGGTAGTCTTTAGTCTTGGGTAGGCCGCGCTTTACAAGGCGCCAGTAGTTTAGGCCAATATGCTTTACGCCATTAGAGACCAGGAGTTTTCTGTGGGAAGGAACCTCTCCACCCAAAAATACGATATCCATCGTTACTCCCACCTATGTGCTGATAAGTCATCTAACATTAAACTTGCTTTAAATTCCTTCTGTTTTTCAAGCTCAGTTTTTAGTTCTTCCCAAGGCTTTACTTGACGTTTTGTTCTAACAAACTTTGGGGAGGCAAATAACAGCGAGGTTATCCCACTTTTAAAAGCCAATGCGCAACGGTCTACATCAGAGTCTACAAATAGCTCTACTGTAGATAGAGTCTTCATAATATCGAGTTGGCGTATTCTGAGATCTTGTCCCTCATAGCCAGAAGTATTATCAATAATGTCCGCATATCCGGAAATCATATTAGATCTAAGCCAATGCTCGGCTTCCATTTTTGTACCGTCTGTAGCAAGGACTACCCGATAACTTGGGGCTAAAACCCTAAATAGTTTTAATCCTTCGTGAATTGGATTCCCAACTTCGGTTCTAAGAACCCCGTCTAGTGAAACCAAAGCTGTCATGGATTTTTTTGCGCTGCCCTTCGAATTAAAGTCCGTGTATCAGGCAATTCTACACCATAGGTGTCTAATTGTTCTTGTTTTTTAACCTCATCTTGATACTGTTTAATGGCCCGTAAAGCTGGTACAGTACCTGTCTTTTTACCAGCCTGCCACCTATAGTTATTAAAGTCAGAGTATCCAGATCCTGAGACGCTAAAAGCAGCTTTTCTTCCGTTATGTATGTCGTCATAAAAAGACACAGCTTGTTCTACCGAAAGCTTTAGACGTCTTTCTGCATTAAGTCTGTAAGCGTCGTTGGGGGCTGTTTTAATATCAGAAAGCGCGGCTGAGTATCTAGATACAAGCTCGGTAGCGGTATCGTAATCTCGTTGGCTCTGTTGCTCCCAAGAACGAGAGTAGGGAGCGTGAGCAGACCTATCTGGCTCTACAGTCCAGTTGTCGTTAGTTAAGTCGTACGCCGCGTAAGGGTTTAGATCTTTAATATCAGAACGAGCGTTTACATAATAGGTAAGCTCGTAGCCATTCCAATTTTTAGTGTTAGGCATTAAGTCTAAATTAAAGCCTTCATTAAACATGCTGGCAATTTCTTGATCAGAAAGTCCAGCGTACTCATAATTTGTTTTTCTAAACTCAACATAGTTAATACCAACTAGGCAATCTAAGTCGCCTGGGTCTCGCTCTGCCGACCATTGATAAGAAACTCCGGACCCGGCCAGCCAAATATGAACCCACCTATTTGGTGCCGAGTACCGTACTCCGAGATGGTCAAACAAAAGCCTTGAGATATTATTTCTAACCCAAGGCTTTAGTCTGTTACCAAAGAATAGGTTAGGATCTAAGTCCGTATTTGGAGCGCTAAAGTAAGAGGTTTGGGACTCGTGTAAGCCGTCAACCTGTTCAAATTTGCTTAATTTATCGCGGTCCATAGGACTATTGTTCTTCCTAACCAGGTGTATGTCTAGCGAAACTAGCGGAAATTAAGCAGGAGAGTTGTCTTTTTCTTCCTCTTCCTTAATGGTTTTCATGCGAGTAGTGGTGTATTCAGCGGATGCCTGTGCCTGAATATCCATTACGATGTCTGCCGCATAACGGCGAACCTCAATAAGTGTGGACTCACGCTCTACTGGAGCATTAAAAATACGCGGGGTGCGTTCTAAAAACAGGTTTCCCTTGTCGTCTACTAAAACGGCAAAACCGAAAACAATCTTAGGAACATCTGCCTCAGCAGCTACTTCTTCAGTATGAGATGCGCCGTATTCTGCATCAGTGATTACAATTGCGTCTTCTGTGTTATCTTCGTTTGTCATTTATTTTCCTATTCTTTTACTTATACATTCCGGATTGTTTACGTTGTTGTGTAACTACGTGAGATTTGACTGGGCAGAAATCACACAGGTAAATACTACTAGTAGCCGCGCTAAGTCCCAACTCTTTTCTTTCAGACTGTGTCTTTGGCACTAGCTTTTTCTTGTCAGATGCATAGTCGGGGCAACCCGCCGTAGGCCTGAGGTGCAAAGAATAGCACTTCATGGCGTCGTCAGCAAATGTGGCTTTAGTAAAGTAATACTCAGGATCTATATCAGCTAATCCTCCACCGACCTTTGTACGGAGGTTTTCAATGATCTGTTTTCTAAACTTTTCTTGCGTCCAAAGCTTTACGCCTATTTTAGATAAGAACCCCATATGTTTGACTCCCGCAGACTCGTGCTTTTCAATTAAAAGCTCTAGTAGCGTATCATCTTCTGGGCGCCCCTCAAAGTCGGGAAGCTCTTCTATAGTTTTACATTGGTAGCAGTAAAGTAGGCGAATCTTAGGGCCTTCATCTTTTACTTCAACGTATTCCCCACCTAGGTCAGCGGGTCCTTTGGCATTGCCGAATAAATTAGACATAGTACTCCTTTAATGATAAGGAGAGTCTATCAGACTATTAAGCCATATCCTTCCGGCCAACCCGGGTGCGCTCAGCAAGAGTAGGCTCAGTTTTTTTAGGTTTACTAGGCGTAGATACGGGTATCTTCCTATTTTTCATATACTCATCTTCAATATTTTCTAATTTTTTAGCGTAACGCCTTTCAGTGTACGCCTCAGATTTTGTAAGCTCTATATCACCACTTTTAACCTTTTCACCTGACTTTACCTGCTTAGGTGGAGAGACCTCTTCGTAAGGCCTACCAGCTAAAAATTTAGCTCTAGATCTGCCGGGTGAAGTAAACTCATATTTTTTATATCTTAATTGTTTTTCTGCAGCAAATTCATTAAAAGGCATGGATGTGGTAGTAGAGTTGCCGTCCGCATCTTTTACTGTAGTTTCTACCTGCTTAGCCAGCATAGACGCTATCCAGGCAACGTTGGCTTCTTTAATTAAAGAGGGAGTATCTTGACCTTCTTTTTTATTTCTTTTTGCCACGGCGCTCACGCTCCTCGTTTGCTAACTTTGCGGTAAACAAAGCACGTTCGGTATACGCTTTTTCTACATCTTTTAAGTGTTCTGGCAATGACTTAGAGTCTCCCTGACCCAACACAGATGCAAGTGAAAAAGCTCCTGCTGGATCTGCAGCCCTAATTTTAGCATTATATACAGAGGCTATTTTTTCTGGGCTTGTCCACATATCACCAGATTCTTTTGTAGGCCTGCGAATTCCTGGATCTGGGTTGCCTGTCCAGGTAGTTCTTCCACGAAGACGAGCAGATTTTTTGCCGCTTTTGGTTGTGCGAGGAGTTAATGGGGTCCAAGGACCTTTATCTCTTCCTAAATCGTAATTTTTAGCTTCTTTTTCTAAAGCTATAGCTTTTTCTTCCTCAGTTAATCGCTTTACCTTTGCAGCAGTACCCACCTGTTGTCTAGGGCGTTGACCAATTTTTTCCTGGCCTTGAGTGCCGGCTTTTTTAGGTTCCATTTCAAATGAATCTCGGGCAAAGTAAACGTGCTCCATACGACCGTGTGGGTCTGGATTAATTACTTTTTTAGACAACTCCTTGTTTGGTGCAGCCATACCTTTTCTGCCCTTACTTAATTTTTTAAATTGCTCTTCAGCTTCCGCGTCTTGTTGTTCGCGGTATACATAAGCGTTTTCTTTAGTTAACGGTTGAAAATTAGGGTCGGGAAGTCTGCGAGCTACGGCGTTTAATTTAGCTGTAGCTTCGCAATCTTTACAAACTGGGTGGAACATAATTCGTCCACCGGAGTCGTCTAAAACGTTGACGCCCATTAACTTGCGGGCAGGAGTATCTTTTCCTTTACAGGCAGAACCTACGCAGTACTCGTAAACCTGAGATGCGCCACCGTCAAAAACACCCTTTTTGGCCATCAGTATCCTTTAGGTTTGCGTGAAGCTTTCTTTCGAGCAAACGCAGCTAAAGAGACTACGTTTTTATCAATGTGTTCTGAAGATCCTTGTTCAAAATGAGCGTTTCTTGCTTTGTTTTCTAGGTCAGAAAGATTTTGATCAAAAAACTTATGTCCAGTATTTTTAAGACCACGATGTGCGGGGTGCTTATCGGACGGAGTCCCCATATCATCCACGGTTAGTAATTAGCTCCCATTTGCTTTTCAGATACGTTAAACACGTCTGAAGCTGGGCGAGAAGAGCTAGTAGCTGTCATCTTGCCAGGGTTTACCTTTGCAGGTGTTTCTTGGTCGATGAAGTCATAGTTCATGTATGGGTTTAGACCACGGCGGTTAGCGCGTACAATTTCGTCACCCATGCCTGGATCAATAGTGGTGTTAGGGCGAACTTTACGGTACTTACCGTCAGTTGCTCCTTCGTTTAAGCTTTCGTTTAATGAACCTGATTCATTAGTTGCCATTATTTATCCTTTTCTTTTTTTGTTTTAATTACGTGTCCGGCACCTACTTTAAATCCAAATATTTTTCCGGATATAACTCCAGATGTTGGGCGAGGGCCATCACCAAACTTGGTGTTGTTATACTTAGTGCTGCCAGTTATGCTTCTTTCTGCAAAGTCGGGAGAAAAAGTGTGTTCGCCACGCTCCCAACCGCCTGCAGCATTTCCATAAGCCCTCATAGTCTCTTGATGATTACGAACAGACTTAGCTACGCGTCTAGCGTCACGTTCTCTACGAATGCTCATTACTTAGCCTTCTTGTTCTTCATACGAATAGGTGTCTTTGAACGACTAGCCTTTTTAGTAATCTTGTTTTCTTTCTTTTTATCTTCAGGCTTTTTAATTTTATTTTCGACTACTTTGTAGTCTTTTTTAACTTTAAGGTTTGCTTCCATTTTTTGGTTACGCATTTCACTTCGTTTTTTTAACTCGTCAAGTGCATATTTATCTCTTGGAGATTCAGGCTTAGGCTTTGGCTGATAATCTTTTGGCATTTTAATAGTACGTTTTTTTTCTTCCTGCATTTGACGCCTTTTTGTGTCTTCATTTCTAGGGTTTTTTGGCAGATGGCTTGGCTTACCTGATTCACCAGCATTGTTATACTTTTTTTGTGGGTCGCCTTCTCTGTATTTATTAGGTGAAGGGGCTTTTTTATAGCGGTCACTCTTGTACTCATACTCATTCTTTTTAGGCAAGCCTTTTTTATCCTTAGGAGGAATACCGTACTTCTTCTTGTCTGGTCCTTCGTCTGGAGATGCAACAGCTGTCTTCATGGTATTCCTTTCAGATAAATCCTAAGTACACAGTGTAGGGGCTTTAACGGCCCTTTGACATGGCTTCTTTAAGCCTTTTTTTGTGCATTATATTTCGGCACTCTGGGCATACCCCTAAAGCGCCGGTAAAGGCCACCGTGACTGGATCCATAAGATCCCCGCACTTGTGGCAGAGCCTAGAGCCCTCGTAAATAGTGGGTAGGTTGTAGTTTTCGTCCATTACCAGAACCCTTGGCCTTGAGCATTTCTTAGCGTGCTTTCTGCGCTCGCGGTTCCGTAGGTGTCTGCTCGTAATGGGAAGCCATTTGTATCCTCATTGACATGCATTACGTCTTTAATATTTAGTTCTCTAGACCTGTAACCAAAGCGTGGGGGAAATAGCTTGACCTGAGGTAAGTTTGGTCTAACAATCTCTTGAAGCACAGCTCCCGGAGTTGTAACTGACGCGAGGGCTCTAGAAATTAACGAATCTTGTACAGACTTGTATGGCCCTAAATAATCGTAGCGTGGCTCAACGTCATTTCTATCACCAACGATTGGCCGACCTTTAGTGTGATCATAGACTCCGTCTGCTGAATTCACTCTTCACCTCGATGAATTCGATCAAGTTTAGCTAATCTTGAATCTCCAGGCTTTGCCCCCATTTTTTCTAAGTGGGCGCGAATCTCATTTGTATCAAAAAAGTGATTGTTACGACTTCCTTGTAAACCCCTGGGGCGTGTTTGATGTGGAATTTTATCCATGTTACGTTTTACAGTGCTTAGTCCAACTTCATAGATAGCAGCTACTTGTTTAGGGTTGGTAATAACTCTGCCCGGTTCTTTAGGGGCAGCAGCTTTTTTAGTTGGACGTCCCATGTTAGTTCCACTTCGGCTTTAGGTGCGAGAATTGACGGGCAATAGTTGGGTTAAACTCTCCAGGAACTGTTGCAGAAATGTTGGCTTTGCCATCATTTACTAAGTGAGGAGCTGGAGCTAAGTTAGACTTAGGGGCATGGCGATTAACCAACATGTTAATGCCGCCATTTATGTTAGTAGCTGTATATTTTTCTTGCTTTAATCTGCTGCTTGGCAGGAAATCTTGTGGCCAGAAATATTGATTAGACTCAATTCGCTCACCTTTGTGAACTCCGCGCTGATAACCGCGTTGATTTTGACGTGCCTTTAAAGAATCTAATACTGTATCTGAAGTAGAAGAGGCTCTTCCTCGATCATCGCGACGAGAACGTATGGTTCCTAGGTATCCGTCTGGATACTCTGCCTCGGGGGTTCTACCAATTCCAAGACGCAGGTAGTCCATATCACTGCGAGGAATAACTGGGGTACCGCCACCGCCGGTTGTAGTGTAAGCACCTACATAACCGTTAGATCCTAGGTATTGCCAGTTTTGATGGGATTGAGGCATATCGGCAGTATAAATGAAAATGGGGACAGAAACAGGTCTGTCCCCATAATCTTTTTAATTTTTTACTTCTTTTTACCCTTTTTCTGGGTGTCAGAAAGAAACTTCATAACTGATGGCAAAGCCGCATTAACAATACCGAATGCTGGATCTTTTGGATTCAAAGCACGGATAGCTACTGGCAGGATTGCTGCTAGGCCGGCTGCAAGCAGGGCCTTTGGATCGGTGTTACCGGTAGTCCATAGTGCAACAGCTGCTGCAAGGAATGAACGTCCGTATGAGGACAACATTGCTAGGATCTTTGGATCTAACTTCATTTATTACTCCTTATTTTTTCTTGTCTATTAGAGCTACAAAAAGCTCGTCAATACGCTTTTCAAGTCGATCGACAGAATCGCGTAAACTTGTTCCAGAATTTGGTTTAAGTTCGCTTAAGTAGTGTTTAACCATGTAACGAACCATGATTCCAATTGAACCAATTAGCGAAACTATGGTTAGGCAAAAAGCTGCCCAATCCTGTGCGGACATACATTATCTCCTAAAGAACAAGTTGTAGGGGTAACTATGATACACGTGATACGCATTGTCATGGTAAAGTACAAATATAGTTAAGAAGGAGAAAAAATAAACCTACTGCGCCCATTCGCAGCACTAATCCTTACACTATTCCTCTTTATATTGGGACAATATTCAGCTAATGCTACCGAACCTGTAGATACAGTAGTAGTTACTCCTGCCTCCACAGATTCTTCTCCGCCCATTGTCGATCAGACTCCCGGTTCAGCTCCGACTCTTGTTCTTTTGACACCTCAGGTTGAGACTCCAACTGTATCCTCCGTCCAAGAAAAAATTGAGACGGCAACTATAACATTAAGTAATGCGATTTCCAACGCTAGCCCTGCGCAGCAAACAGCCGCAGAAGCACCTGTAGCTGAGGCGACCTCGGCAATCCAGGCCGCCGAATCAGCTACAGCTGTAGCGGTAGTGGCGGTACAAGCAGTTGACTCTCAGACAGCTGTAGTGGCGGCTGCAACAACGGCAGTAGATTCTGCAACAGCAGTAGTGGCTACAGCAACTACAAACTTAAGTAATGCTCAAGCTGATTTCTCTACCGCTCAAACAGTAGCAACAACAGCCCAGGCTGCTGCCGATGCCTCAGGCGTTATTACAACCGCACCTGGTCTTCTTGTAAAAGTTTATAACGTTCAAGGCCAAAACAATGCTCCAGTAATACCACAAGGAGCAACGCCTATACACACCGCAGTTGATACTAACGGTATTAATGAAAACTGGGGAAGCGGTAACGTAGCCGGCTCTAATCGTTCAGAGGACGTAATTGTTACCTATGAAGGGCAAGTTACCGCACCAGAAAATGTAAACACTATAAGATTTATAGTGTTATCGGATGATGGTGCTAGAATCTACATAGACAATCAGTTAGTAGTTGATAACTGGAGAGACCAAGGACCTACGTGGAGCCTTGCTAGTAACTGGCTTGATTTTACTACAGACCGCATCAAAGATATTACAGTGTGGTATTACGAAAATGGTGGCGGTGCAACCCTTCATCTAGGTTGGCAACATAGCGGTATTCATACTGGTGTAGGTAATCAGTACTTATCACATACAACAACTACTCAAGATCCAACATTAGTTGCTGCCGCTAGTACAGCAGTTGCTGCTGTACCGGTAGCAGAAGCAGTTGTTACAGATAAGACGCAAGTGAAAGAAGCAGCAGAGACAGCGCTTGCATCAGCTCAGACCACACTAACAACAGAAACTGGGACATTGACAACCCTCCAATCAACAGCTAATACAGCGGTTATTGCAGCAAATCAATTAGCAGATACTGCAACTGCTAGCGTAGCAGTAGCGGTCGCTGCTTTGCAAGTTCCAACACCTATAGTTCAACCAGTGGTCCCAGATCCCACCCCGGCTCCAGAACCTCAACCCGTTCCTCAACCTGAACCAACTCCGACTCCTGAGCCTGAACCAACGCCACAGCCAACCCCAGAACCCGAACCTGTTCCTGAGCCAACTCCAGAACCCGTTCCTGAGACTCCTGTAGAACCCGAACCAACTCCTGAAGTTTCACCTACTGACCCCGATACAGAAACGCCATTAGAACCCATAGAAGAGCCACCACTACCGGTAGAGCCCGAAGCGCCACCCGTAGAGCCAGAGGCGCCTGTTGAGGAAGTCGAACCACCCGTGGAAGAAGAACCACAACCAGAGTCACCAGAAATAGAGCCAGAAAATCCGTTAGAAGAATCATTCCCAGAGCCTACCACACCTGAAGAGGAAGTAGATGCCGCGGTAGAGGATGCCCTAGAAGACGGAGTTGTTACTGAAGCTGAAAAAGAAATAATTGTAGACGCCCTCTTAGAATCCGTAGAGCCTGGGGAAGCGCTTACTGCTGAAGCTATTGCTGAAGCGGGCATTGAGTATAAGGACCTTCCACCGGAGACCCCTGTTGAGGTTAGAACAGATGAAAATGGAAATGAAGTTATAATTACGGCAGACGTTGCTGCGGCCCTTGTGCTATTAGAGAACCCCGCGGAATTAATCGGTGCAATATTCAGTGATCCAGGAGAAGCCCTCCAAGCGCTAGGAAGTATCGGCGCTGATATGTCGGATGAAGAACGTGAAGAAGCACAAGAAATGGTAGTTGCTGCTGTTATTGCAGCTGGTGCTGCCATGAATGCAGTAGGAGCTGCTGCAGGAGCTGCCGGTACAAGTACTGGTGGTTCAAGTGGCGGAGGGGGCGGAAGTTCTGGTGGCGGAGGTCCATCAGGAGACAGTAAAGGCGTTAGGAGACGTAAACCTTGAAAATAATCAGAGACATGGTTGATCAGCTATGGACACTTTTAGGTATGTTTATTGCCTGGGTTGTTCTAGATGGATCTGCAAAGACCGTAGTTGGATACGCAATTATCGGTACTTTATTTGCCTGGGCTGTTACGTACCCCTTAAGAAACCCAAAGGATGAAGAATGAAAACATTTAAAATACTGCTGTTAACCTCAGTATTAGCCCTGTCTTTAACTAGCTGTGGATATAGCGGATTCTATAGATACCCCTGCCAAGACCCAAAAAACTGGGAAATAGCCGAATGTAAGCCTCCTATATGTACTGCAGCTCAAATTTGTCCAGTAGACTTGGTCAAAACAGCCCCCCTAGAAACAGGAACACCAAATGAGTAGAGAACGACTAACACCAGCCGATTTAGATTCTAGATTAAAGTTTATGCTAGGAACCATCCTAGGTCTTATCCTATTTTTTACCTCTATAGGTATTTTGTACGGACTTTTATTCGTAACTCAACCTATTGGAGCTCAGTCAGAGAATGACAAAATGTTTTTTAATGTGCTCGGTAGCATAGCTACTTTTATTACAGGAACTCTTGCCGGCATTTTAATTGGCAATTCTGGAGCTAAAGACATTATGGCCGCTCAGATTCAAAATAAAGAAGTAGATGCCAAGAATACACAGGCAGACAAGAAACTTGAAGCAGAGATTGACGCTACAGCCGCACGTTTAGCTGCAAAGCCTAATGGTCAAATGCCAGAAGAACAACCAGTTGATACAGATTGGGACAAAGACTAATGGCAGATCAAGGAACAGCAGCCCGTCTTATTGAGGTCGCTAAAGCTGAAATTGGAGTAATTGAAGGCCCTAAAGATAACGAAACCAAGTACGGCGCTTACACAAAGGCTAACTTTCAGCCGTGGTGTGGTTCTTTCGTAAACTGGTGCGCTAACGAGGCTGGTGTAAAGGTTCCTAATACCGTTTACACACCAGGTGGTGCAGCCGCATTTAAGAAGGCTGGCGCTTGGATTGATGGGGACATCGCAGATCCTGAACCAGGTGATATTGCCTATTTTGATTTCCCATCAGATGGTGTCGATAGAATTTCTCACGTAGGAATTGTTATTAAAGACAACGAAGACGGAACAGTCTGGTGTATAGAGGGCAACACATCTTCAAAGAAATCTGGAAGTCAACGAAACGGCGGAGAAGTTTGCAAGCAACTTCGTGCGTTCAAAAAGAACAAAGCTGGCGTTATGATTTCTATTGTTGGTTTTGGTCGCCCTAAGTTTGGGAAAACCGCAGCTTCTAAGCCTGCAACCGCAAAAGCAGATAAGTGCCCTACCTGCGGTAAGTAATGTATTACTTGACCCACTTCACGTTTCAAGGAACGGTTTTAGTAACGTTAATCGTTATTACTGTCCTTGGAATGTGGTGGGCTGAGCGTTAACGGTCGTTTTTACCGCCGAGTACAACTAACTCTCTTCGAGGATCTAATCCTTCTCCAACTACTAAAGAAATAATTCCTGGAGCGCTTTCAAGCCCGGACTTATCCCTAAACCACGCAGACCCATTATCCATTGCAGGATTTTGTATGAACAGTCTTGGCCCAACGTTCTGTGAACGATAATGGTGATAGTGACCAACGTTAAGTATGTCTGCCTGCGCTACTGAGCAACGCCCCATAGCTTGTCCAGCCCACCATTTAACCATGTCTCTAGCTTGATGTCCGTGAGCCATGCCGTACATAACCCCACTTAAATTAACAGTTAGTGTGCTGTCATCTGCAGCAGGGTATCGGAACTCTACGCGATCCCGTAAGAAATCATTCTCTTTACAAATGTCTTCTACTTGAGAAACAACCTCAATTTGCCAAGAATCTTCTGGGCGTCCAACTAAGAAACGTTGAACTTCATCGTGGTTACCGGGAACTACTGGGACAATAATTTTATTTGCTAATGGTGCAAAAGCTTTAACTTGTGCAAGAAGCATTCGTCTACCTACACGAACCTGCTCTGACACTCCAATGTCGTGGCGCCCCATGACTTTGCCCTTTTGGCTTGTCATGCCCTCAATGCAATCGCCTAGTTGTGGCAACGCAATTTGACCAATCTTGTATTTCTTTGACAGATACTTTTGATGTTCAACAGCTTCATCTAAAGACATAAGAACTCGATTAATAATTGCCGGTGTATCGTCTTTACCGTATTGAGTATCTCCAATACTGTACACTGCAGTTAAATCTCCGCTAGCGTCAGTTACTTTTCCTGGCTTCCATTTATTTATATTATCTAACAACTCAACAAGATCATAATCTTTTTCTGTAGATCCGTTTACCGGAACAACATTGATTCTAAATGATTCTAACCATTCACCGTCATACTTTTGCCAACGAGATCTGCGGTGAGAAATAACGGCCCACTCTGCAGGATCTAAATTAGCTTCTCTTAAAATTTCTTCTGCTCCGGGAGTGTTTCCATCTGGTCGTGGAGTAGAAACAACAAAGCCACCATCAGTTCCTATTTCAGAACGTGGACGCCAAGTTTCAGGAATATGTTTATTTAATTTATCTGAGCCTTCTTGGCCCGCCTTAATTATGGCGTCGCTATACTCGTCGCTTAAGGACATCCGCAATCTCCGTTTCGGTGTGTAAGCAATGAGGTTAGTCCAAATTGCGCTCCAGCTTTGCTGTACAACTTATAAAGACTTCTAGTTGAGAAGTCTACATCATTAATTGATTTTTCAAATGCTTCGTGATCATTGTGTGGCAAAGAAGCGGCCCACTGTCCGACTACGCAATATAAAGCGTTTTTTCTTTCATCTTTTGCAACTGCATAAAGATCTTCTAACATTGTCTGCCCCATTCTTTAGTAACTCTCTACTAAGCCCGTTAAGACCTAGTAGAGAGCATACACTAAATTAGTAGGACGTGCTCATTCCCTGACCAAAGCTGTCGGTGCTGCGCTTGATGGCTGGACTCATAACTCGTCCGTTAGCCTGAGTGCTAGCAGCCTCTGGAGAGGTCTGTGGCATGTACTTAACTGTGATTCTATGAGCTGCGCCATCGTGATCTGGAGCTATTGTTCCGCGCTTACCCATAGGTTGTGCATAAGGGTCCGCAGCTTGTGCACCCTTTTTCTTCATAAGAGTTCCTGCTTTAGGTGATGCGGAAGGAGAAGTAAACTTCGCACCTTCTTTACCTATCGTCTTACGTTCTTTGGCCATTTTTACTTCCTTAAATTAGAGTTGAGATCTCAAGACTTAGTTTACGCTAATTGTGAAAACAATGGCGCTAATCTGACCATCTCTTGAGTCAACTGTGGTGAATCCAGGTCGGCATGTTAGATCTAATCCTCGAGGCGCAACGTAGCCTCGGGCAATAGCAATAGCTTTTACAGCTTGATTTACAGCTGAAGCGCCTACAGCTCTAAGCTTAACTTGAGGAGATTCATATAGGGCGTGGGCAATTGCCGACCCTACGGATTGGGCGTTAGATCCAGCCCCAACACGTAAAAAACTTTCTTCTTCTGACACGGGTAGTATTCCTTTGGGTTCGATTTGTGGTGCCCTCAGGAATAAGTATCAAGGTTTTTCTCTAAATTTAGGGTCTAAAAGCTTTTTAATTATCTCTTTCTCATAGGCCACATCAGCCTTTCCAGAGGCTATTCTGGCCAACCCATAAGAATCGGCGGCATTATCGTCGTTAAACTCTAGACCCCATTTCTTGTAAACGTGTAGCAAAATTTGATTTTTTTGAACTCCGGTGCCTTTTCCCGTTATGTACTTCTTAAGCATAGCTGGAGCTACGATTAAGGGGTGTTTAGCTTCTGAGGCGTAACACCAGTGGCGTAGCTCTATCTTTACTAAACCACCTAATTCCCCCGCCATATGGGCCATAGTGCTGTTATAGGCATAGCCCTCCATTGCGGCATCTACTATGTTAATTGTAGGTTCAAAAACCTCACCTGCCATAAAATAATAAATGTCAATTAATCTTTCTACGCCCAAACCCACTGATTTGTAAACAAAGGTCTTGTACTCTCCGGCGTCATTTAATACGGTTATAGCGAATCCACTATAAGACTGGTCAATCCCAAGGTATTTTTTAGACTCGTCTCTTAAATCTAAGCCACCGTCAATGGTCTTTAATTTTCCTCTATGCCCACCAGAACCTAATTTCATGTGGTGAATTTGCGTGATCTACTGCGGAAACTGCCGCCGTCAGATGTACGGCGAGTTAACTCTCTAGACACTAACTGAGAGTCGCGCTCTACGTTTTCTGCACGCATTTCTAATAGTTTACGGAAAGCGTATTGAACGTCTAATTCGTGTTTAGCTTTCTCAACAATTGGGTTTGTTGTAATAGCCGCTTTAACTACCGCTACTCGATCGCCTTTGCCGCCTTGCCAATTGTCTAACATACATTGGGCTTCTATAGAATCTAGGCCTCGCTCTGCCTCGCGCTCATTAATGATTGCAATAGCTCTTGCTCCAGAAAGATGATCGTTCCATTGAGTAAACTGAACAAATAGCTCCATAAGAGCTTCGTCGTCTAGTTCTGTAATGTCTAATGGTAGAGAAGGAATTTCATATACTGGCTTAGGAGAAAGCGTAAAACCCAACTCACCTAAAGACTTTAAAACATTATTGCTTATACTCATTGTTCGCTCCTAAATGGTTTACAGCGAGCGCAGCCTATCACAGAATCTATATTGCACTGTGGCGGGCGGTTATTCTCTAAAGCCCAAACAACATCTAGCGCAGACTCAAAGAACCTAGCTGAGTGTTCTGGGTTATATGACACAGAGAATTCCTTATAATCTTGATTTGCCTTTAACTCATAGATGTAGACAATCTCAGATGGGGCGGACTCTAGCAAACCGTCTTCAACCATAACGTGTGCAAGGTGCAAGTAAACCTGGCCCTGAAGTATGTGGCTAGGAAATGGTTGGCGGATATTACGCCAAGCTGACTCCACATCTTGTGCCCCATTAAATAAACCCGGAGCTTCCATACGTATTGTTCCTGAGCCTATAGTTTTGATTTCAATTAAGAAATCTTCGCCCATTGTCTTAACCCAACCATCTGAGTGGCCGGAAATTCTATGTCTTTTACTAACTAAGGGGACTTCTTTATATTCAACGCTCTTATGTACTTCTGAAGAAAGTGCCCAAGATCTTCCGGTGCTATCTTCCCAAGCGCCATAAAGCACGCCCATGTCTCGAAGATAGCCTTGCCACTTAGCGTGGGCTCCGTGTCCTGCGTCAAATATAGATTGAAGACGTAGGGTGGGGCGCTCCCGTGTTTCTACATAATTACCGTTCAATGCGTGATAGGAAGCGAGAGCACACCACTCTGGCTTAATGATATCAGAAGGATGCAGCACAGTTTGATCTCTATTATCAAAATCTCTTGATAGAATGTGCCGCTCAATAGCGCCCATCAATCTAGTATCTCTTTTTTTGGTATCAAGATAGTTCTTTAGTTTTATACTAGAAACGACGCTATTTTCCATTTTATTTTTCCTTCTCCTCTAGCCATTTTTCCAAGGTATATCCCATTTTAGTGTACTTACGCTTAAGCGCATTTCGTTCTCTGTGACTCATTCCGCCAAAGATACCATGAAGCTCATCGTTCTTAATAGCCTCTTTGAGGCACTGTTTTCTTACAGGGCAGGGGGGTCTGCCATCTCTACCGTAACAAATTGCTTTAGCTGAATCAGCTATGGGTTTGTATAACTTCTTATCCCTTGGGGGAAAAAAGATCTCAGTGTCTTCTCCTCGACACTTTGCTTCATATCTCCAAGCCCAAGACGGGTTGTTTTCTGACAACTATTCACCTCTAACATAATTACGTAGCTCAAAAAAATCCTCCTCTCCCAGAAGAACGTAATTTTCACCGTCGAGATGAATGCCTAATACCGGAGTACGGCTGTCTAAAATTGCTTCTTTTGTTATTTTCTTTAAAACTTCTGACTTAATTGTTACTGTTTTTTTACCTGTCCACTTATGCTCTATTAAAAGATCATCGGTTCGGACGTCTCCTTTGCGAGACCAAAACGCGCCGGAACCGGCACTTCTTTGTCCACCAAGAATTTTTTCTAAACGCTTTTCATGCTTAAGAGATTGTTTCTGGCCTTCACTCTTCATCGTCAAGTATTTCTACTTGAAGTGGTGCTCCATGTTTCAAGGTATCTATTACGGCGTGGGATAGCTCTTCCTTTAAGTCAACCTCTTCACGGATTGAGTTAATTAGGTTTACCGCTCCTTGCCATTTACGATCCTTATAATACAGCCATCCGCCGCGTCTTTCAACTACCCCATTCAGGATAGACATAGCCACGATCTCCTTGCCAAAGTCATAGTCTCCGGCGTCAATAGCCCCACCATCGGCAAAGTAAAAGTCCATATAGGCCGTTTGTTGTGGGGGATAAGTCTTATTTTTAATGGTTCTGACTCGTATAGTCTGTCCTACACGGCGCTTGCTTTCTCCAGTACCTGTCTCTAGCCAGTCATCTCGCTTAACCTCGCACCGGACGCTGTAGGCGTAGTCTTTACCTAGGCCGCCTGGGGTAGTTCGAGGATCCCCGTGCATAACCCCAATCTTCATCCGGTACTGGTTAATCATTACTCCGAGTACTGGTCTTTCGTCTTCAACGAGGTCTCGCTTGGTAGCTGACGCCACTTTTCTAAAGAACTTATTGGTAATAAGTGCGCCACGACCCACAGTAAATTCATCCATGTTCTTTTCATCTTCTGCGCCAGGGACAAGGGCAGGAAGAGAATCGATAACGACCATGTCCACAGACTTACTTTCCATAAATTGAATAACCGATTCAAAAGCTTCCTCCATACTATTAGTTTCAACAAGTAATACTCTATCTACATCTACGCCACACATTTTTGCGTAGCCCGGATCAAACTGTTCGGCAGCAATCCACACAACTGTAAAGTCAGGGTTAAGTTTTTGATTGGCACCAATTGTTTTAAGTGCTATGGCGGTCTTGCCGTGAGATGCCTCCCCAACAATTTCAACCCAATGATTCATAGGCCAACCCCCACCTAAAACAGTGTCAAAGGTAAGAGATCCCGTAGTGATACGTTTAGCAATATTTATTTGGCTTGCAAAAACAACGGTATTTGCTCCGCTCTTCTTGTTAATTTGAGCCATTACTTTTAGTGCTTCAGAGTTTATTGTTGAGGCCATTACTCTAACCTTCCTACGATTGTTGTTGGATTAAATCCGCCAGATTGCCCTACTTGCTTTGCTGCAATAGGTGCGCCACCGTTACCGGTACCGCCTACTCCAGTTCCAGCTTGAACTATTGGGTAACCGCAATCATAGCAGCGTTTTCTTTGAGTGCCTAATGGGGCAAAGTAATTACCAGAGTAACAACCCGGACAGTTTTCCGGATTTTGTGCGCTCTGAGCTTTAACTACTACTTGATCAGTTTTTTGATCATAAGCAACTGGGACGTTAGGGGTCTGCTGTGCTTGACGGTAGGGAAGCATAGGGTTAGGAGAAGTTTGAGGTGCAGGAGAAGGGGGTTTTTGTGAACCCAACTTTCTTGCGTACCAATCAGCATTACTCATCTTTTACTCCTGTTTCTAGTAGATCTAAATTAATAAGGGTAGATATTACGGATATAGAGGAGGATAAAGAAACAATCTTAAACAACTCTATAATGTGAATTAAGTCTTCTTCAATTAATGGTTTACTCTCAGGGTGCTCGCCTAGCATTTCTAACTCATACGCTGCTGCGGCAATTCGAGCAGCAATATCAGAGTGCGCCTCTATTAAAGGCAATAGGTTTGAGAATCGCTCTAAACGTTTTTGGCTTGCTTGCTCTTCCATATCGGCTACTTCATCCGATATTGGCGGCAATCCCATAGAACGTCCTAGTGCGGCAACGTCATCAAATATGGAGTCAAAAATTGCTTCACGAATTAAAGTAGGCATAGATATATTAAGAACCTTTGTTACTTTTTTCTTCTTTTTAAACAACCCCATTATTTTGCCTCTCCCCATCTGGAGACAAGTGTAACATCTGCAATCAAAGGTACGGACAGCACATTTATGCCCTCCATAGCCTCAATTACAGCGGCCATAGTTACTTCCGCCAAGTGATCGGGGCTAACTACAACTAACTCGTCATGAACAGTTAGGATTAAGCTTGACTCTTTTGGGATCAAAGCCTGGGCTCTAACCATAGCAACCTTTATTAAATCTGCTGCAGATCCCTGGATCATAGTATTAAAAGCTTGGCGTTCAGCTCTAGCCCTAGCCCACTGATCTTTAGCTCTAAGCTCGGGAAGATAACGTCTGCGCTTCAATAGCGTGCTTACATAAGGTATAGGAGTTTGACGACGCGACTCTGATACCACGTGCCTCTTATACCTAGCAACTGCAGGAAACTTCTTAATAAACATATCAAGGAGATTCTTTGCTTCGTTTAGGGTACAGCCAATTTCTTTAGCAATCTTATCTGGACCTACACCATAAGCAAGAGACAGAACCAGAACTTTTCCGGCTTTTCTATCAACACCCATAGTATTTCCAATAGTTGTGTAAATATCCTCTCCGTTTTTATACGCATCCACCATAACCCGGTCACCACTAAAACTAGCAATAATTCTAGGTTCAATCTGAGAGTAGTCTGCAACTATAAGCTTGTGGCCTTTCGGTGCAATAAAGAGATTTCTAATGGCTTTACCGTTTTTAGTGTGAGGTGCGGGAACATTCTGTAGATTTGGGTTTCTACTAGAAAAGCGCCCTGTTTCTGCGCCGTACTGGACAAAGTCGGTATGAATTCTATCGCGATACATAATGCTCTCTTTAACAACCGTTTTTGACTTGCCCGCCAGAGTACGAGTGATATCCCCACCTAGGTACGGGATTACGTATGTGGTCATAAGCTTATTTAAGTCAGAGTAAATAAGTAATTGATCTACGAGGGAGTCTCGACCACGAAACGCGTCTAGAGCAGGCTCAGAAACAGAGTAATCTCTAAAACTTGATACGTAGTTAGGGTCAGAGGCACGCTTTTCTCCTGCTGGGGTCATAAGCTTTGGCTTAAGTCCTCTGCCCCCATCTTTTCTAGGAGTAAATAATATTTCTTGTTTTTCTGGTACAGAGTTTAAATTAAATGGGCGTTTAGCTAAAGCAAAGATCTTTCCTCGAGTGTCTTCAATTTGACCTTCTAGATCATCTTTTAATTGCGCCAGCTGATCAACATCTATATCCGCACCACGTAGCTCCATATTGCAAATAACATTTAACACGTCCATTTCAAGGTTAAATATTGGCCCTAAGCCATCTAACGCAAGCTTTTCCTCATAGGACTTATACAGTTTCCAAGTCCACTCGGCATCCAGTGCGGCGTAAGTAGCGACCTCATCAAAGGAGTAGGCCTCAATTTCTTTTCCTACACCTTTAACCATCTCGTACCCAAACTCACGCTTTAAGCAATCATCAAGGCCTAGAGAGATTCTATTTCGATTGTCTAAAATAAAGGCCGCATTGAGAGTGCAGAAATATGGTCCAGCTGGTAAGGATTTGTTGTACTTAGTTACGCTTTGTAAGTCAAACTTTAAGTTATGCCCAACCTTTACCTTAGAACTGTTAAGTAAAGGCTTAAGAGCCGAGAATACCTCGGCTGGAGTCAACTGCTCAGGTGGGGCTGTAAAAACTTTTGTAGCCTTCTTTTCATCCTTACTATAATCTTGAGGACGAATTTCCATGCCGTTTTCTTTTCTAAGAACAGCAGAAGGTAGTAAAGGAAAATCAGTGCGTAAAAAATTGCCATTTGGGTGACCCATAGGTACGACATCTACCCGGTCATCTGTTGCTAAAGCTATCCACACAACGCGGTTCTGTCGTGGATCTCCTCGATGATCCCCCATAGTTTCTACGTCAAAAGCAAACGCAGGCTTGTCACTATAGTGATCAACAAGTTCTTGTAATTTATCCTTCGTAGTTATTATATTCATATCTACCTCCTTAGTGTAGAGGCTGGGAAGTTCCGCCAAGAAGGAGGCGAAAACAGCGGAACTCCCCAACCATAGAATCGAGAGTTACTGGCCAGCCAGAAGTTCTCTCGCAATTTCCTCAAGTTCAGCGTTGGTTGAAACGCGAAGTGCGTCCGGACCAAGAGGCTTCATCTTAGAGATTACACTAGAAAGTTGAACTGGATCTAGATCCCAGTCCTCTGCCAAATCGCGTTCCTTGACTGGCATTATTGAATATGAAGTTTTTGTTCCAATGCCGGACTTGCTAACCGCCCAATAAATATCAGCGCGATCAATAGGACCAACTTTTTTGTCTGCATTTAACTTTTCAAGCTGCCCACACAAACGTACTCCAACTGTCATAAGTTGAATCTGTGGGACCTCATCAGAAAGGTTAACTACGCTGAATGCAAATTTGCGCTCAGGCTTATTTCCAACACGAGATAGTGGATCGTTATCCCAACCAACAAAAGACTTCTTACCTGGGCGGTTTACCCAGTGCTGTAAAAAGCTCATTGGTTCTGCTGAAAGAAACTTTACTAATTGCACATCTTCATCAAACCTAAAATCGGTTGTAAATGATTTGCTTGCTTCAGAAACGGCTCGCTTTGCTGCGGCCCATCCTGTTTGAATTACAGACGAACGATCTGGAAAATCAGATTCGCTGTCTTCAATAAATAGATCCTCTTCAACTTCAGAGATTACGGGTGATACAGGGTCTGTTCCTAGATAAGAAGAGACATTAGGTGCTTGTGACACGGTGTTTCCTTTCATATTGCCATAGCCAGTTGCCATAGGTTAGTTGGTTTCGTTTTCATGAATCTTAGTCCAGTTTTCCAATAGTTCTATTGAAAGATCTGGATGTCGATTCCAATCAATCCGCTTAGAGTCTATAAGGCCCCGGGATTGAAAGCTTTGTATTGTGGACTCAATAATAGCACGACTATACATTCGCCACCCAGGTTTTTTCTTACCGTCTACGACGATAGATCTAAGCCTGTATGGAGCCCGAGGAATGTAGCCTTTGCGTTCCCATAGACGTATGGTTACTAGCGGCCTCTTTAATGCCTCACAGAGAGACCCCGCGCTATAAAGCTCGATGGTCTTCCCATTTGGAAGCGTCTTTACCTGAGGTTTGCTTTCCCAAGAGTCTTTAGGTTCAACTTTCTTTTTAGCAGGATCGACTGATTTACGTTTACGCTTTGATCCGGGGTAATAATCCCCTAACCCATTAAACATAGAATCAATAATATCGTCAGCCATTTTTAAATATTTTTCCTTAAACGACGCTTTGACATTGGTAGTTCTATTTGTACAAAGAAAAATAGTAAATCTAAAGAACACTGAATGCTAGAAATAAATATTCCAAGCCCAATGCTTTTCTTGTAAAACCCGTACTGTACCCATACGTCGCCAATTCTAATTTCTTTCATGATTACTTCTTACTTGGCACAAAGGCCCAGGTTACAGTGCGAGTAAGCATATCATCCATGTCTTTTTCAGATAATAAGTCTTCATATAGACACGCCATAATTTCGTCTTCATCTACAACTTCAATAGTTTTGATGCAACGATCTGCTAATCCTCGTGCTTTAAGTAAATGCAGGGCTACTTCAGGGTTAATTTTTTGAGTAGCTCGACGTTGGCGTTGTAGTGAAACATATCCTTCAACCTCTTCTGGAAGTTCTAACCAGAAATGGCCCTTGTCATCTTCAAGGCCTTCTTGTTCAACAATATCCATTAATTGAGTTTTAATTACGGATTGTTGTTTTGTTAAATCATCAATACGCTTTTTAAACCCAATAAACTCGCGTACTTGCGCCATTAATGAATTAGTTTCTACACGTACTGCTCTTGATGGTGGCTCTATTGTTGCCATTTGTACCCTCCTTTAGAGTATGTGGGTACACCCTAACACACGGGTACGACATCTCAAAACTGGGGATTTATTGGCGGACGTAGTCCTTCAAGGCGGAAACAATCACGTCTGTAACTGTACGGCCCTCTATAGCGGCCTTTTCTTTAACGGCAGACCAAAGCTCAGGGGCTACCCGTATTGTGCGGGTAGGGGTTTTAGGTAGATTAGGCACGTATGACTCCTTAGCTGTTAACTTGCAAAAAAGCTCGAAGTGTGCCTACTGAGAGGTTAACTCCGCCCCGATCATTTATGCCTTGCCCATCTAACACTGCGTCAGATACGGCTGTTTTCTGTATAAGCATCTCTCTTTGACGCTGTTCTAAAGAGTTTTCCATTAAAATGTCTTGGATTACAATTTTTTCCCAGGTGCTAGATGCTCTCTTAATTCTACCATTTCTTTGTACCGCTAACCCGGCATTCCACGGCAAATCGTAATTAATTAACAGGTTAGCTTGAGGTAGGTCTACGCCATAGCCTCCAGCATCAGAAGATATAAATAGACGACAATTAGGATCTGTTTGAAACCTTTCTTTTGCCTCTTCTTTCTGTTTAGCGTTTAATTGGCCCGTATAGGTCACAGAATCATAGGGCAAGTATTCCTGTATAAGTTTAGTCATTCCCACAAAACTTGAAAAGATTACTACTTTGTTTCCATCATATTGAGACAGAAAATCGTCTACATATTGTTTTAATACAACTAATTTTGGGCTTGATTTTAATCCGTCTAACAACCCTAAAGTTTTTAATTCAGATGCATATCCGGAGCCTCCGTGAAATCCAGGAATATTTATAGTGTTTCCATCAACTACTACGGCTCCGTCTTCAAACTTATTAGCACTTAATGCTAACAGCTGGGGGTCATCACAGAGAAGGCGTAGGCACGTCATTTTTGACATAATTAGGCCCCTAAGCTCATCCATCTGCCCACCTTGATCGCTTTGTTGCCCATAGTGAGAAAAGATATTAAATGAGGTTCCAAAAGTGTCTAGAGCTTCCTCTAAATTAAGAAGAAGATCTCGAACTATGTGTGTGTACAGTTTTCTTCCGGCCCTATCAAAGGGAACATATATAGGCTCGGAGTGTATTGTTTCTGGCAAGAAAGGGGCCACATCTGGATCAGACTGTTTCTTTCTTACGCAGGCGTTTAACAAAGTCTTATTTAATAGTGGTAGATTTCTGTAACGTTCTACCCCGCCAAATTTATTCCTAATAATAAAGGTTGAATCAAAAAGATCAAATCTGCCCAGAACTTTAGGGTCAACAAACTGCATAATTGAGTAAAGCTCTTCTGGTTTTCCGTTTTCTACCGGTGTACCAGTAAGAGCAAATTTAACTGGGCTTTGAAGTTTCTTTACGTACTTAGATCGTTTAGATCTGAAGCTTTTGACTGCAGTTGCTTCGTCGCAGACAATGAATCCCGTAGCGAGCTGTCGTACAGACTCCCAGTCGTTAACAACTTGCTCGTAGTTAATAATGACGTAATCCACGAGTGAATGCCCCCAGTCAAGGGCTTGCTGGTATTGCTCAGCTCGCTGTTTCGGCGTTCCGTCAATGACCAAAGGTGTTGCAGATCCATCTGTAAACTTTCTAATTTGATCAGCCCACTGATATTTAAGGCTGGAAAGACAGACTATAACACCGGGCTCCCGGATTGAACCGCTATCCTTAAGCGATTCGATAGCCGCGATGGTTAGTACTGTCTTCCCAAGCCCCAAATCATATGCAACGAGCATTTGTTTACGCTCGACCATTGCTTCTACGGCCTCTACTTGATACGGTAAAAGGGTTCCAGTAAAGGTCACAATGGGATCTCGTTTACTCTGTCTTTAGACCAATGTATGTAAGATCTTATATAGACAAGAGCATACGCTAACGCTGAAAATATAAACCCGTACTGGTCGGTAGTTAATGCGTAAACAATCCATAAAACTTCGTTAAAAAGAAGGACTAACCAACCCCATATAGTTTTACGGCCTACAAAATAAATTCCACCAACACCAATAACTGCAAGGACCCAAGATCCATATTCCATAATCATACGCGTGCCCTCATTCTCGTGTTAATTAAAGCTTTTAAGTCATCTATTGTACCGTTATTAACAAATATTTGATCAACTTTTTCTCCGTCCATTGCGGACTCAGAATCGTGTGAGTTTACCGGGTCAACCCCTAAACGCTTTACGCGCCAAATTTGAGCGTTATCGTAATCGCGAATAGCTTTAGCTTCATTGGGGTACCGAACATCAGTAATAACGTAGTTAACTTCCCCAAACAATTGAAGTCCGTTTAACGCCTGCCGTACCCAAAACATATCCCCAAAAGTTTTACGGGCACCAACACCTAGGTCTTGAAGAAGGCGTCTGGCTTCGGGATAGTCAACCTTAACTCTGTCCCACCCGTACACGTCAACCAACCCCTTAACTCGATACCCCTCTTTAAGCATTGGGTTAGTGGCGTATAACAGGTCACGTATGGGGTCAGCAAAAGCGACTCGTTGGTAACCGTAATTCTCTACAAGGATACTGGCTACCGTGTCTTTTCCTGACTGCGCATATCCGGTAAGTCCAATTATCATTTTGATCTCCTACATCCAGCACAAACTTTTTCAGGAATACTTGCTATTACTATAGTTTTACAATCTGTTGCCCAATTTCCGCATTCGCTGCAATATCCTTTAGCCCCTACTTTTGACATTTAGTGATCCCTTCAACATAACGCAGTGCGTTGCGTGTTCTATTCCAAATACTACCTCATCTGGAGTCATTTCTCCAATATCCTTAGCTGTTGAGCTGCCGTAATTAAATGCCCAAAACTCTAGGCCGTTTTCCCGAGCAACAGATATAAAAGACTCTAACGCCGCTTTTCCCGCAGCGTCAACGTTTGGGTTATCAAAAGCAAGTATGAGCTTGTCTGCACGCTTCATAAGATCTATCTGAGCTGCGCTTACAGTAACCCCACATAAAGCTACGCCCTCTGTTGAATTTCGACAGACCCCAACCTTTACTGCGTCTAGTGGGGACTCAACAACAACCATAGTTGGGCCTGCCCATTCCCTTATGCCAAATAAAGTTTTAGACTTTTGTATTCCGGGAGGTCGATTAAAGAAATGCTTGTGTCCCTGGCCCTTTTCCTGCCACCCCATCAAACCACCAGTATCTGCGTTTCTTATGGGAATAATCCAGATAGATTTGTTGTTATCCCATTTAACTGAGTAAGTTTTGCAAGACTCCAGTGTTAAGCCCCTAGCAGATAATGCTGAGTCTATAGGATCAATAAATACAGCTAATCTTGCCTCGCCCATAGCAACCGGCGGGCGTAGACGCACATAGTTATTTTTAGCGTCTTCCATTTGACGAACTAACTGAGTTAAATCAACATCTACTTGAGTAGTAAGCCAACCCTTTGCTGCCTCAAAATCTAACAAACCAAAAGAAGTCTTAAATTGTTTTAACTCTGCAACTAGACTTAGAAGAGTTCCCCGATACCCGCAAGAAAAACAATGATGTACTCCAGTTTCTTGATTCATAGACCAAGAAGGGTTTATGTCTTCTCTTCCAGTACGCTCTTTATGCAGGGGGCAATGACTCTGGAGCTCGTTACGTACCTCTGAGCAGTCTATGCCCAGCTTTAAAAGAGCTTTATGAACCTCACCCTCGCGGTACACAGCAGCCACAGCAATTCGTCTCATGATCTATCTTTACAACTATGTCGTTGTTAATTTCATCTGGATCTGGGTGTCCTACGCCGTGAGTGCATACGCGCTGCATGCAAAATATCATAGGATTCCATATTTGAGGAAAAGAACGCATATGGTGATCAGAACGATTGTGAATAGTGCAGTATGGTCCTCGGCAAGCACCTTTAGAGTGAGCTCGCTTAAAAACCATTTCAGAGTGCTCTAATTTAATTACTTCAGGACTCATATATTTCCCCTATCTAATGGTGTAGGTGCTTTTGCGTACGTCCCGCAAATTGCACATTCCATGTCTAAAAGATACTGCGATATTTCATAATCTTCAAAACTTGCGTGTATACGCCAGAGGTTGGACTCACAATGCGGACAGTCGTGGCATACGACATTTTCATACTCCATGCTGCCGGTGTAATCCGGCTTTAATTGCCTAAAAGACTTACTCATCTACTAACCCTATGTCTAGCTCCACGCATTCTTATTCTTTGGCGAGGAGTAGTCCCACCCCAGATTCCGTCTAACCAAGGAGTCTTTATTGCGTACTCCAAGCATTCATTAATGAGCGGACAAGCCGAGCAAATACTCTTAGCTTCTTTAAGAATTTCGGGGTCTGTGTATTCTTCTGGAAAGAAAAGGTTAGAATTTAAATCATTACATAGCTGAGTGCCATTAAATGGATAATCAGAGTACTCGATATTAAGCTCCATATTCTTGAAACTTCCCCTCTTCCCAATCCCAAAGTAGTTCAACTTCCGCTGGACCACAGTTACGGCTAGCAACAATGCGAAGTAAACGAGAAGTATCGTCTTCCTCATCTTGTCGCTGTAAAGCAAAGATCACGTCTGAGTCCTGGTGGAACGAAGACGAATACCCAATAGAGTCTGCAGTTACTTGACCCTTTTTCATTTTGTAACTTAATACCTGCGTGCTCTGTACAATAGGGATCTCATACTTTTGAGCAAGGCGTTTCATAGATTGAGTAATGTTTTTAAGAGCTAACGGGGTTCCGCGCTCTTGGCTAATTTCGTCAAACATCAAATACACACCGTCTACAAAAAGAATTTGTGGGCGAAGCTTTTCGAGCTTTATAGCTAACTGAGAAACAGTTGCTCCGGAGATAGACTCTGTTAAATAGAACTTATGCATACCTTCCATATCAGTAAGCATCTTTTGATAACGAGTTTCTTCAGAAGGATTAAGCGCTCCCCTAACCATACGTCCGTGTGAAATGTGCGCTCGCATAGCGTCATGGCGATGCTGTTGCTCTAAGTTACTCATCTCAAAAGACTGAAACATAGGTACAAACCCGTCGTTGTGGACGTTAACCGCCATCTGCATTGCAAGAACAGACTTACCTGTTTTAGGTGGGGCAATAATAGTTACAAGTTGTCCGGGCTGTAATCCTGCTGTTGCCATATCCATTACCTGAAATCCAGTAGCAATACCGAGCAAACCATTAGGACGAGTTTTAATATCTAAGTACTCTTGATAGCGATTCATCGCATCTTTGGTTAGGTCAATTTCTGTTGCGGATCCTGAACCCTCGTCTATAAGAGTTGCAAAACCCTGACCCATAATTTTAATGGCAGAGTTGTGATCTCCGACAGCAATTGCATCTGCAGCCTGCTGAACAACTTCAATAGATTTTTGGCGTTTTCTAAATTCTATTAGTTGATCTAATAAATAATCTAAGGAGTCGTCTACAGCTAATAGTTTATAAGTGGGGAAGTTATCTAATACTGTAGTTGCTGTAGGTACTTCTTGATACTTAGTCCAGTGGTTTCTTAAAAAATCCCATATAAGTCTGCTGTCTTCATTAAAGAACCAGCTACTCTCAACACCGCGCTCTAAGAGGGAAGAGATGTCTCTAGTGCGAATAGCACGCGATATTAATCTGACTTCATTATCTGCGGCCATTACATTCTCCCCATATCTAAATATTTTGCGCCGTATCTAAGACTTCTACTGGGTATGTCTACCACATATTTAAGTTCAGGTCTATATGGGAGTTCGCCAACTAGATCCGCTACTACCGGATAACTATTTGTGTAGTTAAAGGGGTTAGTACCTAGATTGTCTAGATCCTCCATAATTTCTTTCATTTCTTTTCTTGTATAGCCAAAGCCAACAAGTTCCATACTAAAATCATTTTTCTGTGCAAATCTCCAGAATAAAGATAGAGCTACTCTATTGTAGGTAACTTCTTCTGTATGTAGAGTTATTAAGCCGGCTAAAGTTTTCTTTACTGCGGGCCGCTTATTTAATATGCAATCAAGTGTTACAACTACACGAAGAGGTACTTCGTTAGAGATGTCTCCTTTTTGCATAACATTACAGTACCAAAGGTTTTCCGTATTTCAAAATTAATTCTCTAAAAGCCTCTACTGAGGTTTCGGCTGCGTCAATCTCTTCTCTAGGAATTACCTTAGACGTAATCTCTATTGGGTACATACCTTCGCTAAGCCGAGATTTACACCAATTTACGTGGCGGCATACATTTCTTCCGGTAAACCCGTCACAAGAACAGCGAAGGCTGGAGTCAGTATAAATCTGTACTTCGCAGACCCCTGTAGTTGAAATAAAAAACTGTATGGTCTTCCAACCTGGAAGCTGTGACTTCTTAAAGTTATTCTTTTTCATTTCTTCTCCGATCTCCTTTTGGAGCATTTACAACTAAGGGTATAAACGCTTCGTGTATAAAACTGGACATAGGCTCACCATACACAGTTTCCCAATCTTTTGTCGGAACGTTTGTTGTAATTATCGTTGGCAAGCCCGAATTAAATCTAGAGCGCAGAAGGGCGTCAAAGGTATTCTCAGCCCATCCGGTAGCAGTCCGGTACTCCTTGCCTAGGTCGTCCAACACAAACAGCTGTAGGTTCTCTACAGGGCTTAGATCCCCAAAGATTGCATCTATCTCTCTTTGGTCTGATTCGTTCTCTTCATCCCACTGAGCCTTCTGAGTACGCAAAAGCTTTGGATAGTCCATAAAAGCCCCCAGGCGAGGAGGTAGGGCTTCCGTTGGGCCGTATAAACGATCGGGAATGGCCCTAATAAGGCTTTGAAGGGCCACAGAAGCTATCGTGGTCTTTCCGTGACCCGGTTTACCTACTAAAAGGATGCCAAGGCCGCAGATAGGGGATCCAGGGGTTCTAATGACCTTTCCAGATAGAACTGACTCCGTCCAAGCCATGACCTGGGTTTTGGTGTCAGAGTCGTCTAAGTCTGAGAATTCCATACCTAGGGTTTTTACTGGAACACCTGAACGGCTAAGGCGACTTCTAGTGCTTGGGCGTTCTTGGCTAAGGTCGTACATTAGTTACCTCCAAGTAGTTTTAACATTTTTTCTTGGTGTGCCAAGAAGTTGTCGTCAACATACTCGACCTCAGACTTTGTTGTCAACCCGTGAATTGTTGGGTAGTAAGCAATAAAGCGACGCCACATTGGAGTTCCTACTCCGGAGTTGTGTAAGTTTCTAGGGTCAGCAAAAAACATTCTGATCCCCTTTAAGATTGAAGATCTGTGTACGCCTTGACCAACAAGCTTATTCATCCAGCTAATTAAAGACTTGCCGTTGACTTGTCCTGGAATGCCGGGACAGTGTTCGCGGATCTTGTCATAGAACTCAGCAATCAAATCATCCGTAGTCCAGTTGTCTTCTAGACGCTCGTATCTGCGCATAGATGCCGGAACGGCTTCAAAGGTTGTTGCTTTGTACTTCAAGTTAATCTTTGCCTGCTTATCTTGGATTTTTCCGATAGCCCCAGAATCTGAGTCTTCTACAAAACCGCGCTGTTTCTTCTTAGGCTCTTCGCCTTCTTCCAGAATTGGCCAACCCATTTCAACCTCCTTGGTTATCGGGGCACCCGATTGATTAGAATTACGTAGTAATTCTAATTCTTTATAGCTCTCTAATGACTTACTACTAGTAGTGACTGGTTCACCGACGTACGGAATTCCAGGCGTCGGTAAATTAGGCGTCGGTACTGGTTGGTAATTCCAGTTAAAAAGGTCTACGTACTTCTTTCCTAGTTCAGTAAACTTAAGTGAAGTAACCCATCGCCCATTAGACGTTTGTTCTTTTACGGCCTTTATATACCCTGAACGTTTTAGCTCAGTCATTGCCGACCTAATTGCGTCTCGGCCCTCATTCATATAATTGCCTTCTTGAATTTCACTAGAAGACATAACTCTTCCTACAGTGGCAAATAACATCCACGTAGCCCTGGCTAATCCCGACAGGTGTGGGTTTGTATTTGGTGCGTTCATCTGCCCTCCTCTTTTAATTTTAGATCTTTTCAACCTTTTGGGGTAGTCCCCTAAATTCTCGAAGCGATATTCCGGTGAAAGTTTGCTCTACGACTATGGACATTGTCAAACCCAAAAAAGTAGCCGCTAAAGAGTAGACCAGTAGAAATTGCAGGCTACACCCTAAAAGTATACAAAAAGGGACAGAAAGGGCTAAAGCTAATAAACCTCGCCATTTACCTATAGAAAATATCAAACTTTCTACGGCAGACAGAACACACGCAACAGCAAGCGAAACAATAAAAACTGTTGTCATTTAATGATCCTACTCTCTAAATACAACCCTGTCGATGTTAAAAGATTGGGTTGCGTTAAAGGTACTCGGTGTAAACGTGATTGTCAATTTTGCGGAAGCAGCGTTTAGGGTAGCTAAAGCAGGGAATGTGTTTGAGATGTACGCCCAACGATCAGTTCGGGTTACTGTAACTGACTTCTCTGTGTATTGAGCTGTAACATCAAGTACCTTTGTTGGGTCATTTGGAAACGCCGGATCTTGAATTAGTACCGGCAGTACAGATCCTGTAGGTGTATAGAACGTTACCTTAAGCTTATACGTACCTGCAGACAGGGCATTTTCTGGCTTAATAGCAATAGAGGCATAATAACCTTGACCTGAAACAACCGGCACAGTTCCTGAAGTTATGCCAAATACCTTAGTAGCGTTAGAGGTTCCAGCGGTTGTTACTCTACACCAAGAAGTTCCGTGAGTGATTTGGTCACCAAACAAGGACCCCCTAGAAGTTTTTCTAACCAGTGTTGAGTTTTCTGGTACCCACTTATCTAAGTCATTCTCAAAAGAAGCAGAAGGTATTAAAGACTCTATTAGCTCTGGATATCCCCCGGACTCTAAGCCCGGCTTCACGGCCCAACTACTACCATGAGGCATTACTAAAGCAAGTGAGTTGCGTAATCTAGAAAACTTAACCGCATAGTTAGGAAAGTAGGAACTACGGCTAGCGTTAGTGTTTAAAACTCTATCTACTAAGTAGGTATTAGAGCTTCCTGATATAGGAACAATTGAGCTAGTAACAGAAGATGGGTTAAGAAAGACGCTAGGGATTTTTCCGTACTCTGCCTGAACACCGTCAATATGGAAGAACGTTGTTGGGGTTCCTACATAAGTAGCTGGTGGATCAATTTTAATATTTAAAACAAAACTTGTTTCTCCAACAGCTAGCTGCTTTACTGCAGATATTCTTGTCCATTGATATTTATCTTTTTCAGAAACAAAGGTTGTTGATTGAAAAGAATTACTTCCTAAAGTAATTGTATAGCTTCCCTCAGCTGCACGAACATAAGCAGATACTACAAAGTCCTCGCCGCCTTTTGCTGGGGATGGAAGAACAACTGTTGTAGATATATTTCCGCCAGTTGTTGCAACATAAGTTAGCTTGCCCATTTTAGACCCATACTTTGCAGTGTATGTTCCGCTTGTAGGTGTTCCTAAAGTTCCATTAGAATTTTTTACTGGAACTATAGTAGACCCTGAAGCAGTATCCATAGTTAAAGTTCCTACATTGGCAGTCCAAGTTGAGATTGTTTCAAAAGAAGGTTCTTGAATGAAGTTATATACATTTTTATACTCCCACAAGCAGTCTCCAGGGAAAAAATACGGTTCAGTAACTGGGGTGCTAGACACCGGAGCACTAGATCCATCAAAAAATGGTAAGGAAAGAGCCGTAGGCTGTAATAAGCAAGAATCAATGTAAGCAGATTCACCTACAGCGCAGTTTGGAAATATAATAAAAACTTTTACTACAGGGTTTCCAGAATCTCGAGTGTATGCGGGAGCAATTGCAGATATAGAAATTCGCGTTCTAACCGGAACTCTTTGTGAGCTCACCAATGTATTAGTTAGGGTTACTTCGTTAGATTGCACTGAGTATATAGTTGAGTCGTAGTATTCTCCATCAACATCGCTTAAAATTAAAGTCTGTTGTTCAATAGACTCTCTGTTTGAAAACTCTATTTTAATTATTGCTTTATTTATAATTGTTGAGTCGGTACTTACATAGGCGCTAAAGGTGTAGTTTTGACCTGGATCTACAGATATCCAGTCGCTAGCTACATACATTTGACTTGAATTTAACGCAGTCAATGCACCAACAGAAGAACCAAAAAATATAGAGTTTGAAGACACAAAAGACTTAGATACAAAGTTTGAGTTACTAGAGGACAACCAGCCACCCGTACCGTCTTCAAAAGAGGGGTTTGGAACTAGGTTTTCTTTAGATCCTTGAAGGTACACATTTACTTGCTTTGCATCCTCAAAAGCAAGGCTATATTTAGACTCTGAAAATTGAGTTTTATCTAACAGAACCTTTGTTTCAGAAAGAGTGCTAGGTGTTATTAATAGTTCAATTGATGCGTAAGCTGCGTCTAGTGGGGATACCCGACCTAATCTTCCTGCAGAAGATCCGGAGGTAAACTCTTTCCAAGAGCTTGAAGAGGTAATGGGTGCGGTTAACGCGGTAGAGCTAAGGGTCTCTCCAAGGTAATTCCACCAGTTAATCTTTACTGATAGAGTGTAAGAGTTGCCGCTAATTTCCCTAAACCAACCAGTAAATAAATACTCTGTATTTCCTTCAACAGGAATTCCTAAAAGAGGCATTTTAGCATTAGCTATTGGTAGTTGCAATGTTGCCGGTGATACTGTAGAGGTGCTTTCCGCAACTGTAAATACTCCGAAGCCAACTTCTTTTGGTGGATACAAAGAGTCATTTACCCAAGCTTTAGGTGGAGTAATAGCTGTACTTAAAACTGCTGCCGAGTTTTCAAATTTTACCGAAGTTTTAGTTCCACGGGTAATGTGCCAGCGACCAGTAGATTCTTCAAAAGAAGAGTCATTGTAGTCCAGCATAAGATTGTGACCCAGTTTAATTTCAGAGCTTAGGTGTGTAAGTCCAGTAACATAACCAGATACTGCGCCTTTTGTTCCTTTAACAGAGTTAATTACGTTTCCTGCTCTGTACAGGGATCGATGATAGCTGTCGCCCAAAGCAGGTTCATAATTAAAGCCTAGATCTAAAATTTGTGATTCTAAAAGAGCGCTGGGGATTGCGTTTGACGATGATTTAGATATTAACTCAGCTTCAGCATTTAGCTTGTCATACATAAAAGTATAGGCTGAGAGTGTTCTAGAAAGGTCGTTAGTTTCAGCTTCGCCAACGGCATCTCCAATACCATTATTTGTATTAAACCAGATACGTGGTAGCCAGTTAATTAATTTAGATAACGTGTCTGTTTCTTGCGTTACAATTATGTTGGTATCTCCGCAAAAAATCCAACGCTTTACCCCTTGAGTGCCACCAAAAACCCAAATTGAGTAGTTAACTTCGCGGTTGTCGGTTGATACGTCATTGTCAATATACGTAGTTCTAAACGCAGAAATTACATCTCCATCTAAATAGATTCCCTCAAATGGGGTGTCAGGAACACCTGAGAATCCTCGAACAACTCTCCAATGGGTAGGCTCTTCATCCTCGGGCGCAGGGGTGATAGATCCCCAAGCCAAGGATATAGAGTTAAAGTTATACGACCATGATCTAATCCCTGAGGCATAGTAAGTCCTACTTACTTCACGCTCACCGTACTTGGATATACCATACGTCGCAATACTATATTTTGCCATGTTTTAAGTTTACATCCCTGCAAATAAGAATGGGCTAATTGATGCCGCATTAGCTATAGCTGTTGCTGTAGCGGCTTGAGCAGCGGCTGCAGAAATAGAGTTAGTTAAGGCAACATAGTCTGTACTTGTATTATACAGGACGTTAAAGGTTCCTACTTTAGGTTTGCCGGTGTTATCTACGTTAAATCCTAGAGCGGTTGATGAGTCTCGAGTTTCAAATAGGTTAAATAAGTTTCCAGTACGAGCAGTTATAGTTAGACCAGTTCGTCCAGCAGTAGGAGAAATATTGTCTCCTGTTTTAGCTACATAGTTTGCGGAGCTTCCTGTTCCGTTTACTAGTCCAGCCTCAATATTTTTTAGTCTAGCGCCTAAAGAGTTCCAGTTAATGTCTTGAACAAACGTTCCAGAATAGTTAGAAACTAAGATGCTTGTATCATTTACGGCAGCACCAAGAGACGTTTCTATAGCGCGAACCTCATCTTGAATGACGTTTACGTGGTCAGCTAAAACTGTATCTTGGATATCAATTTTATTCTGTAATTGGCGTACTGAGGACGGGAAGGAAGCGGTCATTTTTTACCTATCTCTTTAGATGTTAATTCCGCCAGATACCGTGATTAACAGGTTAGCTGGAATCAGGTACGGAATTTGGTTTGGGTCTAGGATTATGTCTTGGGCGGAAGATCCGCCGTCAACGTTTAGCTTTGTTACCGATACTGAGGTTATGCCAGTTAACGGAGACAATGCTGAGATAATTGAAGAAAGGGATATATTTCTAGCGAACGTATTTTTTTCATAGGAGAAAAGTCCGGTATCACCAGAAAGAAGCGCCTTGTACACATCTAAACGCGCAGTACTTTGCTTATACGTGTCCTTTATTAAGACAGTGACTTCTAATCGCAACGGCATGTATTGTGGGGGCAATACGTTTAGGGTTACGCCTACAGGGATTTTGTCATCCATATAGAGCTCTACGTCTCTTTTAAGGCTGGTCCAAGAAGGAGTTACAGCTCCTGAAATTATGCCCGGGGTAGCGCTACCATCATTTTGTACTTGAAGGTATACGTTAACTAAAGAGTACACTGAGGAAGCGGCGTTTGTCTTTCCTACTAAAGGAACTAGTGATGAAAGGTACTTGTAATCATTTAGGGTTACCGCACGGTTTCGTGAAATAATAGCGTTTTTAATTTTAGATCTAATTTGTGTTTGGCTATCTGCGTCCGCACCTCCGGTTGCGGCTGTAGCATTGTTTACAGTAAAGAATGAAACTGCTTCTGGATCAATATTTCCAGGAATAAATGAAACTTCACTTACTGCTCCTGAAATTACGTTTCCATAACGACCTACGCTGATCTTGTAGGTTGCGCTAATAGCCTGTGAAGCAGGTGGGATAGACCCATTAATTCCGTCACCAAAAAGTACGTTTAGAGTTCCATCTGTATTTTGGTTTGCTGTAAATACCAAGTCATTTGGACCATACTCTACAAGGTTATCTACATACTGCCAAGGCGCAAATGCGACTCCCTGTCCTACGTAAACAACTAGAGACGCGTCAATAATTCCGCTTTCAAGAATTTGAAAAGACTGGTTAGCGCTTCCAGTTGACGTACCAATACTAGAAGGCAGTGGTTTATGAAATACGGGATCAATATAGTCTTCTTTATCAGTGTTTACTGTTTTTCCCTCAACACAAACAACGTTTACTGTAGCATTTGGTGCAATTGCTGTAAAAGGCTGGGTAGTTTCAAAGTATGCTTGAGAAAAAGGTCCGTAGTTTAACGGAGCCATTACTTGAGTTCCGACAGGCAAACTTATTGGGGCATCGCTGTCATTTGTAAAGGACACGGTTACAGTGGCCGGGGTTGGACCTGAAGGGCGATACCCATATAAAGATGCAAAATTTAACAGGGTTTCTGTTTTTACAGCGGTTTCTACCTGAGTTTCATTAGCAACTCGGTCAATGTAATAGGACATAATGTCCCCCATATAAGCAAAAGCTTCTAGCAAAGCATTTCCTAGGTCCGAAGGGTCGTTAGGATTCCAAGCGCCGCCTGTTTTTAGGTTTACTAGGCTTATTAATTCGTTTTTTAGGGCTGCGTAATCCCTAGAAGTGTAGTCAATTTGAATTTCACTCATTGTGTAATACCAACCGTCCCATCGTTTCCAAAAATTGCTGTTGATGTAGTTAAACTGACTTGTTCATCCCCAGGAACTAAAATAACAACTTTAATTTCGCTAGTTCCATTTTCTTCGGGAGGGCTAACCTCTATCTGTTGAATTTTAACACCCCTTAGCCAGGTATTAATTGCTTCTCTTACGGCGTCCTCAACAGCTTTTCTAAAAGACATTACTTCTCCGCCGTCATGTATGTACTCATTTTCAAATAAGGCGCGTTTTAGATCAACCCCATAATTTTGTTGCATAGGGCGCTGCCCTATTGCTGTGCTCATTAGGGTCGCTAGGCGGTCTAAGTAGATCTTGCCGCTAGATGTTGCGGCTAAAATTTCTCCCGAAACATCTACGGTATATGGGTAGGCAATAGCTCTCATTAAGACCTAACTCCAATCCATATAGGGAATTCAGGGTCTCCGGCAATATACATGACCCAAACTTCTTGATATTTTCTAGGAACAATTCTATGCGGTGTATGTTCATCTGTAACGTTAGTCTCTTGTGGATCTGATGTTGCTTTTCGATCATGATCCAAAGAGCTGGCCCCAGCCTTAGCCACAATAGTCAATGCAGGTATTGAATGGCTGTGAGAATCCAATCCCCCGCCACTTCCGGTACTACTTGATTGTGTGGTTAGCAGGGCGGCAATTGCTTCCGCCGTATGCTCTTTATGATCCGGATGATTGGCGTTGCTCGTTACAGGTAGGCAAGCCTCAGCCCAACCTGTTTTAGACCCGCCAGTAGGTTGATTTACAGAAATCTTTATACGACTCTTTTTTAGTGGGTCGTTAATGTCTAAAACCTTACCTATATATACCCCATAAAATCTTGGGCGTCCAAGAGGGTCCGCCCCATACACATTGTTGCTATAGTCATTCATTATACTATTTTATTACCCCTCTTTGCAGACCATGACACCGTATTTTTTACGCCCTTAAGTGATGGTGGTTTTATTAGGTAAGGGTTAGTAACTAAAGTAGAAAATGAATTTGATGGCTGGGTTACATTTGGCCCTACCCCATCGTAATCAATCTCTTGAAGTTCAGAGCTATTTGGAGAAAGAGATATCTCAGTTAATTGGGACTCAGCTATAGTCAATGACTGTCCAGAAAGTTCGCTTTCTACATCTCTATACTGAACGGCTTTTCCAGCGTTGGGGTTTACGTCCCCAAGAGTTTCGGCGCCAACAACCAAGTCAAGTACATAATAAGCTCGACGATCATTAAAATTGTGAGAAACAGACAGCACAGTCCAGTACCCAGAAAGATCATTAGGAAGGTTATCTAAATAGATTGGGTCATATGGCCTAATATCTGAGTTGCCTATAACAGTGACTTCCATAGTATATTGGTACCTGCTGGTGTTACTTAAGGCATTTGCTAAAAGTTTTGAGTCATTTACGTTAGAAACCACTTCATAGGGATAGTGTTTTTTAAACGATGCTTTAGTATTTTTTTTAGAAAAACTTGCTGTCATAGGAAGTAATCCTCACTTGGTTTTACCGCACCTTTTTGAGGTGTTTTTTTATTTACGTGAGGATGTACAGTCTTAATAGTTTGTCTACCATTTTGGCTTTTTCCACTTATTACCCTGTCAACCTTAACCCCTGCCTCAGGGGAGGCGTCACTAATTACAGGCTTAAAGTAAAGTATTGAACCCAATGCCCTTTCTAAGGCATTTATAGCGCCATTTACTGGGCTATCCACATAGTAAAAATATGGAGCTTGGCTTTTTTTACTTGCGGTTATCTTATCTTTAGAGCAAAACGTAACAGTAGTATTCTCTGCACGTAAGGCAAATCCGGTCTGTTTAGCTAAACTTCTAAATAATTGCCAATATGTTTGCCCAGATTGAACTATAGCTTTTCTTACTCTAGGGTCCCGTTGAACCGTAGAAGATAGGCCAAATCTTTGGCATATTTTTGAGACTACTTGATCTGCAGTAACATTGGTGTGAATTTCTTGGGTGCTATCTTTTAGGCATGCTGACGCTGAAATGCACTTAATTATAGTTTGATTTACGCCTTCAATACCGCCTGTTTGATAAATCCTATCAACTTTTCCTACAAATACTGATTTAATCTTTCCAGATCTATAAGTAAACTTTACAGGGTCCCCGTACGCAATCTGTGTTTCTTTTCGATTTGGTTTTCCTTTAATTCTAAGTATAAGCAAGTCATGCTCTTCTATTGATTGCTTTAATTCTGCACTCATAATTAAAAAGTCAAGTGATTTTAGGTTAGGAAACTCAACTTTATAAGATGCGCTATAAACATCGGGTCTCCAAATATAGGCAGGAAGTACAAGATTACTCATTTGGCACCCTAATTACTGTTCCTGGAGCTATATTAAACGGGTCTAAAATTTCAGGGTTTATATCCATAATTTCCCACCAGTACTTAGTTCCACCACAATATGTTGCAGCTAAAGCGGCTAAAGAATCAGTAATAACCCATGTGTGGTTAAAGTAGGTTACTTCTTGATTGTCTGGCCATAACCTAAAAACAGCAATTTGAAATTTAGATTCGGGCCCAGAGGTGATCTGCGCTAAAGTACCGTCGTAGTATCTAGACACTCTTTCAATAGGCATTACTCATCCGCTTCCTCTACGGCCCCAGCACCACCGTAGCGTTTCTTAAATGTCTCTAGAACGTCACCATTTAGGTCGTCTGAGAGTTGAACTATAGCTGGGTATCTGTTTATAGTTAAGGTTACTGTGCTGAGGACGGGCACCATTCTTCTATCAAACTGACGATGTTCTACCTCTAAATTTGATACTGCCCCAAAAATTTTATAACTATTATGAAGATGTAGCCATACCGGAGTTTGTTTTAAAAGTCCGCTATCAGAGGTTAATCCAGGATAGCCAAGTAGAGGGTCTTGTCCTGTAGTTGTACTAGGGTCTCCATTACATACTCGATATAAAAACTCAATGTCATACTCAGTTCCGCGATTTAATATACCTTGTTTAGCTACTTCACTTAGTGCAGGAGTATATGGAGATTTAGTTGGGCTATTGGTACTTTGAAGCTCAGTCATATCTGCTAAACGATTTAGTAGCAAGGTTACCTTAACAGACATATTTCCTGTTATAAGAATCGCGACATCTTGAATGTTTGTGTAATCAAACGGTGATCCACTAACGCCGTAACTAATTGTTTCTGGGTTATACATAAATCTAAATCCCCAAAGCTCACCTTTTTTAGATACTTCTGGGTTTGTATTTACAGCTAATGCGCTGTTTTTATCCTGGTAAATTCTTCCCAATTCTGGGGCAGTGCTAAGCCGGTTAACCACACCTTTTTTGTCTGTCCATTCAAAACTTCTTGGATTACCCTTTGTAGATTTATGAAAAGGGGGGTTCCATCGCTCGGGATTTTTAGGTTCTTTTGGAGATACGTTTCCTCCGCTGCCTCCGCCGCCTTTGTCTTCTTTTGGAACTTTTACATTTGTAACTTTTCCACTTACAATTGCGTCAATAAGAACCGCCATAGCTGCTTTGTATGCGGGTCCTTTGCTTCCATTTATAAATTTTTTAGGGTCTTTTCCAATTTCAACTTCTTTAACTTTAGTACCATTTGCGCCAGGGTTGTAGTACAAAGCAAAGTACGTAGTTTCTTGTGTAGTAGTGTTTACAACTCGTTTTATTCCAACATACTGTTTTAAATCAACATCATAGTGGATATTTTGAGTTTGTCGTATAGGAGCTGCTCCAGCGTACTCAAGATCTAGTTCCGCAATAAGCCCTTTTGGAATTGCGGGAAAAGCCTCAGCTTTTGTAAAATGAACCGTTTGAACCCCTTTAAAGTCTTTACCATCAATATTTCTTCTAGGTATTAACACACCATTTGCAGGAAAACCAGGAGCACCCTTATGTGTTACTGTAAACGATGGAGTAATTAGATACGGAAATTTAAGGGCCCGTAAATTTAATACAAACTTGTTAATTTGAGCCGTAAAGTACAGGTTATTCCAAGTTTCAATTCCATTAAGAATGTCATTTACTGGGTTTGCGGGAACGGTTGCTTTTACTACCCTAACTTGATCGTCATTTAGTTGAGTAACGGTAGTGCCATCTTTTTTATAGGCTTTTATTACCCACTGTAATTGACTTTGGCTTCCAAGCTGATTTCCAGCTTGATCTGTTGGAGACACCTGAACATTGCCGCTATCTTTAAAATCTATAAAGTTAATTTTAGCGGTTTGAGTTTCTATATTTACCCATACGCCATTTAAGTGCTGTTGTAAGTAAACGTTATAGTAATAATCTACGGCCATTAGTATGTCCTAATCTCATTCTCTTCAATAGACCTTTTAAGTTTTCTACTAAATTCTTTAAAGAGTCTTTCCGCGTCGGCTGAGCTAGCGCTAGCAATACTTACGTTCATGTTTACGGTTATTTCTCCCCTATGAGAGGGTTCTCTTGTAGAGGATCCAGAGGACATCATCCCACCAGAAGAGTATGACTCTTGACCACCACCTATGCCCGCAGATTCTTTTGCACGCTTAGCGTCATCCATATACCTAAGGAATGTGCCGTCATTATAAGTAGACCATTGTTTCCACCAGCTACCCTTATTGGACACTTCATATGCTGCTCTAATGTTTGTGTCGGTGTTAAATAGGGCCTCATTGTTTTTAATTCCAAATTGTTTGCGACGATTACGCCCCATATTTGGGCTTGAAGGGTCGTTATCTTTCATATTAATTTGGAATAGTCCGTAAGAAAGGTCTCGCCGTTTGTTATTGAATGCTCGTGGATTACCTCGGGACTCGGCAAGGGATACTGCAAAGGCTGTTTCTAAAGACTTGCCAGAAAACCCAGCACGGCGAAGCATGCGAATATAAGCAGCCCTGCTTCCACCGGGTATTTGAGAAGAAACTGCATCATCGGCGCTATTTAAAGTTCCAGTAATTCCTTCTGAAATTGAAACGCTTCTTCGTGAGTACCCAGAGGTAAACTTATCAAGATCTTCAGATCCAATTTCTCTACCAGCACCAATTGCTCCGGACAATAAAGAAGATAAAGATGCACTATTTAAATCTGATAAACCTCGGCTATTTAGGTCAGATAATCCCCTACCAATTTCACCACTTTGAGAATTAGAAAAAGCATCTTGTCTACCAAATAGACCGCCGCTTACTCTAGAGAATACGTTTTTAGCCATGTTTAAGCCTGCTCTAAAAGCTTTAGTTACAAAGTTAGCGGCTTTTCCAAATAATCCCTTAGGATCAATGCGGCCCTGTGCACCGCGGCCACCATTATCTCTAACTTCAAAGTGAAGGTGTGGTCCGGTAGATGCTCCCGCTCCAGGGGCGCCTTTACGACCACCCGATTTAGCAATTACTTGTCCATTTTTAACTACTTGACCGACTCGAACCAGAGCACGATTTAAGTGTGCGTACAAAGTAGATTTAGTTCCATGCTTTATAATTACGTAGTTTCCGTAACCCCCGCCACTGCCAACTTCAGTAACAATACCGTCAGCAGCGGCTGTAATGTTTGTATTTTCGGCAACACCAAAGTCTGTACCTCGGTGGTTAGAACTAATGCCGTTTCCACCTTTACGGCGCCCAAAGTGAGAAGTTACCGGAGTTCCTTGAGGTACCGGTAAAGAGAATGTTCCAACAGATCCCTTGCCAGGCATATTGTTGTCGCCACCAATGCCATGATCATCATCTGGACCGCCTATGGAGCCAATTGCACGTCCACCGAGGTATCCACCACCACTTATAAGTGCTCCCAGTATTGCGCCAGGAATTGCTCCAACGCCGCCAGCAAACGCACCTGCAGCACCGCCAGCCAAAGCTCCCGTACCAGCAGCACTTAATAGGCCGCCTAGTATTCCTTTATCAGACTTCTGATCTCCGTACCCACTCATGCTACTTAGTAGAAGTCCTAGACCAGGTATTAATTTTCCAGCACCCTTACCTAAACCACCTCTTAAACCTGACATAAGACTACCTGCGCCACGCAATCCTCCGGCAAGGAGTGGGGAAGCGGCTTTAGCTCCAGCACCGAATCTTCCTACACCCATTATTCGACCCATAATAGCTGCGTTAACCGCAGTATTAGCTATGCCCATACCAACGCTTCCAGCAGTAGCTAAGGTACCGCCCATATTTCCAGCGTTAGGAAAAGTTTGTAGTATGCCTTTAAGGCCCATAAGGCCGCCAGTTACCGGCCCTATTGCAGAAGCCAGATCTGCAAATCCTTCATTAAGTTTTGCAACAACGTTTAGGGATGCATTATATCCGCCTACAAGTCCGCTCTCGGTTGATTGTAGGGCCGAGCTTTGCCCTTCTTGAAACCTAAAGTTTGATCTTAATGGGCTACCCGACTCTACACCCATAGTAGTTAATGCAGACTGTGCGCTTCCTAAATCTTTTTTTGTAAGGCCCTTACCTTTCCTAGCTCGAGCTAAAATTGCAGAAGCAATCTGTCCAAATAAACCGGGGTCTCCACCGCAAATTAACATAAGAGTCGAGTAACCTTTAGAATTTGGATTAAAGAGTAAAAATGCCTGTTGCTCGGTAACTTCACGACCACCATATAACATGTTGTAAACTAAGTTAATAATTGTATTCATAGGCTTTAAGTTGCCTTGAGCATCTCTGATATTTACGCCTAACCGTAAAAATAAGGCGCCGTTCATTTGGGAAAGGCTAGCTGCAGACTGCTCGTTAGTTTGTCCGGAAAGAGCGCTCATTCCACCAAGCTGAGACATGATGTTCATGGAGCTTTTAGAATTAGCGGAGTAACCTCCTTGATACGCTATGTTTGCCGCAGCTGCTGTGGGGCCGCCAGCACTTGTTGCGCCATTAACTAGACGATTAGATTGCGCAATTAACTCTCGAGACTTCATGCCGCTTAAGCCCGCAACAGAATCGGCATACATTCTTTGTGCAACAGCTGACATGGTATTTGGAGCCATGCTCATAAAGGTTCCGCCAGCTATTGCCGCGCCGCCCAGTATTTTTTCATTACGGGTGAAACTGCCCAGGACGGTTCCTAGACCTAATTTACTACGTCCGGGCGACCCCCCAGATACGGCTTCGCCATAGGCTTCGCCATTTTCTTTCATTTTGGCGGTCTCAGCAGTCATCTGCTTAAGTACTTTGTAGGCTTTTACGAACTCTTTTTCAAACGTAGTTCCAATGCCTTCTACCTCATCGTCGGTAGCAAACAAGTTCTGACTGTTAATTTTAATCACCGCCTATCTAATTCGTAGTATCCACATGGTTCTCTCTCTAAATGAGAGGTGCTTTATGTCGTCTAGAGTCCATCCCGGGTAGTTCTTGCTAAGAATGTCATAGGATTCTATGAGTAGTTCGTAGCTTAACTCACTCTTGAAATAGTTCCGCTAAAGTTAGCGGAAGTGGTACCTCCGAACCACAAGACTGACAAGCTTTCTTAATTGCACCGAGTTGTGGACCAGGATTGCGGTCTGTTATTGCTTTGAGTATATCTCTTCGATCTTTAATGCTTAAATCTTTAACTATCTGCGGGTTTGTTATTGGCAAACCATTAATACTTACTATACAGCCCTGCAGTAGAAGGCTGTCTAGTTCTGCAGAGTTTTTACTTGAAGCGTTTACAAGTGTCTTTTGTACGGCTCCACTAGGTAGTGTTGCCTCAACAATACCCACTTTACACTTTATGCTAAAAACTCGGTCTTTTTCGTCAAGAGTCTTAATCTTAACGTCATCGGTTAGGTGAATCGTAACTGTTTGTTCTTCTTGGCAGGTCGGGCATAAACCCGGGCCAACAGTTACTTCTTCCCCAAAAGTGATCTTTCTAATAGCTAGAAGAAGCATTTCACGGTCTCCAGCTAGAAGCTGGTCTAGTGTTTCTTTTGTAGCTTCTTCATCGCCTATTTTTATTACTGCTCTTTCCAAGATTGTGAGTAGTGACTTGCCTGGATCTAAAATCTTAGCAATTACTTCCTCATCAGCCCCGGTTAGTTCTCTAACAACTGCGGTTGAAATTGACCCCTCAAATGGATCATAAAGACCACCAGGTAGGGTAACTTCTCCGTCTGGAGGCAACGCAACTGGAGCTTTTTCCAGCTGCGCTGCCTCAGCAGAGTTAAGAGCATTTTCTACGAGTTTGTTAGCTGCAGCCGGATTATCCGTTGCAACTACGATTGTTTCATTTGCCATGTTATGCACCTATTTCTTTTTTAATTATGCGCTAAATGTACCGGCTGTTGCGGCAAAGCCGTCTGCAAGTATAACATCAAAGCCTTCGTGAACGATCGTCATTTCTTCAACCATTAGAGTGCTTTGACCTGCATCAAGACTGCTGTAGCCAAGGTTAGCAATCCACGCGTTGTAAACTCTAAAACGCATAGATGTATGTTGTCCAGCATCAGTTAGTGCAGCTTTTCCACTAGCTCCGCCACCAGCAACATCGAATCCTGCTGGGTTTGGGTGGCTTAGTACTGCAATGTCTAGGGTGCAACGAAAATCTGCTCCAACTCCGGCTGTTGCGCGAGGAGTCATAAGGGCAAATAGACGCTTCATCCACTTCTGGTTTTGATTCTGTCCAAGCATTACGCCGTGTGACAGAGTAATTGGTGTGAAAGAAGACTGACCAGGAATCTGGTGCACGTTTGTGTTGTATCCGCCTTCACGGTATGCAATAGGTTCTGTTGAAACACTAAGACCGGAAACAGATACAAAACCCATCTTATTCCAAGCAGCTGTGTCCCACTTCGAATCATCAGTATTTGGCGTAAAAGTTACTAAAAACTTAAACGTACGTACTGGATCAGTAGTTAACTGTCTCTTGATATTATCGACTGAAAGTGCCATGTTTGTTTATCTCCTTAGGCCGTAGCGTTGCTAGTAATTTGACCCAGTTTGATAACAACAAACTCAGCTGGGTATTCTAAAGCGACTCCAACTTCAATATTTACACGGCCATTCATAATGTCCGCTTCGCTATTGATAGTCTCATCACATCGTACAAAGAAGGCATCAGCAGTAGTTGCTCCACGCAAACCACCTTGTTGCCAGTATGATCCTAAGAAGTTTGAGATAGTGACGTTTAGTCGCAACCACAATCTAGCATCATTGTTTTCAAAAATCGCAAATGATGTTAGGTCTGTAAGCTCTTTCTTAAGGTAGCTTAAAGATCTACGAACATTTATGTAACGATTTCCTGGGGTGTTATTTAGAGTTCTACCACCCATAATTACAATTCCAGCCCCAGGTACTGCTCGAATTGCGTTTACTGGATTAGCAGATGTATTAATTGCATCAAGTTCTGCGTTTGTAAATTGTCGTTCTGTAGTAACAGCTAGAGCAATTTGATTTCCTAGTCCTGCAGGTGTCTTAAACACTCCGCGAGAAGCGTCTGTTGCTAGGTACTGACCTACAACTGCTGCGCCAGGTGCCTGAAGACGTGTAGCTCCAGGTGTAGAACGCAAAGCATTTGGAATCAAAACCCAAGGATAGTAAAATGCTGCGCATCCGCCTGCTGAGCTTGCAGCAAAAGCAGTAGACACATCATCAACAAATGTCTGAGCTTCAGCTACTGTAAGTCCTGCTGGAGTATCTAGAACAGCAAATGAGTCTCCGCGTCCTTCGCAATAAGAAACTAAGTCAGCTGACATGTTGATTGCAAGAGTTCGTTCTGTAGATGTAAGAGAGGTTGTGTAGGTGTACGCAATAGCTGGGACGTTAATTACTAGTGGGTTTTGGATTGGGTCCAAAGTTGCCAGTGCAGTTGAGATATTGGTACGTGTTGGGGCAGATCCGTCTGCTCCAGCAGTTGTTGATCCAAGCGCATATAGGGTAGCTCCAATAGTAGGAATATCGTCTGGCGCTGTAGATGCAGAGTTAAGATCAGATACTGAAATAACTGAAGAGCTTGGGTTAATAACAGATACAAAGTAACGTGGATCTGTGGTGCTCATGCTTAGATCTGTAAATTGCTCAATTAGGTTAGAGGTTGCATTGCCCGCGATTGTAGGTGGGCCATACACTGCAAGACCAAAACGAGTTGGAGTTCCTGCGGCTCGAACCTGAACTGCAAGGCTGTTTCCCCAAACTCCTGGGTTATTTGCAGATACTAGAATTGTGTTTAGCTGGGCTTGAGACTTGTCAGTAAGAGTAACTGATGCGGCTGCTGCGCCAGCTCCAGTAACTCGCTTAATATACAGCTGGCGTCCGCCATTTGCAAAAAAGTTAAAGGCTGCCCAAGTTGTTGGGTAGGCGTCATCCAATGCACCAAAAGTTTTTACAAACTGTGTCCAAGAACTAAGAAGGACTGGAACAGCTGTTGGGCCTTTTGCAAGAGCACCAACAAAAACTCCAATAGCGTTGCCACTTTCAGCAAGCTCTATGGTTTGTGGAAGTTCCACTTCTTGAATAAATACGCCCGGTCTATTAAATGTAGACATTCGGTTTTCTCCTTAATAGGTTAGTTGTTTTCATAGGGGGTCCGATTATTATGCGGGTTGTGCTTGTTGTAGTTGTAACAGTTCATATATTGATACATTTGATTGATCAGTGCCACGGATACTAATATTTCTACGAGTAACCGGAACGCCTGTTCTTTCAAAACCAGTTCTAAATAGTTCAGAACTAATTCTAATTGAGTAGACATTCATAAAGAGTCGTTTTTCAGACTCAGTGCTGTCTCTCTTGGAAAAACCCAACATATCCAGTCGACGCCAAGTGTTGTCTTCTGGTACGTAGATAGATCCAAATCTAACTGGCAAGCGACCTATAGCAAATAGTCCACCTAAAATTTGTCGGTCATGCCGAGGTTGCCTAGAAAAAGTTGATATTTGATAATCAAGGTTTATAGGCATTGGGTAGAACGTGTCTCGACTAGAGTTTCCGTCCCAACCTTCTGGTTGGTAGGGGACGGTAACTATTCCAGACTGTACTCGTTCGGTTGCTTCTGAAATGTTAATTAGGTCAATAGTCATATAAGGATACGCCTGTTGACGGATTTCTTTGTCCGGTTGGCCGTAGAAAACTCCTACAGGTCGTGCTTGGTTTCCCGCGTCTGAAACGGTAAGGCCAGACAAAAGGCTCTTAAGAGCCTTCTCTTCATTTAAAATAAATGGCATTAATTTACCCCAATCTTAGTAAAGTAATTTCGCATTACTGGGGATGGGGGCGTATCTTCGTCGCCATACTCAAAAGCTAGGATCTTATTCTCAAGCTCTTTAGGGTAGGAGACTTTTAGGCTGCCATTAGGGTTAGGGCGAACCTCGAGTTTTGTAGCTAGGTTTTCTGGCCACCCAGCAAGAAGCGCCTCATATTGTAGTGTGAGGGTGTGTTTATCTGCAGACGCTGATAATTCCTTGTAAAGTTTGATCTTTAATTGTTTAGTTATACTAGCCATTTTTACGAAGAGCTTTCGAGAGTAAATACCCAGCTATAAATCCCGCTGCAGCTTTACGTTCGCCGCCTGTATTAAGGCCGACAATTCCTCGAACAAATTCTTCTTTATCAGCTTCCGTTTCAGCACGGTTTAGCCGATTGACTAAAAAGATCATAGTTCCTCCATATGAGGTGCAAGGTATAGCAGCAGGGTTCCCAGTTGCCTGGGCGTCGCTCTAAGGATAAGGCAAAGACGTTTAAAAGAAGCCCTAAGTGAGACTATTTTTCTTTAGGCCTAAACTGTTTACGTATTCTTGGGCGTATTACTTTCTTACCCAAAGCCTTATATTTGTTACTACTCAGGCGCTTAGTTATAGCTCCCGTGGATCCTGGGGATAGGGTTCTAGCTTGCCCACCCTTCCACTTTCCTGATGACTTTTTTGACCAAGATTCGGCAGACTTAAACCCGGCTTTTACTGTTTTAGCTGAGGTGGCTTTTGCAGGACCTATAGCTTTAGGTGTTTTAGGGTTTACGTTACTAGGCATTTGGGGGTACCTCATTAAATGGGTCGTAAGATGCATACCTGGCAAACTGAGGGTCATTGACTAGCTCTTCAGCGTTTACCTGGTTACAGTCTAGGGAGAAAACTGTGTATTTATTATTCATAAGGCCTCTAGGAGACATTTTAGTGGGGGTAAATACTTCGTTTCTAAATACTAGACGGTCTCTTAAAAACTCATCGGGGTTATCAACAAGGGTCTTAAAGTGAGCCGAAGTAGTGCTACTTGACCCATAGAGATCCGTGCTTCTCTCAACAATGTCCATATTAAAGGTAACTCTTAAAACGTCCACGTTATAGAAACCTCGGTCGCTTTGCATAGTCACGCCCTGGTAGATTACGGCATTGATGCATGGGATTAGAAGAGGGCCATGCCAACGACGGCCGCCAGTACTTGGGTTTGAGCTACCTACGTCGTAGATTGGGTCAACCACAGTGCTAGGCTCATCATAGGTCCACCACTCAATGTCGTTTCCAACAGTGCGAACTATCTCTTTGGTAATACCAGAGATTATAGACTTACGTTCATTAGGGACATCAAAGCGTCCTTGACGCTGTTCTCCGCGCATGTCTTCTCCTTATTCCCAACCCTTATCGGCTACGTCGACGGTATTTGAACTTCCACCGGGGCCTGTAGCGGTAATGTTTACCCATCGAGCCCAACTATACTGAGAGCTATTTCTTGTTACCGTAGCGGATCCCCCTGCAGGAATGCTTCCACCAGTCCCGGTTGTAGAGGCTAGTACGCTTCCGCCATCTGAATTAGAGAACTGAAGTCCCCAGTTAAATGAAGTAGCTGCACCACCAGAGTTATTAACAGTGAGCGTCCAGCTATTAGGAGACCCCCCATTGTAATTATTTGACGCAGTTATACTAGGTGCAGAGGGCGCCGAGGTAGTAAAGGTAACGGTAGGAGACTGAGTGTACGACGATGTTAGGCCGGTATTAAGATCATAAGTAGCTACTCGAGCGTAGAAAGTTCCCGCAACCCGGTACTGATAGCTTAAGTCAGCAAGCCCTGCTGATCTTACTAATCCCCCACCGCTATTATAAATATCAATTAAATAAGATAAGCTTCCAGAGCCGCCGCTTCCAGCTGTCCAACGGAAGGTTCCACCAGTAGGAGAAATGTCATCTGAACCAGTTACACTTCCCGGAGCATTAGGGGCTGTTGGGGCGGCATTTCTTGCTGTAATAACGTTTGAAGATAGTATTGGGGGAGTGCTAGTTCCTCCGGCATTAGTTGCTGTTGCAACCCCCCTAAATATATTAGATGGGCTATTAGCTTGTCCCTGCGTAACTTGGAAAGATATGCTACTTGCTCCATTGCTTGAAATAACTCTACCCGAACCAGCATCTGGCGTACCGCTTGTGGTAGTAGTTATGTATACATCATAAGAAAATGGGCTGCCCGTAAATCCAGAAGCCGATGCGGTAACAAAAGTACCCACTTCTCCGCTTCCAGATAAAGTTACCGTTCCTCCTGTAGGAGCAGGGATGTTATCGAGAGTTACTGGGTCTCCCGATCCTGTAAGGGACGGTAACCCACCTTGTTGTACGCTTCCAATAGTATTTACGTTTTCCGTGTTTACCGGGTAAGACATAAATGAATACGATGCTCCAGGAGTCAATCCAGTAACTACCGCTTGACCGCCATTAGAATTTATAGTTCCCCAAAAAATTTGGTTACCTTGTCCTGAAGGGCCGTAATAGGCTAGGGCGCTTGTGGTATTTGCACCGAAAAAAGTTGCAAAAGTAAATGTATTTGTTCCTTTAGATACAAGAGAAACCGAAGGTCGGCTTGGGGTAGGGACGGTGTAGTCATAAACCGTATACCCTACAGTTTGCGGAACAGTGTAGTTACTTGCTGCAGGAATAGTTTGACTTGCAACTGTGTTGTGGTTGTTAGCGGTTGCCCCAGATGCGCTTCTTATAACTGAACCTACTGTGTTTCCTGCGTTAACAATTAAAGCATTTGCAGTTCCTTCGGTTTGACCCACAACATTTGGGACGGTAATAAATGCAAATACGTAATAACTAAGGTTTACTGTTTGAGCTGACAGATATACGCCTGGAGTTACGCTCTGTGAAGCAATGTTTCCATTGTTTGCCGGAGTAGCTCCGTTAGCATTATTAAGTATTGTATTAGTTCCGGGGGTATTTCCGGAGTTAGTTATGTTTGTTCTACCGGTAGCTAAAACTTGTCCTACAACATTTGGAACAACAAAAGCGCTATAAGTAAAGATTGATCGCCAAGTACCGGCAACTTTTACGTAGGCGTTAGTCACACCTAACCAGGTTCCGTTTACTTTTACGTAGGCCGTCTGTACCGAGTCAGTATCGGGGGATACCGTTCTCCATGTACCACCTACTTTTACGTACTTGGCCATGGTCTACGCGTACTTAAACCAGATGTCCCCATCAGCACCGTCAGTACTTGTGGGTGCGGCAGTAGATGCAAAAACGTTTCTAAGAGCCCCTGTAGTGACGGTTGTTGGTGAGACTACTTTTGTGGCAGGGCCTACAACTAGATTAGTTGTAGAAGATATCGTTTCAAGTTTTTCAGGAAATTCTTTACGTGTCATGCTGTTATTTGACTCCCAAACGCGTGAAAGGTAATAGATGAGGATGTTCCTGTAGCCACAGTAATTGTGTCATATGGGGCTAGGGTTATTCCAAGAGTAAATGTTTGTGTTGTGTTGCCTGCAATAGGTACAGTTAAAGCTAGTGCGTTTCCTGTGCTAGCTACAGCTGGGGTTGTACCGGTAGCCTTGCGAACATAAATAGTCGCAGTTGCTAGGGTTGGCGTCACATTGGCTACCGCAATAGTTGAGACAATAGTTTGGGTAGCTGCAGGGCTAGAGTATAGATCTAGGTTTGAACCGGATGGTGTAGCCTGTCCAAGAATGAGATAATTTGTAGGCATTGTGCTCCCTGTAATTAGATGTGGCTAAGGTAGTACCCCATATTAACTTGATATCGCTCATTAGAGGGGTCTAAACTAAGAGCAATTTGCCCGTGCAGGGCTGCAGTTTCGTATTCTTTTAGGTTATAACTTGCTAGTGCTAACAGGTCGTGAGGCAACGGCCCCCAAGCCCACGGTTCGCAAAAGTAATCAAGTGGTTTGGTTTCAATTTCTAAAGCTTTAGTAGCCCACTCATAAGCTTCTTTCCATTTACCGTGATCGTGGTAGTGCTGGGCCAGCTTCACTGATGACTCTCTTCTTGAGGGGTCCTCAAGGTAAGACTTCTTAAGCCAGAACTCCGCATTGTTAGGCTCACACTCAGCTAAATATCTGTATGAAGATGCCCTTTCAGGAGGCCATTTTGCAGAGTCTAACTTTAAATGTTTTTTAAACTGTATTGCAGCTTCTGGATATCTGCGCCAAAAGTAAAGCTCTCTACCGTAATAGAAGGTACAACGGTCATCTAATGGGTTTTCCTTAGCCGCTTCTTCAAGTAGCGTTAAATATTCTCCCCTGGATTTTGTTTCGTCTGGATGATGTTCTATCTGCAGATCTATCCACCCACGAGTTTCAGGAATTCGGTATGGGCTTGGTATTTCGTGAATAGGGTACTGCCAGCGATATCCTTGGCGAGCGTGGATTCTAATCCCACTAAATTGCATTCCCGGAGATCCATCAGGATTCCAGCTAGTGGTAAACATATATTGTGGTCTAGTCCATTTATTGGTGTAAGCCACCTCTAAATGTTCTCTCCACCCAGGAACTAAAACTTCGTCGAGATCCAAAGCAATACAGTAATCAATATCCCCAGGGATAAGAGCGAGGCTAGCATTACGAGCATCGTCAAACCTCCAAGGTTTTACTGAAATGACGTGGGTTTCAATTCCAAAAGATTTTGCTAGTTCCACGGTCTTGTCCGTAGACCCGGTATCAGCAATCAGCAGTAAGTCAGCTTCTTTTGCCGAGTGATACCATCGTTTGACAAATTGCTCCTCATTGAGGGCAATAGCGTAAACAGCAGCTTTCATGCTAATAGTGTAGCAAAAGAAAAGCCCCACCAGTCCCTGGGGACGATGGGGAGCTAATCTTTAAAATTAAGCGATGTTAGCGAACTCTACTGCACCGTAGATAGTTGATCCACCGTCAGAAGAGTAGAACTTTAGAACAGTCTTGCCGGATGCTACGATAGTTGGGACTGAGCCACCATCCCAGGTAACTCCAGAGAATGTGACGACGTTAGCGCCACGGTTAGCTACTTCAACAAGCCACTGATTAGCGTAACCGCTAGGGATGTTTGTAAAAGTAACGGCTGTGTTTCCAGCTAGTGAGCTAATACGAGAAACCGCACCATTAGTTATAGAGATATTAATGGCTCCAGTTGAACCTGTAATAGTCTGCAGGCGTGTAGTGTTGCCCGCATTAATGTAGGCGTCTACGGACTCCGCTAGTACGGTTGGCTGTGAGGAAATGGCCATTATTACTTACCTTTCTTAGATGATGCTTCTGAAGATTCTTCTTCAACAAGTTCTGCTTCAATAATTTCTTCAACTTCTCCGACAAACCCTTGATTTGTCCAAATAAGTTTTGCCTCGGGAGAGAGGTTTGGCGGATACCAAACCCCATTCTCACGAGTCCAACCTGTACCTGGCTGAGGATCAAGATTGGTAATATCTACAACTTCGTATATTGAAGCAAATACCCCAATCTGATCTTCAGTGTCAGATACAACTACGTTTACCACGTAGGTGTCGGATAAAAGTGCGTATTTTGCCATTTACTAGATCCTATGCAGTGGTCTTATCAAACCAGCGAATAAGCGCAAGCCCATCAGCACCAAAACCACCTGTTGATAGGTAAGGGAAGTACTGAATATCGCTAATATCCACATCAACAACATCTGTTCCATCCATGTAAAGAAATTCCCATGTGATGTCAAAGTATGCTGCATTTGCTGGTGCTGGCAATGTCTGCCAAGCAGATGTAGCTGCAGTAGCTTGTCCTAGGTATGTAATTGTGCTTGTTGCAGTGAATATGATGTCAAATGGTGGACGTTCTTCACGGATAAGTCCCCCGTCAGCTCGTCTCCATCGAACAGTTGGGCGTACACGCTTAGAAACGTTGAACTGGGTGCTAGTTACACCAACAGTTGCTGTTGTTAGACGTGCTGCAACACCTGTGAACAAGAGTGGTGTACGTGGTAGTACTGCATAACCCTGCCATGCTGTTGAAATCTTTGCATTTCCAACATCTTGCATTGTTGCACGAAGTACGTTTGAGCTGTAGAAACCAGCCTGTGCAGAAAGTTGAATCGCTGCGTTGTAGATTGAGTACCACTTTGTAAGGTCAGCACCAGAGTTTTCATAGTTAACTGCACGTCCTGCTAGGAAGTGAGTAACTGTAGTTAGAGGTGAGTTTGCGAGGTTTGTAGAACCACCACCGCCACCTCCACCGGTGTTAGCTTGACCGTCAATACCGCGAGCGTAATAGTCAGATGTACCGCCACCAATTTGAACTAGATAGGTACCACCACCCTTACCGCCGCCGCCGTTTCCGCGTCCAGGTACGATCTGGTTTTGTGAGTGTGCGACCCATCCTGCACCGCCACCTCCGCCGCCAAGAGCCATACCAGATGGGTTGCCGTTAAGGCCTGTTGGCCATACACCAGCTCCACCATCTCCTGCGTAAGCAGGTGCAGATCCAATTGATCCAGCGGAAGTTGTATTCCAAACTGCGTATCCACCGAGGTTACCGCGTAGTGGGAATGTCATCATAGATGATCCACCAGAGGTGTTCCAACCGCTTGTGTAAGCAAATGTAGTTGAGTTAGAAGGAGCAGCCATGTATTGAACTGCGTTCATACCAGAACCGTTAGATCCACCACCGCCACCTGCTAGGGTAGGAAGTGTTGCGGTAGAGTTGAAGGCTGCGTGGCCTCCGTTATTACCGCCCTGTAGACCATACTGCCAGTGAATGTTGTTAGAGTTATAGGTACCGCCACCACCGCCGCCTTCTGCAATTACAAAGGCGCCTGTCTGTGAGATCAGTGGTGAGTTTCCTGGTGCTCCAGCCCATACAATAGTAGAGCTAGGCTCTTTAACTGTAGTTGCAGTAGCGCCAATTTCAAGCTGAGGAGCCACAACGTGGAACTCAACGTTTGTTGCTGTCGCTGTCTGCGCACCGTTAAGTTGGAATACACCAAACTTAACAAATGCTGTTGATGCTGGGGCAGTTGCAGTAACTCCTACACGAACTGGGTGAGATGCCGCATAGTTTGATGAGGTTACAAACTGGTTAGCTGTTGCTACACCAAAGATTGGAGCAAATGTATTTGTTCCAGTGCTTCGAGCCAGTGAGTTATAGTCTGCATCAAAGAACTCTAGGAAAGCTAGGAATGGTCGGTAAGATGAGGAAGCTCCACCGGCAATTACGAAAGCAGATCCAGAGTATTGAGTTCCTGCAGATGCGCGAACAAATCGGTGAGATGTTTCTAGGTTACCTAGTGTTGCTGTGTTTGACTGAACAATTGCAGAAGACGATTCAGCAATCATTGGTGGCATCCACTGGGTAGCGGTAGATCCAATTTCTAGTTGTGCGTTATCAAACCAGTATGTTACGCCACCTTGATGTAGAACAATAGATGGGTATACGAACTGAGGAGTAGCTCCAAAAGCATACTGGCTGTTTGCTGTAGCTGTACTAATTGTAGGTGTTGTAAATGTTGCAGAAATTCGGCGCCATCCATTTTGACCAGTAGTTGTATTTGCACCAAGAATCTGTAGTGAAGATGGTGTAGTCAGTGTCAAGGTAGAGTTGACTGGGATAACCGCTGTAGTTGCAGCAGATATAGTAATTGTAGTTGTAGCGCCAGTTGTAACAGCTGTAATTGTAGTGTTTGCCGGAATACCTGTTCCAGTAATAGCCATTCCTCGAAGAACGCCTGTACCAGTAGTATTTAGGGTTATATTAGTTGCACCACTAGCTACTTCAGCAGCTGTTGTGGCAGTAATAGTTCCACCATAACCCGCTAGTGCAGCTGTTGGGCTTACTTCACGAACAAAGAATCCGTTTGCTGTTCCAGCATCAATAGATGATGTAGTACCGGTGTTAGTTCCGCCAGCATAAGATACGTTGCTCTGTGCCGCAAAAGATCCGCCTGTAGAACGAAGTTGGAATCTAATTGGTGTAACAGCAGCAATATCTACGTTTGTTGATACGTATACGGAGAATGTATATGTTGCTCCAGGAACGTATGGGACACCGCGAGTACCGGCTGCTGTTGACTGACCAGAAGCATCAGATACAGAAGTCGTGTTGTTAATGCTTGAGAAACTTACCCATGTTGGGTTAACAAGAGTTACCGCACCTGCAGTAGTAGCTGAAAGTGCATACGCTCCAGTTCCGCCTGTGTAGGAGAAGGTAACTGTTGCACCAGAAATTGGGGCGGTAGTTGCAGCGCTGACAGTTACTTGAGTAGCGCTGTCTACGCTAAGTACTACAGTTCCTACAGGAATGCTAGTACCTACTAGAAGCATATTTGGAAGGATGTTAGTTGTGTCGCTAACAGTAATTACTGTTGCTCCACTAGCAGCCGAGATAGTACGTGTATAAGGGGCAGCCATTTCAGCTAGTTTTGAAGGCATACCTGAGCTGTTAATAGCCAATGTTGCTGCGTTTGTACCAAATGAACGAATTAGAGTTCCCGCAATTGTTGTTGTGCCGGGCTCTTCTAGTTGTGAAATTTGTGGCATCAACAGGTTGTTAGACAAGTTTAAGAACTGCGGTGATGTGGCTGATCCGACCAACTGAGGGTTAGAAGTTAAAGCACCGCCACCTGAAGAGATGTTCTGGTACAAAATTGTGCTTGGACGTACAACTGAGTCGTTGTAATCAAAAGCAGCCAAAGCGTTTACCGCAGCAGTATTTGGTCCACCTAGGGTGATAACGTTACCTGATACAGACACTACGATGTTGTTTGGGCTTACAGCTAGACCAGTAATTGCTGTACCAGTAATAGTAGTGAGCGCCATACCTGGAACAATTCCTGTAGCGTTTGGTGTAGCGGTTACTGTTGCTTGACCGTTAACGCCAATAATTTGGCGGAAAGTTAGGTTTGAATCCCATTGTGCTGGGGCATAATCAAATAGAGAGTTAGGAAGAAGGTTGGCAACAGTTAAAGTACCAAATGTTGTTGAACCGCCGTTAACTCCTGGAAGAGTGTTGGTTACGTCAGTTGCTGTAAGGATTGATCCTTGACCGCCTTGACCACCAGCACCAATATTAAGTGCATAGTTTGTGCCGGGAACAACAGCTACATTTCGAACAATTACCTGTCCGCCACCGCCGCCACCGCCTGCAACCGCAGATGAACCTCCGCCGCCGCCACCGCCACCGCCGACAAGGATAACCTGAGCACTGGTAATACCAGTTGGCGCAGTCCAAGAACCATTGGTGGTAAATACTGCTTCATTGACCGAAACTCGAGCTGAGCTGTCGTTTGGAAATACAATGAATTCTTTACTGGATGAAATTGGCATGGATAATTACCTGTCCCTTAGTTGCTAACGATAACGCCGGAGATTAAGAAATCTACAGACGCCGCTGCGTCAGAGGTAACTACTAGCGACTCTGTCGGAAGTATTACCGTACGTGTATCAAAATTTACAGTTCCATTTCCAGGAACTTGAAGACCTGTGCAGAAAGAAAAGCCACCCACAAGAATAGTTACTGTGCGTGTTGATCCTGTCTTGTTAGACAAGATGATGTTTGTGATAATTCCGGTGTTACCGCTGGTTACTGGAGTTGTACCAGCGTCTGTTGTACCAGCAGTTCCAGCACGAAAGCGATTTACTGTAGTTGCCATTAGGCTAGGACCCCCATATAACTTAGGATTGATAGATCGGAAGCTTCCGCGCTTATTGCGGCAAGCTTATTATTTCCCGCGGTGTTAACCGCAGAAACCTGTGTAGTACCTGCGGTGTTAACAGCAGTAACCTGTGTTGTACCGGCAGTAGTAATTGACGTCACCTGTCCAGCTGTTGCTGCAACGACGTCATTAACCCCAAGTAGGGTACCTAGAGTCTCTAGGGATTTAGAAACAAAAACTAAATCTTGTGCCGTATATGTGCTGGCTGCAAGGCTGGAAGTAATCTCCGCCTTTACGGCCTCAATTTGAGTTGATAAACTGTCATAACTAGGCATCTAGTCCTGCTTTCTGGGATATATTATGAATTGTAGCATACTTAAGAACTTTGTTTATATAAAAAGACGGCATTATGCCTGGGCCTCCGTCCAAGAGATACGAGCCGAGATGTTAGAGGCAACAGCACCAATATTGGTGGCTGTAATAACCAAAATATCCGGCCCATTTGGGAAAGACGGGGTCAATGGATTTCCATTTCCACCTAAAATTGAGTTTCCAAGCTCTCTAATAGCTCTAAGGTCTACCGCGGTTACGTTATAGGACGATGCCGAACCATTTTCCGTAAATACGGAGATAACAGAGTCACCGCCTGAAGAAAGTCCGGATGGAACTCCTGAGGCTGGTACGTCTCCAGCACCCGGACCCGTATTATCAAAATATAGTACCTGCGCCAAAGATCCGCCGGAGATAAGGTCTTTAGTCCAGTCATTTGGAAGACCGGTATAAGCAACTCTTGGTGTGAAGGTTACAGTTGTATTAACAGTTCCGGAGTTAGCAGTAGTTAAGTATACGCGATCTCCAGCGGTGTAGTTAACGGTGTTAGTGCCTGAAGCACCGATATTTGTTCCGGAAACTAACATACCTGGCACAATACCGTTAGTTCCCTTTACGTCAGTTATAACAATAAATGGGTTTCCAGAAACTCCAGTAGCGGTTCTTGCAGCCGCCATAGCTGTTGTTGTGTGGGCAGTATACGAAAGGAATGATGGGTTTAATATTCCGTCTAGACGGAAAGATCCATTAGTCTGCACACCCATAGACGCTAACTGTAGCTGCATTCTATTTGTAAGTTCTCGAACACCAAAGTTACGAGCTAAGCCGTTATCTACTGATGGGGCTAGGCGAATTGCTAGCAACGGACGTGTTGTTCCCGCTGGAATAGATAGGTACTTTGTCATACCTCCGGTAAAGATGTAGTTTTGGTCGTTATCAAAACGGCCATCCATAATTACTGAAGAACCCCAGTGAGACAACATTGGTGCACAAGTTTGATTAATTGGTTGCACAGAAACCTGAGCATCTCCGCCAGAACCATTAATAGACGAGTCCGGGGTAAATACCACAGGTAGTGTTGTTCCTGAGTAAGTAAAGTTTTGATCAGGGAAGTTTATAGTAACTGATCTACGTCTTTGTAGGCCGTTAAGTTGATATCCCTGCTTTACTGGGTCATAAGACCCAATGCTAGAATAAGTCATAAGCTCAATATTTGTAACATCTTGAACTAAGATAGTTCCTGAAGCTGGCCAATAAGCGGCATCCTCAACCCACATAGATGTATGGTTTGCTTCAATTGAGGAACCTATTGTTCCAGAAGCTCCGGCAATAGCCCTACTAAATTTAATTGGGTCATTTGCTACTTCATAGCGTGCTGGCAGGTTACCTGAACGCTGGTATGCTGCAACATTCTTGTTGTTATTTGCAATCTGGTGGAAATAAACAATATCTCCAGCAACGCCACGAACACCATAGCGAATAAAACCAGCGCCGTACCAAGAGTAGTCAATATAAACCATCTGCATCTTCTTAGTATCAAGCTCAAAACCAGAAGGGCCTGTTCCGTCTAGCTTATCAATATTCCAGTCAGACTGTCTAAACCTCTTAGTTTGAGTTAACAGTGCACGTACGTTAGCGGCAGAAGCCCCACGATATGCTGGGGAAATAAACAATTGAGTATCGCTACCAATAGCAATAATTCTGTAAGATCCGCCTCGAATAACTAAACTCTCTCCAACAAGTAGTTGTTTTCTAAATTGAGTTCCAATACCAGTGACTATGTTTGAGTTTGTTGTTACTGAAACCCTTCCCATAATTTCTTTTTCGGAGTGTCGTCGGCAAACAGATAGGCCTTGACCATCAAACTCAAAAAAGAACCCATTTTGATCGTCAAACATTCCGGTTCTAGTTACTCCGCCATCCCACTCGTAAACTGTCAAAAAACCTAGTCCGGCTGGGGTTAAGTCGATTGAAGGTACAGTAGCGGTAATGTTAAGATTAATACGTAATGTTTTAGAGTTAACTACCTGAGATACTACAAAATTGCCGTTAAAGGGGTTGTATGAAGATGCGCGGCTTACTTCCATACCTTCAATAAATATTTTTGCCCCGACTTGTAAGCAGTGATCTTGTTGGGTAGTAATTGTTGCAAATTGAGTTCCAACATTTCCAGCGTTTAATACATATTGTTGAATATCAAATGTTGGAGTAAATTTAGATCCTGTAGAGTATTGAATTCCTTTACCTGACTGATAACGGAAATAGCGTCGAGTTTGACGTATTGTGGAAGATCCAGGTACGTTGTTGTACGTTGTTAGTTGAACCCCTCCGTCAGCAGGGCGGTGAATTATGTACCCATCACTTTTTGCAATAATTACCGCTGTATTTGGCACAACTACTGAGGTCTGTACTCTACCCAAGTCAATTATGGCTGTTCTAGTTGTTGGAGTAGACGTGATTGCGTAAGTACCGTCAAAACTGTTTGTATTTGATACAACTATTTGTGTTCCTGGGTACAACCCATGAGGAGTTTCAAAAACAATAGTCACTTGAGATGACGGTGAATTTCCGTTTGAAGTAGCGTTCCACGGACGAAGTGAGTTTAAGCCTCCAGGGATACCCAATGAATTTGAGGTATTTACTCCGCCAGGAATGTGAGCGTTATCAAAAATGTCGCCACCATATACTGAGGTAGTTCCAACATTTACAAGCTCTCCGCCTACAACTCCCTTACAGACGTATGTAAATTGAGTTCCAGAAACTAGAGAGGCAATTAAAAACGTTCCCTCAACTAATCCGCTTTGAGCGTCTTGTACGCTAACAATATTTCCTGCAACTAAACCGTGAGGCTGAGCAGTAGTTACTGTGACCGTAGATCTAGGTCCCAAACCATTTGCAGAAAGAGAGGTTACTTCAAAAGAGTTACCGCCCGATCCTTTTGGAAAGAACGAAGGATAGTTTGAAGTTAAAAATAGGGATTCCCACTTAGATGGCTGCAATGAGTATTCAAAGTCAGTATCCATAAGAGACTGTGGCTGAGATGTGCGTAGTTTACCTACGGCATCTTGCAAAGACTCTTCTACGTCTACTACAGTTGCATAATCATCAATAATTACTTGAATCTTGTCAGTGGACGACATTGCTGCAGTATTGTACTCAAGTACAATGTGCGTTGAAATATCCGCACCATTTTGCTCGCGTGTCCAGCTAGTGTATCCTAGATTTGGATCCGAAAAGTTGTAGATAACAATATTCTTTGTTACGTTTGTAATCAACATTAAGCGTTGAGGTTGAAGGTTTCTAGTAATAATGATGGTTTTTGTAGCAGGATTAAATGAATAGTCCTCTTCAAACATTACATTTCTTGACACTTAGGTTCCTTCCTAAATCAGTGTAATCGGTGAGATAACAGTAGTAGTAGTTGCCGCACTTCCTGCAGTAGCAGTCTTAGGAAAATAAATACCTAAGTTTAATAGTGCATCCATTTTTAAAAGTTCTCCAACGCCGCCATCACCAGCTACACCTCTTGCGCCTGTTTCTCCGCGAGATCCAGTCGCACCCGTACTTCCTGTGCCACCAGTAGGGCCTGTTGCTCCGGGACTTCCCGCAGCACCCGTAGCACCAGCTGCACCGGAAGAGTATGGCAGACCAGTCCACTGATTTACACCGTTACCTACTTTAAATTTTCCGGTATCGGTTTCTAAACCCAGCTCTCCTTCAGCAAGTGTGGGATTAGTAGACGTCCAGTTTGCAGCCAACCCTCTTCGAAGTTGAATTTTTACTGTCATTAAATAATTCCTCCAGCGTCAATCGTAATTGTTCCGCCATAAATAGAATTTGGAGCGCCACCGTCAATATCAAGAATTGTAGTGCTTGCAGGGCCTGTAGGTCCTGTTGAACCCGTAGCACCTGTAGCCCCAGTTGCTCCGCTAGATCCAGTTGGTCCTGGAACAGTAGAATTAGCTCCAGTAGAACCTGTAGCTCCCGTAGGTCCTGTTGAACCCGTAGCTCCATTAGATCCATTAGATCCATTAGTTCCGGTTGCGCCAGTAGCGCCAGTAGCGCCAGTAGCGCCGTTAGTTCCTGCAGGTCCTTGAATGCTTCCAACGTTTACCCATGCAGATGTTGTTGCTGACCAAACATAGAGAGCACCAGCAACTAAATATCCATCACCAGGATTTCCTGTTGGACGCGCTGCTTGAAGTTCCCCTAAAGTTGCATATGTACCAAGAATTGTTACGCCAGTACCCTGTGCACCAGTCGCACCAGTCGCACCGGTTGGGCCAGTAACACCATTAATACCGTTAGTTCCAGCAGCACCAGTAGCGCCTGTTGAACCGGTAGCGCCGGTAGCACCTATTGGTCCAGCAACAGTTGATGCTGCACCAGTTGCACCTGTAGGTCCAGTTATAGATTGTCCAGTAGCTCCGGTTGCACCGGTAGCTCCAGTAGAACCAGTTGCGCCTGTTGGACCAACAATTTGTCCAGCGCTATACCAAGCTGTTCCGTTCCAAACATAAATGTCACCATCAGCATCAACAATCCAGGCATCGTTTATAGAGTTACCTGTTGGTGGAAGTGCTGCTGTGTTTGCCTTAGATCCCTTAAGTGTTATAGAAACACCTTGTGGGCCTGTAGGACCCGTAGGGCCTGTAGATCCGGTAGGCCCTACAATTTGTCCTACGTTATCCCACTCATAACCTTCCCAAACATAAAGATCGCGCCCAATAAAGTACGCATCATTAATTTGTGGGTTTGTTATTGTTGAAAGTAATCCTGTATTAGCAAGAGTTCCTTGGTACCTAATTGATACGCCTTGATCACCCTTAGCACCAGTTGCTCCAGTAGGGCCAGGAACTGTAGAAGCCGCTCCGGTTGAACCCGTTGCTCCAGTTGGTCCGGTAACACCAGCAAGTCCTCTAGGACCTTCAGGACCGCTTGGTCCTGTTGAGCCGGTAGAACCTGTAGGTCCTGTAACACCGGTTGGTCCTAAATCTCCACGAGGACCAGTAATACCCGCAGGACCAGCTACACCAGCCGTTCCTGTAGCACCCGTAGGTCCAGCTACACCAGTAGGACCTGTATTTCCAGATGGTCCAGTAGCGCCAGTTGCGCCACGAATTCCTTGACTACCTTCTGCACCAGTTGGTCCAGCTACACCAGTTGCTCCAGCAGGCCCTGTTGCACCTATATTTCCAGTAGGTCCTGTAGGTCCAGGCACCATTGATGGCGCACCAGTAGAACCGGTTGCACCAGTTGATCCAGTAGCTCCTTGAGCACCTGTAGATCCAGTTGGACCTGTTTCTCCACGAGTACCCCTAGGTCCTTCAGGACCTGTAGCACCCGCTGGTCCTGGAACTGTACTTGCCGCTCCAGTAGGTCCCGTATCACCAGTAGCTCCGCGAGTTCCTTGAGGACCTGTTGGACCTGTAACACCTGTAGGTCCAAGGTCTCCGGTTAAACCTCGAGGACCAGTAGCGCCTGTTGCACCAGCACCAGTTGGTCCAGTTGCTCCGGTTACAGATGCTCCGGTTGCTCCGGTAGCTCCTGTGGCTCCTCTAGGGCCAGTTTCTCCCTGTGGTCCAGTAGGGCCTCTTTCAGCTTCGGCAATTTCCCCTAAAAGAAAAACGCTAGGGTCATTATTGTCGGAAGGCATTCCAATTAAATTAGGTGTATCAGACACTGAAATCTCCATTGGTAGTTGTTACCTGGGGCTTAGTATATATCTTTCCTTCTAAGTATGTACGAGTTACGCCATCAGAAGGGCGAGTTAATTGCAGATCCCAGTAGCTAGTCCTTGGTAAATCATCTGTAACAGTGCTTGGCAAAGTTAAGGTAAGTTTATCAAAAATTCCGCCAGCGACAGATCGGCTCTTAGTAATTGTAAAGGTGGCTAAAAGAAGCGGCCCTACTTGATTTCCAGGTATTTGTGGGTACAGACGAATTTGAGAAAGCGGCGTGTAGTTAGTTAGATCCTCATCAAAAGTAAATGTAATTGAGAAAGAGTCTCCAGCTTTCATAACAAGATCTTTAGTTGCAGCAGGTCCTGGAGGGGTTGTATCCCAGTAATTAGGTTTAGGAAGGTGAACTCTTTGCGGAATAGAACCATCATCAATTTCTTGTGGCCGGTATACAGGAACGTACTTATTAGTTCTACGGCTAATTCTGCGCAGAGTAAGAACTTCAATTCGGTACATACCTACACCCAGTAGGGTGCAAAGCTCACGGTATTGTTCCTTACGAGAAGAAACAATTTCCATCAGCTGCCTAAAACGTTCTGATCTAGGGATAGAAACCCCATCAGGAGAAATAATGTCAATATCAAAAGCAGCGTCAGTAGCCAGTGTGTAAAGGGCCATAGAGGACGCTAGAAGGATAAGTGGGTACTCCTCAACCAAAGGGAGTGTTGGAAGCGTAGCTAGGCTTCCATTACTGTCCGTGCTGTTGTAGGCATGCTCATAAAAAGCTGAGGTTACGTAATATTGAATCTCAGTGTCTGTAAAATACTTATAGGTTACGCCTGAAACCTTTATAATAGCTCCACTTGGTGGAGTAGCGTTTAGTTGAAATAGGCCGTTAACTTCTTCTACGGATACCGCGGTAGATACGTTTACCCCATTTACGTATACGCGTAAAGACAGGCCTTTAATTGGGGAATGGCTAAGTTGAAATCTTTTTGTTATTCCGTCGCCAGTAAACTGTTCTTCGAAAGATTTTCCGATATCCCCGATTTCTGCTCTAAGTCGAGCAGATAGGGTCTGAATGTTTGCCACTAATCCTCCAACTAAGTTTCAAAACCTATCATCTAACAAGTTACAGGATAAGTCACGGTAAAAAAGGGCCCGCCCCGACATGAGGGCAGCTCTGTCGAAGCGGGCGATCTATTAGCGCTTCTTTACATGCGATCGTACAAATATCCCTTTTCTTGGAGATGTACAGCTACATGCTTTGCTACTTTGTACTTTTGACCGGCTTTGAAAGAAAAGTGATTTCCTACGCCAATCGTTACAAAATCTAAATCTTCTGCAACCCGAATTACCTGAGCGTCATCAGCAAGGTCTACGCCTACGCTTTCAACTTCATCGATTACTGTTGCTTCGCCCTTAACTGTCAAATCAAGAACTTCTGTTTCCATCTTAGCTGCAGCCGCTGCTGTAGCCATTGACATTTCATTTGCGCGTTCTGCCAGCGCATCTGCGTTAAGTCTAATCTGTTCTTCACGCTGACGTCCAGTGACGTCGGTTACTTTTGCTTTTGCCACGATTATTATTCTCCTGTAAGTTTGTGTTGGGGGGCTGGATTTTTAGGCCCAGCCCCCTAACGGGTTAAATTAGTTTGTTTCTGCTAGAACTACAGACTGATCTGTAATAAGACCAAGACCGTAAATAGCGTACCAAGCAAGCGCGTGCTCACGTCCGAAGTCAAGAATACCGCCATCGCGGAGTTCGACTGGAAGAGAGATTGCGTGACCGAATGCGTTATCTCCAATGAAGATAGCTGTATAGCGGTCCTTGTTACCGTTACCTGTCTTTGTTACTGGTGATGTGTATCCTCCACCAGTTGGGTAAACGATTGATCCTGCTGCTACAGCTGTATCAGCTGAGTAGCCTGAACCTGCACCGTTTGTTACCTTTTGAATCTGTGTTGTCTCGATGAATACTGTGTCGTATAGACGACCAATTTCACCAAGCATGAAGTTACCTGGAGCTGCGTACTTTGTAACTTCAATGAATTCTGGATTGTCACGAAGCTTACGGCTTTGGTGTGGGTGAATGAAAGCAACATATGTCTCACCTAGGCGAGGGATGTTCTTGGTTGCAAGTGTTTCTACTGCATCCTTAACAACGCCAGTTGTAAGATCAAATGCACCTGTTAGAGATGCACGGTTTGTGCCTGCTGTACCTGTTCCGTACCAGTCATTAGCAGCTGAAAGACCTGAGCGGTCGTAGCCGTAGATAACTGAAGATGCGGCCATGAGCGTGTCACGAGCCTGACCATCTAGATAAAGGGCCATGTTGCGGCCTAGAAGACGTGAGGCTGATGCCATTACGTCATCGAATGAAGCGTTCAATAGAAGCTCAGATACAGCAATTGCATAGCCATGCTCTGCAACTGTGATTGAGAACTGTTGAGCTGTTAGAGCGTTAGTTGACATACGAACACCTTCAACGAGTGAACCCGCGAAGCCGAGGTTGTTGTAACGCATAAAGTTAATCTGTAGACCAGGTGCAACACCGAGTTCTGTCTTCTTAACAGCGAACTGTTCGAAGCGAAGAATTGGCATTGACTGGAAAAGGATTTCCTTTGACCAGATGGTCTGAATTGCTTGTGTAAGCTGGCTATTAGCGCCAGAGTACGCTGTTGGGGCTGCGGCTAAATTGCCGGTACCGGTTACGGCTGATGCCATGTTGGTGTTACTCCTTAGTCATTGATGAATAGATTGTGGTATTACTACCCGAAAATTCCCTTGCCACTGCTAGCTGCTGCGTTTCCGAGCAACTTTCCGCGATACTTCGCATACTCAGCAACAGACATATTGGCAATTTGTTCTGCCGTAAACTGTTGTTGATCTGCGGTTGTGTCTAGAGTTGGAGGTAACGTAGTTCGTGTTCCTGCCATCTCTCTACGCAAACTTTGCGTAGCTGCCTGTGTAGAGTCAAGAATGCGAGTTGATCGCTCCTTAAGGCCTGAAATGCTAGCTTCAATCTCATCAGAGTTGTTACCTGAAATAAGATCAAGTAACTCAGGAAGAATATTATCCTGTTCTTGTGAGATGCGTGTGTTCCGATACTCAGTTAATTCTGAGTATTGGCGTTCACGCTCAAGAAGGAGAAAAGCCTTTTCACGCTCTAAACGTTCAGCTTCTAGTTTCTCCGCCCACTCTTTTTCTTTAGTTTCAAGAAGTTGACGGACATCCATCTCAGCCTCTGCCTTTTTACGGTTTTCAGCTTCTTGCTCTGCACGAAGTTTGTCAGCTTCTGCGAGTCGTTCTTCGCGCTCCTTCTTCAGAACAGTAAGTTCTTCCTTTAGAGAATCTATCTGGGGGTAGAGCTTCGATTTCTCTTGCTCACGTACCCTCTTTAGATCTTCTTCCGAATAAGATTTAGGAGACTGCGATTGGATGGGTGTAACGAGGTTTTCTGTTGGTGCTGGCACATCTTGCAAGAAAGCTTCCTGCGCAATTGCTGAACCAACTATTTCGGTTGTTTCTGACATGATTATTCCTTAGGTGTAAGAGGTCGTTGTCCGAATTAGTGCCACGATGACCTGCGGATTTTTTTAGTGTGTATAGCCTGACAAATATTGCTTAGTTTGTCAGCCTAAACTGTATTACCCTGCTCCAGGGTATTTGTTATCGTCATCCACGCCCTTGCGAGATGGAAGCTTAGTTCCATAGGCTTTGGTGACGAGTTCTGTCTGCATCTGCTCGATTGTTTGAGCTTCGAATGGGGTTACTATTCCAGGTTGGCCAGTAGGTCCTGGACCCGTTCCATCGCCAGTATCCGCCCCAGGTGGAAGTTCCCCGCCACCGTCTGGAAGAAGCCCCGTTAGGGATGCAATAGCTGCGTTTATTTGAGATTTATAGAGGTTCAATGCGCCGTCTGACTTAGCGTCCTCAATAAGTTCTACACGAATTTCTTCAAGCTTTTCAGCCGGGAATTCTTCGCCTAAGGTTCTTAGGGCTCCTTGACGGCTCTCTAGGTTCATAGACATCTTAGTTTGAATCTCATTTAATACGATGAGTTTGTCTAGTGGTAGAGGTTGTGGGAAGTGAACAATGCTCTCATATGTCATTGAATCATCTGGGTTAAGAACTGGGTACTGATCCCCACGAATAGGGCCGTTAACATCAGGGTTATAGGTAAGTAGCTCAGGTTCTTTTAGGGAGATAGTAAGAAGGACTAGTTCGTTAATTCGACGAAGTCCTTCGCCATATTGAACAATCTTTTGTTGGTATCGGTTCATCAAAGGCTGGAACTGAATTGCCAAGGCTGTTCCTGAAGTATTAGAAATAGGTTGGATTTGACCCAAAGCAGTTTCTGGGATTCCAATCATTTCATGCATAGCTCTTTTGATCATTTCTAGATAACGCATTGCGCCGTCAAGTCCTGCGCCTCCGCCTTCTAGATTAAAGACTTGAGCGTCTTTTGGTAGCCCGCCCCAGACCTTCTTCGGACCTTTTTCAAGGGAAGAGGCCTTAGCACCGGTGATAACTGTAACGGGTGCCGCATGGTAGTTAATGATGTCTGCTATATCTGTAGCTACTTCGTTATAATTACGATTAAGAACAATTAAGTCGTGACAATCAGAAAGCCCCCATGGGGATCCGGATACTCTTACATTTGGAATATGAATGATTGGTACTAGACCGATTGGGTTTGGTCGAGAGTCAATAAGCTCATCGTTAATGTATTCTTCAATACGATCATCGGTAAGAATTTCAGTGTAGGTATATACCTGGCGAGTTCCCTCTAGAGAGGTTCCCCAGAAACGGTACTTAAGCTTAAAACGAATAAGTCTAGAGCGATCGTGTGGGTGAAACTCAGGGAAGCAGAAAGATGCGTTTAGCGGTAGGATTCTTACTCGTCCGGGATGCTTACGTCCTGATGGATCTTCATAAGCCTCTTCATAGGCTACCTTAACAAAACAGTCTCCTGATACTCCGCCTTGCTGGCCCATCTCCCAAAGCACGCCGTGCTTATCATTGTCAGTTTCCCATACTCGCTTTAGGATGTCTGGGATGATGGCTTCTGTTGCGTGCGGGCTACGGAATGTTGCTCCGCGACCAAAAGTAAAGTTAATTAAATAATCTGTAAATGCTCGGTAATAGTTATAAACCATTTGAGCTTCACCAAGCTCACGTCGGTATGGCCAATGGTGGCCTAGGTACATTGCCCAGTTTAATGAATAACGATTTAGTCGTGGGCCGTGGACTTCAAACTCTTCATCTGCAAGTTCTACAAGACCTAGTGGTGAAATGGAGATAGTTAAGTCAGACGACGCTGCCCTATAACTCGGAGGACTAAAATCAATACTCATGTATTAAACTAACCCTTCATTTTTCTTGTCTCGTTTAATTTTTGCAATCTTAGCTTTTTTCTTTTTTACTTCTTCAGTCTTTACATCTCTAAATTTAGCTGGTACTTCTGACTTCGAAGATACCCATTGCCCACCCTGTTTAGAATATTGTTCTGATGCCCATTTATTAGCTGCAAACGATGTTGAAGCAAGGGGACTTCTCGGTGGATATTTACTTTTTGCCTGACGCATTATGCTGTTCCACAATTTTTGGTTCTCAGCAACTTTAGCCATTTAAGCTCTCCTAAATAAAAATAAGGGGGTGCCCGACTTCGGAGAAGGGGTACAAAGTCGGGTACCCACCTAAGTGTATCTTACTTAGTCGTTAACTCGAGCCGGGTTAGCACGTTGGTAACGTGATCCTGTGCGGAACACTTCTTCAAAGCTTGCTTCTGCATAGTCTTGGAAGTTACCGTTTTCGTACTCAGCAATATATGTTGGTGCTTCTACCCAGGCTGCTGAACCGACATGAGCGCGCTCGCCCATTGTCTCTTCGGCTGTCTTTGTGTGCACAGCTTCATTGTGGTTCGGACGACCTGCTGGGGTGTCGTACCCCTGATTAATTCCGGTTTGGAATTCGTTCGGAACATCTGTGTCTGTTGCAACGCCTTCTTCGAAACGAAGTGGTCCGCGAAGTCCCGCAGAAGCTGGTGACATCTTACGCTCGTAAGAAGCACCGACTCTTTCAGGGAATCCTGGGTTAGGCGCAATTGTTGATTCTGCCATGTTTTTTTCTCCTATAGGTGTGGATTGAGGTCCTCGGGAATAGTCTCCACCTAAATTAAGGTTTTGTTTCCCTAAACGGATATAGATTTACTTAAAAAACGGGGATGAGCTTACTTCTACAGTAGGCATAACTAATTCTTGAGTTAAAGAACAGGCCAGGGCCAAGGAGTCTACAAAGTCATCGTGGGCGTGGGCCTCGTCTGGGGCAGCTACCAAAAAGTTAGGTCCTTTATACTGAACTTCGGCATCCACCATTTGTTGGTAGAACCTTTTCCAAATACGGAGTCGTCTAGTTTTAGCATGGGCTGGCCAAGAGATCAACTGTCGTTGAATCAAGGCTTGCATATGCTTCCAACGTTTAGACTGTTCTGTAGGGCTGGAGGTTACAGATATAACCTCGGCCCTAGGAAGAAGCATTTTTAGTCGTTGAGCTACGGCATCACCAACGCCATTAGCATCTACGGCTACCGCATATACGTCATAGTTTCCTAAGAAGTTTACGATTTGAAAATACTGTTCTTCCCAGTCGTCGCCCTGGATTTCTAGCCAGTTTAAGATTCGATGGTCGTAATACCCAAATTCATCAGGGCGATCCCAGTCAACCCATACAACCGTAACAACTGTTGAGTCCATCTTACGGGCAGGATCAATACCTACCACAACTGGGGACATGTGGTATGACTTTTGAACTTCTTGAGAGGTGTCTCCTAAATCATCCATAACCGTAGAAGTTACAAACATTCCTCGTTCTAAGAGCCACTTGCAGTTGTAGGACATCTGAAATTCATCAGACTCCTCGCCAACTCGAAGCATCTCTTTACGGATAAACTTCTCATAGTTAGCATTGAACTTAGCTACGTCTTTCCAGTCCCATTGAAAATGGTTCTGCTTTCCATTACGACCGGTCTGCCTACGCTTGTTTAATTGGATAGCGCGATAAAAGTTATTCTTGGTGTTGGTTGGGGTGCCAGTTTTTACCATAGTAGCGTTGTAGTACGCTCCCATAGGGGAGATAGATTTAGCTACGATAAAGTCGTCAGCTTCTTGGCACTCATCAATAATCATGAGATGGAAAGACTTAGATTCAATCTTAGCTCTTGGGTTTGCTGTCATCATCATCAGGGTAGAGCCTGAGTTCTTTAATTTAATGTTTCTAGTAACACCCGGGCTTTTTGCAGTAAAGTCGTCAATTTCCGGATCACCCAAAATATCTAAAGCGTGCTCGCTTGTAAGTCTAGATACGGTTCTTGAATACAAAGTTTCCGCCTGGGCCTGAACAGGAGCAAACATACCCACCCAAATTCCATCACCAAACTTGCCTAAAAGATCGGGGTACATCTTGGCTAGTCTAGGTAATATGACCATCAAAGTAGCAACGGTATCCGCAACAGTCTCAGACTTTCCAGACTGACGTGACGCTAAAGCGGTTATCTCTTCGCCGTCATTAATAATTACGGACTCAATAATTCTTCTAGCTAATGGCTTCTGATATGGGTGCAGATCGTGTCCGACTAGCAACTTCATAAAAGACATAATTTTGTCTACAAGTGATGTAACGAATTCTCTAGAGAGCTCATCCAGCCCATCATCTTCGTTTTCAAGGTCTTCGTCGCTAAGGGGAGTAAAATCGTTGCTAGCATCATTATGAGAATACTGATTGTCATCTTCTTCATCTTCTTGCTCTTCTTCAAACTCTTCAAGCTCATCCTCCTCATCAAGAAAGTCTTCTATATACTCATCAGCGAGCTCAGTAGGTACGTACAGCTCATCATTTGACATTCTCTCTCCGATGTACTACTTCTAATGCTTCAAAAAGTACTTCTGCGGCCAATTTAGCCTCATCTAGATAAAAGCCATTCTTTTGCTTTTTCCAGGAAGATATGTTTCTTGCTATGTCATAGATAGACGTTTCAGCCCAAGCAAGTAAATCTTCGTTACTTAATAGCTGTATGCGCTTCTGTATACGAGTTAGCTCGCGCTTTGCTGACTTCTTCTTACTGAACTTTATCTGAATCATTCGCTGCCCCAAGTCTAATATTGTCCCAGTCTACCTCATCTTTAGTCAAGCTTCGTCCATTGATAGCGTAGGTTAAGGCTTCACCTTCAGTAAACCCAGTTTTGCTCCACTTACCGACAACTAGGCCTTTTTTGCTTAGTGGTAGGCGCAGTGCGATTCCTCGGCCGTGTCTAAACGGATGCTCAATTTCTTGAGTTTCAGCTTTTTCAACTAGCTCTTTAGGTTTAAAAGAATAGGTAATTCCATGCCAGTAGAACATTCCAAGATCCTTAGTCTTTGCCATTATTTTTTCCTTCTAACTGCTTTGCCAATTTGTGCCGTTCTATAAGACTTATATGCCACATACTGTAGCTGAGAAGGTATTTGAGACCTATCAGCATAGCCCCTAGGTTTGTTATCTAATACATTTTTAATGTATTCCCATTTACTAGGGAGGCCCTTAAAATCTACCCACTCGCCGTCTTCTACGTCATAGTAGTTGTAAATTACTCCCGTACTAAACACTATAGTTAAAACTTTTCTGTTCTTGTCATAGGCAGCAGCTACAGTTCTCGGTCTATCTGGATTACTGGTTGCGGTAGGAGTTTCAATATCTGGACCACTAAAGTCCGCAATTCCATATAAATCTGCATCTTCAGGCTCAAGTAAATTACCTGAATCCCCATAGTATTGTCTAAGATCGTACCTGTAATCTACAAGGTTGTTAGGCATACCCGGTTGAGTTGTACCAAAAACTTCATCTGCTTCTCTTAAATACTGCCTATCTTTTACTATGTCTGACTCTACGGATCTAGATACAAGCTTATTTTTAGATATCTGTTCTGCTCTAGCTTGGTCAGATGCACCTAAACGTGATCCTCGGCTTAATTCAACCTCCATGATTTTTCGGTATTGCTCCGCTAAAGACTCAGACATATAAGGCTACTCCTCGCAGGTATGTGTTTCTAGCTGTGCTTCAGAAACAAGAGTAGAGCAATCGTTGCATCTAAACCACTTTGTTGCTTTAAAGTTATTTTGGGCTGTACCTTCAACCGGGATGTCATCCCCGCCTTCTTCAGGCTGTCTCTGGTAGTCCCACACTATCTTCGGCTCCGCCAGTACTTCCGGTGGGAAGGGGCCCCGAGGTTGGTGCACTTTGTTCGGAACTGGGTGTATCTGTCTGGTTGCTATTCTTTCGACTCTCATTTTTAGATCCTCCCGTAGGTTTTGGCTTATTTAAAACTTCTACGTGTGGGGGTAGAAAGCTGGTGTTTACAAACCAAGGCAAGTTGTCTATGCAGAAGTACTGAACCTCTGCTCCAGGGTTATTGAACTTAAATTGGGCTTCATTACCACAAATTACGCATTTTGCCATATTTTACCGCCTTTCAATGAAATATAAGTTTACCGCACATTCCTGGTTGCAGACCCCCTGTAGTTACTGCTACGGTATATCCATGGCTCAGGCAACTGGGCCATCACTAACTACGTAACAAAAGGGTTGCAGTACGAATCCGGCAGACATAGGCCGGATTGCTTTATGTGGGTGACAGTCACATAGGGTAAGAACTGGCCTTCTAGCCTAGGAGATAGTGTGAATTTTAATGCAAAACAGAAAATTGGAATACTAGTACTATGCGCCGCACTTCCGTGGATCCCTCCAGCTCTAGCAGCTGAATCAGACGGATCTACAGTAACGGCAGCTACCCCAGTAAAAACTGGGTTAGATCTATACAGGGGGGCTACAGAGCTCTCTGATACTGACTTGAAGGACCTGCTAAGCGAAGTAGGATTTAAAGGTCAGGCACTTAGGATCGCTTGGGCGGTTGCTAAAAAAGAGTCTAATGGGCGTCCAAAGGCCCACAATGGAGATACCCGCACTGGAGACAACTCTTACGGGCTTTTCCAGATAAATATGCTTGGTAGCTTAGGCACCGATAGGAGAGAGAAGTTTGAACTTAAAAGTGACTTGGAGTTGTTTGATCCGGTAAAGAATGCCCAGATCGCCTACTACATGACAAATGAGGGAAGCAACTGGTCTTCTTGGAAAATATATCCTGGAAAGAACAATGGTTCACGATACGCGGAGTTCTTTGAAGAATTCCCTAAACTATAACATTAACATAAAAAACCCCCCGGTTATTAGCCGGGGGGTTTTTGTTTGTGTTGAGAAGCTTATGAAGCTGTTGCCCAAGGTGTAATTGTGATTGTAGCTGTTGAAAGCACTGAAGCTGTTCCAGCTGCAACTGACTGAGCCTTGATTGTTCCAGCAACTGCCACAACTGAACCTGTAATTGCTGAAAGAGACAATAGGGTGGTTGCTGTGGTTGTAACTGTAAATGTGTTGTCTGTAAGGCGTGTGACTGTGTAAGTACCATTAACAGAGGCGTCAACACTTGAGATTGTGACCTTGTTACCGGTAACAAATCCGTGTGCTGAGTCTGTGATGGTTGTAACGCCTGAGCCTGCTGTACGTGAAGCCGCTGTTACAACGCCTGCAGCGTTTGTAGCTGCTGTAGCTGTAGTGATGTTAGCTGCTTCGTAACCAGCATCCTTAAGTGTGTCAAGGGCTACTGCTGTTGTCTCACCAAGTACGTTAGGTACTACAATGAAAGGAATTCCTGCGCCATCAGCTGCTGAACGAGCTGTTGTCTTTTCTACCTTGCCGTACCACTGTCCTGTAATCTCGCCAGCGTTAGCTGCATTAGTTACTGTGAACTTAAGTGGGTTTGCTGTAGCAACAGTTGCTGCTGAAAGGTTGTAAGCTGAAGCTGTAAGACCTGTGATGTTTACAGAGTCTCCTGCTGAAAGTTCATTTTGTGATGTATATGTAACTGTTGTTCCGTTACCTGAAGCTGCTGTAACCATGTAGTTACCTGCCGCTTCTACATATGAAGGGAAGTTAGCCCACTCAGCTTCAATATCTGAGTGATTTCCAAGAGATGCGTTTAGACGAGCAGATGCAATCGTGCTCTTATTTGTCCATTGGCCGTTTTGTGAGGCCCCGTATGTCTCTGTAGCTGTTGGTGTGCCATCAGCACGCTCATCGTTAGGTAGAGGTGGGCGAGATCCCCAAACAAAATCTACTCGTAATTCTCCTGCTGAATCGGTAGCATTACCGTTGTTGTTGACTCCGGCTGGGTTTGCCGCAATTGCTACAGACTCTGCGCCCGTGGCGTTAGCAGACCCGAGGGCTGCTGGTAAGTTATAACTTGACATTATGTCCTTTTTCTCTAGAGAGGTATAATTTCGCCTGATCGGGGCGTAGGTCTTAGTATCCCGATTTTTTTAATTTAAGTACGGCTTAACTAGCGACGCGACTTTTTGCCGGTCGGATATAGGTCAGAAGAATCAGGTTCTCCTGGGCCAGGGTTGTCCCAAGCGCGAGTTAGGTGGTCACCACCGCCGGTACGTCCCTTATCAATGTTTTCTTTATTCTTAGACATTTCTTGCTGTGCCTGGGCTTCAAGAGCGCTCCAGTCACCATTTGCAGGGAAGCCGTACTCGTCAGCCTCTTGGGCCTCAAGTTTGCGGTTTCTTACATTTGACGGTGGATTGGTTTTCATTTCTCGTTCTCTTTCTTGCCGGCTCGGCGCTTGTTCTCTTTAGCGGTGTTCTTGCTACGAGATATGGCCCGTAGGTTGCCCTTGGAGTCATTATTATGGTTATTGTCTTTATGGTCCACCGTGGTGTCCTTAGACTTAAGTTTACCGTTTTTTGCCTCGTAGTCAGCTCTAGCTTTGTTCTTAGAAGTCGTGACCCACTTACCGCCTACCTTTTTCTTGTAGACGTATATAGGGCGTCCGCCATTAGCAGCGGACCCCTTATACGGACCAAACTTCTTGACTTCAGACATTACTTCTTTTTATCCTTCTTAATCTTCTTAATGATCTTGGCGTCAATCTTCTTGTCTTCAGCCATAGTCTTAGGCTTCTTCTTCTTGCCGTGAGCCTTGTCAGCCTTCTCAAAGGCCTTCTTGTCTTCTTTACCAAAAGCCGCCTTCTTAAGCATTGCAGCGTCTTTCTTCTTATCCTTAGACTCGGTGTACTTACCAGACATAAATCCCATAGCAGCCATTACATTCCCTTTTTTCTGTTCATAGTGGCCTTCTTAGCAGGAGCTTTTGAAGACGCTTTCTTATCAAACTTCTTATTAGCAGCGGCTAGAGTTTTCATGCCGTGCTTATCTTTTGGCTTACCACAGCCACAGGTGGCGCACATTACTTCTTCTTCTTCTTTCGTAGAGCAGCAAAGTCAGATCCTTCTAGCTTGCCGTCTTTGTCTACATCAAGTTTCTTTTGCTTTGGAGACATTTTCTTTGCAGTCTTCTTGCAAGCGCCTTTACAGCCCGGCTTTGAACAACCGCATCCGCATGATTTACACATATTTTATTTCCTATCTGTAGTTGGAGGTTTTCTTTGCTATCTTTTTTGGTTGAGCTACAAACTGTTTTCCCGACTTGTTTCCCTTTGCTTTAGCTTTATTAGTAGCAGCTTTTTCTGACGCAGAAAGGGCATTCCAAGCCTTGTCCGGTAGGTAACGCTTTTTACCCTTAGATTCTTTGCCATCAGAAGTGCGCCACTTTTCGGCTGTCCACTTGCTTAATGACTGCTGCGATTTAGCTTTAGCCATTTTAGTCCTTGTATCCTCCGCCTGCCTTCTTATACTCGGCAGCAAGAAGTTGGGCTTTACGGGCTGACCATTCTCCTGGGTCTCCGCCCTTTGATCCAGCTTTAATCTTATTAAATTTTGCTTTACGCATGCCAGGCTTAGTATAGTTACCGGCCTCGTTAACCTTAGACTTAGTCTTTGGTTTTGCAGCAGCTTTTTTCTTAGTAGCCATTATTTGCCCTTCTTATGGGGATTCTTTTTATGCCAGTCTTTAGTTGCCTTCACGCCCTCTTTGACGCTCTTGGCCCCAGCTTTTTTGGTTAGGTTAATTTTATCGTATTTCCCAGCTTTTGCGCTCTTAGCGTGGTCGACTATAATCTCGCCTTTTTTATTCTTTTTTATGACGTGATCTGCTCCGCCGGCTTTAATTTTAGTGCTCATAGTGGTATTCCCCATCCTGAAAATGAAGTAGAAGCTGTAGCCTCATATACAACAAATGCAGCCATGCTAGTCGTACTAGTTGCTAGTGAAGAAGTTCCAACTCCAGTAGTAGTTGTAGTCGCATCAGTTGCTAGTTTATACTGGGTGTGGACTCCTCTACTTCCAGATCCGCCAACAACAGCGTTTCCTAAAGCGGTCCAAGTTGCTCCGGGCGTATATGTAGGCGCACCACTGCCCTGCAGATTTCCCCTTGCCATACCAAAATATAAATCTCCACTCTTTGTGGCTGAAGGAGTGGTTACGTTTGCGTATGCAGTGGTACCCGCTACAGTTGTAACAGCAGAGCGAGAACCACTTGCACCAGTAAAATATGTTCCAACCATATAACAAATAGTGGTTGAGGCAGAAACAATAGTTACTGTAAAAGAAGACCCCGTACCAACTGTAGTTCTCCAAAATGTTCTAATAGACTGCCCAGAAGTTATGGATTCAATCTGAGTCCAAGAGCCTCCAGCAGAGTCAGTTACTGTTATTAACCCACCAGCAAAAGAAGTAGTTAAAGCCATTGTTATTGATAAATAAGCCCCTGCTGGCAAAACAGCACTTGTTGTTGTTCTAGTAGATGCACTAGAAAATCCTAAAAAAGTATTCCAAGTAGTTGCGGTTACTGGCATGCTACACCAGCGTTAAAGTTACAGTTAAGTCCGTACCAGCGATTGTTGATCCAACCTGCGTAATGCTCACTGTTACATAATCACCCGATACCACCGAGGTTGATGGAGCAGATGTTGCAGTAAAGTTAGTAGCAGTAATAGTTGTGTCGCCGATACTTGTTCCGTTTTTAAATACCCGCACAATAAGGCTTGCACCTGTTGGGGCAGTTCCAACGCTTGCTCGTACCTGAGAGATAGTTCTTGAGGAGTCAAAGTAATATCGCGCTAGACCTGTAGTAACAGCTAAGGTTCCTTGCTGGCTATAGACTACGTTTGTTCCACCAGTAGCTCCAGTTGGGCCTGTAGCTCCCGTAGGACCCGTAGGACCAGCATCTCCAGTAAGGGACATTACAACAATAATGTCGTGGCCATTTGCAAAGTTTGTTGTTCCAGTTCCACCGGAACTTACTAGGGTTACGGGAATCTGAACGTAGCTATTAGGAACGGAAGTTATAGTCCCAGAAACAGTCCATTTTTGAAAATTTGCAGAGTTGTTTTGATCTTGCAAGACAAGTGAGTCGCCTGTATTAAGAAGTTCTAAAAAGATGTCTATATCAACATTGCCTCTTGTTAAATGGCTAATAGTTAGTTGAGTAGAACTTATTTGAGTAGCATTATTCCAAAGTACGTTACCATTACCTGGAGCACCAGAAGTAGCGTTTGCTTTAGAATTATACTCATAGTAACTAGACGACTGACCATTAGATCCTGCGGGACCAGTCGGGCCCAGCGCAGTAGAATATTGAATTTTTGACATTAACGACCTACCCTAAGAACGGCAACAGAGGCTGAAGCGTCTTGGTGTATAACGTATAGCTCATCGTTTGCGGATAAACTATCAATACCTACAGTTGCTGCAGGTGCAATACGAACTCCGTAAGAGCTGCTTGTAACCCCCACCCCACCAAGGTAGGCAACACCTGTTCCAAGATTCTGAACCTGAATGGTAACTGAAGTAAAAGTATCTGTTGTATCTGTAACTGCAACTGCAGTTGAGTTATTTACAGTGATTAATGCATGTGAAATAGACATTAGCAGTCCCACGCTCTCCGCGCTTTATTCAAGCGACTATTAGGATCTTTAGCTGCTTTAGGAAACATCTTAGCTTGCCCAGCTGATCTAGCGCAGTAAGATTTACGACGAGCAGCAGACTTCTTAGATTTAGCCGCTTCTTCCTTTTTTACGGGTGGTTTTAACGTTCCGCCGGTTTCGCGCTTATATGATGCCCGCCCCTTAGCGTTTAGGCCGCCATTTTTATTCTGACCTTCTTTACGGGTCCAGGCTGCTGATTTCTTTTTAGTTGCTGCCGCCACTAGTCTAGATCCTTTCGAGATGCCGGTCTTGGTTCTGGTGCGCAATTGCGTCGAACGTGGTCCATCGCCTTGCCCCAAATAACCTTTGTGTTATTCTCCATAGAGAATTGACTCAAAGATAAACGTTTATTGTACCTGTCAGGCGCAGCCTTGACAGTCTCACCGCAATTATCGCAAGTCCAAGAATGAGTCTGGTCAGACTTATTCCACTTAACGTCACCAAGATTGGCGGTCTTTTTGGCTAGATCACTAACTGGTGGACGTTTTTTACGACTTCTGGCTGCCATCGTTGTTTACCTCAGTAAACTTGTTGGTCACATTAGACATAACTCGAACTGCTCTAGGGGCGCGTCGTTTTCCTCCACGACCTTCACTAGCCAAGGCTCGTTGTTCTTTAGCCTTTGCAGCTCCGCGCTCGCGTTGTTCAGTAACTTGACCTATTCTTCGCGTCCTATGAAGGTTAGCTTCTTTTCTAATTTTTGAAAATAGTTCCGGATTTTTGTGTTTTGCCTCAAATACGGCGGCTACAGCATCTCGCTCGTTGTACCTAACGCCAGCTGCTTGTGCTTTAGTCTTTAAAAAGCTTCTAAGATGATGCGGCTCTAAATCAATTCCGCCTACTTGGTCTCCATTTGGTTTGTTTGGATCTTTAGGCTTAACTGGGTTTCCTTCAACAGGTACGCGTATGAACTTAGTTAGTGCGTGCATACGGTCTTCGTGAGAAGCCATAATACCAAAAGGGGTCTCTTTAGGGCGATCAGGTTGTGCTGAAATTTCCCCTGCACGGGTCATTTTAATTGGGTAATCCATTGCAGAGACCGCCTCACCTACACGAGGTGCCCCCTTAGGAACATCTCGAGTGTAAGACTTAGTTAAATCTCGCTCATCTGCTCTTGTTACAGAAACAGTTGGGCCTGGGCGTTCCCCACGAACAACAGTTCCGCTCTTAAGCTTCTTATCTGCTTTCTTAGGCTCACGAATAATAGACTCAGCCTTATCAATAACAGCTGATTTTTCAGTTGGATCAGCAATTTTTTCAGCACGCTTAAGCATGCTACCCTTTAAAGCATCTTTATTAGCATCAAGGCGAGCAGCTTTTTCTCTAGCAAGCGTGTCAGTCTTTTCGCTGCGTTCTTGAGCTCTTGCATTAAGAACGTTAGAAGTTCTTGCCCCACCCTCTGCGGCTCCTTGGTATCCACTACTTGCGCCAGGTTCTAAAGCTCGCATAGCATTATAACGAGCCTTGCGCTCAATCCTTCTACGTCTTCCGGTAGTGGTATCGCCAGCAGATCTAGCCATAGCACCTGGGTTTAGGATACCGGCCGAAGTGTTACCTCCAGGAATAAGCTTTCCTTCTGGAATACGCATTGAAGGTGCTTCTGATTCTGGTACAGCAACTACTGGTGCAGCTTTAGCAGCAGCAATTTTTTCTTTAGCCTTTGCTGTGCGCTTAGATGTACGTCTTTCTTTTACTGACTTAGGTACGTCAGCGCGAGCTCTAGTCTCTTTATCCTCTTTAACTTGCGCACGCTTACCGGCTTCTTTAACTAACGTCTTATCATTTATTGTTAGATCATTTAATGCTATTTGTTTTTCTTCGCCTACAAGTTGGCGTATATCACCAGACTTACTTACGCGAGAAAGCCCAGAACCTAATGAGCGTTCAGCAATCTTACGAACTGCTTTCTTTTTTACAACTGGAGCAACATCTTGATGCCCAGCACTGCTAGATAGCTCTCTATCTTTAGCTTCTATTTTTAAGGGGGCTACGGGACCGGCATCGGGCCTAATTCGCTCAACTGCTTTAGCGCGACTTGCAGCATCTGCAGCAGCCTGTGCTTCACGCTCTGACTTCTTTGGGCGCTCTGTAATATTAACTGCGGATGTGCGATACTCTTCTGGAGTAGAAAGACCTATCTCACGAGCTTTACGAGACTCTCTTGAATACTTCTTAGCTTTTTCGCTTTTTTGTTTCATTACTCTATTGCCGGTACGCGCCATTATTTATTACCCCTGTTTCCAGTTTCAATATTGGAATTTCTAACTTCTGTTAGTCCTCCGCCGGTAGATACTTTTTTACTATTCTTTTTTCCTGAGGGCATACCTGCTGCTGCTTTCTTTGCACGAGGCTTTCCAGCAGAAGTTTTTTTAGCTGCAGTTTTTTTAGGTTTAGAGTTTTTAGCAGCTTCTGCCCTAAGTCTTGCAGTTTCAAGCTTATCTGCAGCCATTTCTCTTTTAAGCTCAGTGTTTTTAATTAACTGATCTCCATAAGACGGGGTATTGTCTGGCTCACCGGTGCTATAACGACCGGCGGAAACATTTCTACGAGTAACTCTTTTAAGCTTACCCGTTCTTTCGTCAATTCGCATATCGCTGCCGTGGGTATTGATATGCTTGTTTGCTAAATCAAATTCTGTTTTACGACCAATTATGTCAGCTGCTGCTTGAGCCGCGTAGCGCTTTACGGTGCTTTCATCTCTACGATCTTGTTGATAATTAAATACTTCAATGTTTTGTTTTGCGCGAGTCATGCCCATCGCTAATTGACCTAGACGGCCAAGAATGTTGCCCGACTTTGCACTGGCTTCTACCGGCTGAAAGCCGCCTTTTCCGATTGGCACGTAAAGATATCCTAACTTTAAGTATTAATACGTAAGAAGTTTAGCAACTCCACCTTGGCCTGTAAGGGCAAGGGCGTGCTTATTGTAGTGGTGTTGGCAGAAATAAAGGGGGCCAAAAGGCAGATCGCATTTAATTAGCGCCTTGGCAGAGCAGCCGTCACACCTAGGCGATAGCTCCTGCGGAAGCATCTCCACCAGCTGCGGCGTCTCCTGTAGTTGGGGCACTAGAGTCTCCTTCGGTATTATTGTTGTTTTGGGAATTATTTGACTGTGCAGTTGTTAAATATCCGCCGCCGCCACCCCAGAAAGAATACGTGGGGACCAGAACTCCTCCGACCCAAAGCATGCCGGCACTTTTTCTCAAATAATTGATTTGTTGTTTGCTCAGCTCCATATAACGAATGCTCCCAGATTTGCAGAGATATAGTCGTTCAAACGCGGGCTTTTTTGGGGGCCTTTTTGTAGTTACGCCTCTTGTACGAAGGTGTGAATCTCTCCACCTGAATAGATGTCATGCTTACACGCCGCTTCGATTGCACGACGTAAAATTTTTTCAGCAGCTGCGGGCGTCTTAGCTTTTGTATAGTCTAGCGCTTCTAAGGCTCCGAGTGCGATATCTCCACCTGATCCAGCATAGTAGACGTTACGGGCTTCTCTATCCCAAGAGTAATCATTAAAGATCGGGTAGAGAGTTCCTCTGACTGAGACGATAAGATTAGAGTCTTGGAATGCTGAGTCTCCATCTTCCTTACCTTCATAGCCAGCTTCTTGGAATGCCTTACGCATGCTAGGGATGAACTTCTTAGTCATAAATACATCTAGCTCTTCTCCTGCACGTGGCTTAGGAGGTTTCCATCCGAACTGTGTAATGTTTCCACCACGAGATGCACCAGAGACAGCGATCAATACGCCGTTGTTATCTATGACCTTTGATGTTGCTAATTCCATAAAACGACCATCTTCATCCGATGCCCGTGAATCACACCCTATGACTGACCAACCTTTACCCTGAATAGCCACAAGTGTAGTCAATGTGAAGCCCTCTCGTTTGTATGCCCGCAAAGCATACCATACCCGGCCATTGAGCCCCCCGGCTAATTTGACCCAAGGCCACTGCCTGAGATACACCCGACCTTGAAAATTTTTAGCCACTGCCTGCCATATATAGGTCATGGCCTCCTGTCTCACCTGGCGATAAGGTTCATAGATTTCATTTAACCCATAGGGGTCGTTATCGGAGGTCAATACCATACATAGTGAACGGCGGTGATGATGTAGCCCGCCACACCACACAGGATAAGTCTGCCCAGATTTTGGGTATTATCCGTGTGGATTTTTTTTACTTATTTTCTAGTAAATAAATACCAATGTGGCTTCTTGCCGTTCTTCCTGCCTTAGCGTGTGTCTGGTGGCGGGGTATCTATTACCCTCTAGTGTGGAGAATAAACTTCACGGCGTATCCCTTACGCGTTCGATTCCTAGACACGCACGGGCATACCTCTACCCCATCAAATCGGTGGTGTATGTATGACCTAGTTAGGTAGTTATGTCAACACAAACAATGACACAGACCCTCGACACAGTGTCGCAGGGTGTATTCGTTGCTGGTAATGCCAACCTCGCTGCCCCAGAAGTTCGTCGCAATGTTGCGGACTTCATTATCAACGGCGGTAGCGTCGATGAAATCATCACCTCAACCCGTCAGTTGGTCGTTAGTGCTATGGCTAATCGTGGAGATAAGACAGACACCGAGTCTGTTGATAAGAAGTTCCTCACCAATGGTTACCAACGACCAATCTATCTCGGCGCTCTTATTGCCACAGGCGTAGACGCTGAGATTGTTGCTGCCTTCACAAAGGTGGACTGGACAGACATCAAGCCTCTCGTAGGCAACCCAGACGCGGTAGACATCTTGTCTGCCAAAGCCTCGGCTGTCGCTGAGAAGGCTAATGCTCTCAAGGCTGCTAAAGAAGCAGCAGCGGCATCACTCGCTTCAACAACTCCCGCTTTCAAGTCGGCGTTGGAGAAGTCTCTAGGCGCGGATATGGATCAAGAGGCTAAGAACCTCTTGTTCCCTATCTATCTATTACTCAAGGGTTCTTTCTCTGAGTAATTCTTTCACGGCAGGAGTCTAAACCACTCTAATCAGGCAGGGGATAAAACCCCTGTCTGGTTATGGCTGTTTAGCCACTATCAGGGAAGGCAAACCACTCCCAAGTTGTAACACCAGGTCTGGGAGGGGTTCGGCTGCCTGTTATCAGGTAATTAGGAGGTGAGGTATGGCTGACACAGAGCCAGTAAAAGTAGACATAGAACCTTGCGATGTATGTCATCGTAATGCGTTCTCTTGTGAGTGCCCTTGCTATTGCAAGGACTTAGAGTGCGAGGATTGGCATATGTATTGCAGAGTATGCGGTAGTAATACTTGGGGTTGTGAGTGTGGCCGCGGTGAAAGAGGACTGAGTTAGCAGATAGGCAGTGAAAGATACACACAGGGTGTTATGGCTTGAAGTTAATACCTTCTCTGGGGCCATTATTGTGGGACCTGTCGCGCAGCACAGCCTTGTGTGTATCTCTCACCCCCTATGTAATAACTTAGGAAAGGGGGTGATAACGTGGATAAATGTCCATGTTCGAAATCACACCACGCAAATAGCCATATGGTTCTTTGCTGGAATGCAGGGGAATGCATATGCGGACCTTGCGAGTGCGACTGTCACTACGAGTAATACAGTCATATATCCCCAAAGGGGCTAGTCATCACTTGGCTAGCCCCTTTTTTTATTGCCTTTTTAATTTAAATATCATTGACTTGCTTCGATATGGGTGGCGGAAGATACATAGGACAACCAGACTGAGGCTCACGGTAGCGTGTAGGTCTTACCTTCCCTATGTATCTCTCACTCCCCATCTCGGCGGAGTATCGGCGGGCATCAAGGTTCCTGAGATACAGGGTAAAGATAATCCTTGTTGCCTGCCCCCTAGCAAAGGAGAGCAAGTGGCTAAGAAATCAAGTCAAGCTCCTGTGAAGGCTCAAACAGGAGCAAATCGCCCCAACGGAAAGGCTTGGAAAAAGAAAATCTGGACTCTTGTGTATAACGAACGACGCAACAAGCACAAGTTAGTCCGTATTGACAATCCCCGCCTAAAAGCAGGAGCATAAGAGTATGTTCTTTAATGGATTTACTATGCTCCTGATGATGCTCACAGCGGGCATCACCTGGTATGTATCTCGCCGGCTTCTTACTGTCGATGATCTTATCACCCGCCTTGCCGACTATGTTGGCTCAGAAGTTGACAATGATGGACAGATTGTCATCTATACCGATAGATATGTTACAGACTGTATTGACGAGTCGTAACCAACACAAACACGCCCGATGAAAACCATACATCGCCAGCATATCGACAGGCTCAGAGAGTTGATGCCTGATATCAGCACAGCAAAAGGTAACCACGGCAGTAGGGATAGCAAGGCTAATGAGTTCGACAGCCTATTGGTATCCCTAGTAGATGATGGAATTATGATACAGCACATAGCAACAGCAATAGATTACCCAAATCCCCGCGCTATCAGACAACGTATCTACGCCTACCGTAAAACCAATGGATATCTAAATCCCTACCCAAAAAAGAAAACCAAATGAAAAGGATCGTTATGTGCAAAGACTGTAAAAAAGTTATAGCACTAGGTGAGGCTGTCTATGATGATGGCTACATCTCTTGCTGGGACTGCTATGTCAAGCATCTTGCCCTCAAGGGTCAAGTTGTAATGATAGATGAGCAGATTCCTTATGTCCCAACCCCACTAGATAAATATAGGGAGGTGTTATGTTCACCATATCTGTCAAAGTAGGCTTCACCCGTAAGCCCCGCAAGCAAAAAGAGATAACCAATGTTGCTTGTCATCACTGTGGCAAGTCTTACAGTATGCACATCAAGAACATCAGGGCTACAAACTACTGCAATACCTGCAAGTAAAAAGCCCCCGAAAAAGATTTGAGATAGGCAGGAGATACACTGGAGAGAAGCACGATTGTCACTGAGGATACACAAATCACTTTGGAGGCTATATCGGAGTGGTGGGAAGTATGGAAGAAACAATCTGGACGGCCAGCATAAGGTTAGAGACACCCAGCGGGTAATGTTAGCCCTCTTATGCTGTTCGTTGAGCCTATGGAATGCGCAACTATGGGCAGAACTCAACGATGCAAGAAATCCCCGGAGAGTGAGCCTCCCGATAATTCCGTATGTAATTCAGTGTATCTCCTACTTATCTCAACCCGGAGGTAAGTCATAGTGTAAGGACAACAATGGCTATACAAGAAAAACCTAATACACTAAACAGTATGGAGCAATTAGAAAAAGATTTATTCGTTGCTCAAGAACTACTCAAGGGATTCACTGCTGCTGAAGCAGTTAAGAACTATGAGTGCGAGATGGGCATATGTAAATGCCCATAATCCTTCCCCAACACAAACAACCAGCCAGAAGGGATATACCGTGGGTAAACAGCAAAGGTTCTATTCGACCGACCTTTCAATCTCAATAGTTGAAATCAAGGCAAAGAACAAAAAGCAAGCCGAAGAGTTTATGAATCAGTTCATTGACAAAATTGCCCCAATAATGTCTGATCAAATTCGATGGAACGAATGCGACTGGGAAATACAAGAATCAGTCCTAGACGAACAAAAAGGAGTATGGATTACAAAATGACCCCTAAAAATACTATTGTGACCATAAAAATTGGCACAGTAATACAAGGCGATGGTGGTGTATCCAAAGGCGCTACCATTCTAAACCTCAAACCATCTAACCCAGATTGTGACGTAATTCTATGTTACGCCCCAGAATCTACCTATCACCCCTTTGTTGTATGGACATATAACCACGCAACAGGAGGCTGTGTATGGGGCGACTATTTTGACAATATAAATGACGCTGCCGCTAGGTTTGCGGAAAGAACGCACTAATGCCAAGCAATCGTGTCGTAGTGTGTGAGGTATGCAAAAAAGAGATTGAAGTTCGCTCTGCCTTTGCATATCTCACACTACAAAATCATATGAAAGAACATAAATAGGGACAGGTAGGAAGCGTACTTACAGGTAAATATCGATACCGCATCTGTCAGAGACCTTTGCGGTTTGCCTGTGTATTCATGCAAAAGGAAGAGTGTTTCTACTTGGTAACAGAGCAAATATGCTGAGTAGATGTGTGACTTCTGGCGGCTATTAAAGATGCATCTTTCAAAGAACCTCACGAATACATACAGATTCATTTATAGTAAGTACGCTCCC